CCATCGATAGTCACTGAAGTATTAGTAAGAAAGTTGCTGTAGTCCTTGCGTGGCTCTCTGGTATTGAAATGATAAAGCACTTCATCTTTATCAAGCAGATAGATAGGCGATGGCATCCCTGTTGGATACTTAGTAAATAGGCCCTTAACATTTACCATGTAGTAAATCATGGATTCTGTTTTACCGACAAGCTTTGCTATTTCACGTACTGTTATTAATTCCATACCCTCAGCATACAGAAAACGGGCCTACACCGCAACAGTAGTAGACCCGTTTCTGCAACTCCGCTAAGGCAACCGTTAGGTTACGGAGTTAACCCTTACTTCTTTTTCGGGGTTGGCTTCTTTGGAGTAGTGCCAGAAGTCGACGGCTTTGCCGGAGACTTCTTAGGCGCTGGCTTCTTTGCAACAGGAGTATCAGCAAGATCCTTCTTGATAGCTTCCTTCTTTGCAGTAGTCTTTGCAACTGGCTTCTTTGCAACTGGCTTAGTCTTTGTTGCCGCCTTCTGCTTTTCAGCCACTGCCTTAGCATAAGCAATCTTGTTGTCTGCACACTTGCACTTACCAGAACCGCAGACACAATCTGCCTTACCGCTGGTAGTTGCTGGGACAATCTGAACAGTCACCTTCTTAGGTGCTGACTCAATGATCTTGTCAAACAACTCTGACTCATTGATCAACTTAAAACGTGGGCCATGCTCATTAGGCATCGGCTTGTTTCCACGCAATAGCTTTCGTACTTGATTAAAGATTCCCATCTTCCATACCCTTCCATATATCTTCCAGTTGATCTACGTCAACAACTGGATCGATCTTATCAATAATGCTCCAGATGTACTCACCTAGAGTTTCTCCTACTCGAACATCAAGAACATCATAATCAATCAGAATCTGTAGATGTGCCTCGATCTGTCGAGCTGCTTCTTCCTTCATCATTATTACCACACTCCTTGCATTCACAGTACCACTTTTTATCGTAGTATTCAACTACCTTCTTACAATCTTTGTGATGACCCGTCATGCACCATCCACAAAGTTGTCCCCTCATTATGTAACCTTTAGCATGCAGTCGTCACATAAAAGGAAAGACATGGTGCCAGTTAAAATATCCGACTTCTTATCCTTGTTCAACAGAACAGGCATAACCTTAGCTTCTTCCTCGCACATCTCGCACTTCATCTCAACCAGCCAGTCAAGCTTGATTCCCTTCTCCTGAGCAGATAACAATCCCTGCCCTAAAGCATGAAGCCAACCTTCACCTCGAGTACTTCTTAGGAACACTCTTAAGTCTGAAGCCTTCAATACAGCAAAAGGTCGCTGACATGGACAACGCTGAGCATTAGGAGAACAACTCATAATCCCAGTCATTCGATCTCGCTTGTGTCGCTTTACTGGATGTCCACAAACACAGACTCGATGATCTAATCCTTCACGACTTACGTCAGTGAAGTCCATAAGTTCTCGACCTTCTTCAGGCGAAGAACTTAGAAACGCAAATGGATCCTTTGCATTAGCAAATTCATCCTCTTCAATTTCATTTTCTTCCATAGAGCTATTATCCAACTTCATCTCCTTCTTGTCAAGTCAAGACTATCACTATAAAAAACAGACTATTTTCATATTCTCATATTGTAGACTATGGTTTCAGTCGGCGTAGAGAAAATTTCTTACGCGCGTACTAAAAATATAGTTAACAATATAAATATAGTATATAGTTTTTAAGGGGTATTATCAAGATTTCACCAATAATTTCCAACACTTTATTTGATAATAACCATTTCAACCTATTATCACTCTCTTCATAAGAACGTCTATTTCTTTGATAGTACCTTCACACATTTTTTTCTCTCCCAACGATAGTCGCCAATATCGAAATAGACCGATAGTTTTTCTTGTACGTACAAAATCGTTACCAAACTTCCAACGAACCTTCGTTCGAAGTTGCACCTAAAAATCATGAAATTCTTAAAACTAACCTTCACAACTCAGACGTAAAATAGTTTCATGAAGGTTTACGGAATCCCCTCCCCCGACACCAGGGATCCACTTCGTCGCGCTCTAGATCAGATAGACCTCTGCACATTAGTTGTACAGGAGGCACACTTTGAAGTTGAACCTCCAGAGAACCCAGAGCACAAGGCTGACCTTCTGATAGCCGTTGAAGCCCTAGCACTTGAAGTAATGGACCTTTTGCACACAACGCGAGTCTATGTTTGGGGTAAAGACGAAGAAGACGAGGACCTCTAGATCCCTTATAATTAGTACTAGGGAGAGACTACTTACCTTTCAGGCGTGTCTCAATGTTACAAAATCCGTACAAAGCAAAAGGACTGTCCAATAGGACAGCCCTTTATTCTGCTACGCCGATGCTTAAGGCTACTTACGGCGATGGATCTGCTTCCGAGTCTGCACAGCAGCTACCACAAAGGCACTCAAAAAAGTCACGAGTACGGTCACAACAGCGCCGATCCAGAACGAAGTCCAATCTAGGACAAACGAAATTTCCATATTCTTTCCTTCCTTCACAACCAACCTACCACAGCCTAGAGGTTTAATCAAGTGAAAAAACTAAAACTGTTTCTATCTATCTCTTTAGCCTTAAGCCCAGTATTCTTTGCAGCCCCTGCAATGGCAGATGAACCAGCCTCCGCAGAGCCTGTAGTTGTTGTAGTGACTACCCCAGGTGGAGATGACTCTTCATACCAGATCCCCCTGACAACCACTGTAACCTTTGACGGAGTGCAGTACAGCAACGTCTACGCTACAACTAACTCAGTCATCACATTCGGACAGCCAGACGGAACCTACTGGACCTACCCACAGACCCCATCTATCAGCCTCTACTCAATGGACTGGGTGGTCTACCCTAACCAGCGTGCAGACGAACACTTAATCATCCGCGCATCTGATGGAGGTTTCCAAGTTGATATTTCGGCTCGTCCGATCTGGCTACAGAATGCTACAGAACCAACGAACATTAATATTGTTGCCGCCATCAACATTGACGGAACAGTAGCCATCTCATACTCCCTCACGGGTCCAGCCTACGAAGGTCAGACCCGTACTGGCGTACGTCTAACTAATGGCCAGATCGCTACCCTTGAAGAGTATGGCGTTGTTCAGGTGGAGACTCCGCCAGTACTAACTCCAGAGCCCGTAGTGCCAACACCTGAACCAACAGTGACACCGGAACCAACCCCCACCACAACCCCAACACCGGAGCCAACACCCACACAGGAACCGACCCCAACACCAACCCCAGAAGTAACACCTTCACCTGAACCAACTCCTACTGTAGAACCCACCCCTCAGCCTACTACACCACCACCATTTATCCCAGAGGGAGCTACCTTACTAGGCGAGGGTTCATCTATTGAAGTCATTGCTCCAGCAGGGCAGAGGATTGTAAGCGTCACTGCTTGGTATGGTGACCCTAATGATGGCTCTCGAGGCGTCGAAGTTTCATCAGAACTGACTCAGTTAGCCAGCGGACAGACCTCCGTAGTCATTGATTCAGACAACAGATACGGTGACCCAGCGGGTGGCACAGTAAAGGTTCTCATCTTTGTTGTTGCCTATGAAAACATACCGACTCCAGAACCTACTCCAACTCCAACCCCAGAGCCGACCCCTACGGTTCCACCAGTTGTAATTCCGGAACCTACCCCTACTCCGACTCCACAGCCAGAGCCAACTTTGCCTCCAGAACCAAGTCCGTCGCCAGAACCGCAACCAGAGCCAGCACCAGAACCGACTCCCACTCCAGAGCCACCAGTAGAGCCAGAACCAGAGCCACCGGTACCAGTGGAACCAGAACCGCCAGTAGTAGAACCTGAACCACCTGCTGTTGAACCGACACCTGAACCTCCTATAGTAGAGCCTGAACCTATACCAGAGCCTACACCAGAAGAGCCAGCTAAGGAAGAAGAGATTACTTCTGCCGAACAGCTTCCAGAAATCATCAGCGCCGAACTTCTAACGAAGATTGACCTTACCGAGATTGTTGCAACTGACCTTACCGAAGCACAGGCAGACGCTCTGAAAGAAGCAGCTCTCGAAACATTCGAGACAGCAGAGAAGGGCTCAGCAGAATACAAGCAAGCTCTTGATGCTCTCTATATTGCAGCCGCAGCCGATGACATTGTTATCTCAGCAGAACTTGCAGCCATCCCAGGTGCTGAAGCCTTGGTTGACGCAATTAACTTCATGTCAAACGTTGGAGCGGATATGTCTCCAGAGCAACGTGAAGAGTCAGAGAAGGTAGTTGTCACAGCCGTTGTTGCTGGTAATGCTGCAATCGCAGCAGCAGCTTCTGCTGCAGGTGCAGCCACAGGAGCGGCAGGCAGTTCAGGCGGAGGCGCATCGGGCGGCTCATCAGCAGGAAGAAGGAACAAGTAATGAAAGAAAAAACAATGCTCATCCTTGCATCAGGAGTCATGCTAGCAATTCTCTTTGCAATCATTGGCGACTATGTAGTGGCAGCAATTGAAACCCAAACAACTGGTGAAGCCGTAGAAGTTTCATCAGATGTTATGACCCTAGTACAGACAGCCCTCGGCGGTATCATCGGTATCCTCGGTGGCTACTTCGGAGCTAAAGCAACCAACAAGAAAGAAGAAGACTAATGAAGAACTTCCTCGTATCACTCTTCAAAGACATCATTGATCAGGCATGGACCCTACTCGGTATGGTCGTTGCATGGCTTGTACTTGAAGGATCCGCCAAGGAACTGACCGGAAATCTCATTCTCGTAGTACTTGCAATCTGGGTAATCACTTTCCCACTTCGCTACGAGAAACCAGAAGCCGATGAGTAACCTAGACCACGAAGCCTATCTAGCAGCTCATTATGCCCTAGGTAAGGTCGAGGTCGAACAGGGGTTTATCCTCACATCCCAGGAGCGCAGCCGGTTCCTAAAGAACTTTGTCATGGACTATTTACGCTCTAAGTCACTAAAAGATGACTCTGGTAAAATTGAGCCATGAAGAAGATCTCCCGCTTTCTTCGGTACCTGCAGTTCTACTTTGAGCCTAACTCAAAAGCTCTTCATGCCGAAGCATTCATTGCCGCCCGTACCCACTTTGCAACTATGCCAATGCGTACGAAGCTAAGGCCGTACCCAACCCCAGCGGACTATGAGTACAGGAGACTTCAGTTCCAGGCTTACCAGCGTGGATACATAAACGCCTACCGTACTAGGTATGCACAAGACAAACTAGCTACTCACTAAGGAGAGATCATGGCAGCACCAAAGGCAGCAGCAAAGCCAAAACAGTACGTACAGTACACAGACTATTTCGGTAAGAAGCTACGTGGCGATGAGTTCGGCAACCTAGCACCATACCGCAACGGACGTCCTCACCGCGGTGGCGACTGGGCCCCGAAGGAACTAGCACCAATCAAAGCATTCTGCGACGGTAAAGTAACCAACGTATTCTGGTCAAACGTTCTTGGCTGGGTAGTTGAAGTTCTCGCAGCAGATGGCGTCTACACTCAGTACTCACACATCGCACCTAAGACCGTTGAGGTTGACAAGGGCGAAGTTATCAAGATGGGTGACGTTATCGGCAAGGTCGGCGGCGGACGTAAGACCCCGAGTGGCAGCGCCAGCACGGGTGCCCATTTGCACGTTGCAATGGGTAAAGTAAAAGACTGCCACCTAGCAGATCGTTCAAAGCTTCTAGACCCGTTCAAGCACATTGATGCTCACTCAAAGCCAGCTCCAGCAGCCGCAGCAGCTCCAGTTGCAGCAGCCGCAGCAGCTCCAACTTCAAACGAACCAGCAGCCGCAGCCCCCGCAGTAGCTGCTCCGGTTGACGACCACTCAGAGATTCTAAAGATTGATCTCTCAGCTAAGCCAAAGATTAAGCCAGGAGACAAGGGTCCTTACGTTGCTTACGTTCAGGCTAAGTTCGGTCAGACTCCTACTGGCGTTTATGACGGCAAGCTAAAGAAGTCAGTCATCAAGCTTCAGAAGGACAACAAGTATGTTGCTGATGGTGTCTTCGGAAACCTAACCTGGGCTAAGGTAATCAACCTATAGGCTTAAACCTCAAATAAGAAACCCCCTGCTAAACACAGGGGGCTTTCTTTTAAAACTTAGGGTTGTCCCCTGAGTCACCGAATGGATCGTCTTCATCATCGTCAAATCGGACTTCCATTGCATCATCTAGGTTCATTAACGCATTAGCAATCATTTGCTGGAACTCGGAGTTCACATTACTAATGCTTTTCTCACGAATATAGAATTCATATATCTCGGCCTTGTAGATAATCTTGGCCATTCGCTTACGATCCCTAGGACTTAAGTTCTTAAATACCTGGTTCTGAGCGATATTCAGCATAATCTCCGTCATATGACGGTTCTTCTGCACCTTGCGGACGCTACGCTCGTTCATTATTAAGTGCCTTTCCGCATTTAAATACGTTTACTACAACGTATCCTATCTCACGAACCAACGTTTTCTTTACACTTAGAATATTTTATCTAAATGTAGCAGTCTTTTGTAAAGTACAACTATGTTTTTTACTACAGAACCCAACTGCTTTTCAGAATGTAGCAGTTTATTTCTATTAGTCAAGCAAGTTTATTCTAGGCGACGGTCAATCTTAAGAATAAGCGCCTCTAGTTGCTCAGCAGTGTTCTGGTCCGTAGTGGCCTCTAAGATATCAGCGATGTCGTTAATATTCTCTTTTAGGCCAGCCTTGAAACCATCTTCCCATTGCTGGTGTTCTAACTTACTTTGAAAGTGCGGAGGTAGATTTGTCATACCATCATTTTAATATAAGAACTAAATGGTCTATTCGTACTGAAAGATAATCAGCACGCCATCCTTATCTAGGAAGTAAACATCATCCCAGCTAGTGTAGTTAATTATACCAAGAGAGTGTAAATATGCAAACGTCTCCCTACGACCAGCATAGACAACCTCATCCTTAATTTCCCTGAATGGTAGTGGAGGAGGCTTAGCAGGACCACGTTTCACTATTCAGCAGTTTCATCTTCAAGGTCAAAGACGATACTCCAGAACTCTATGTCCGACATAAGATTCTCTAACTTGCGACCAATCTCTTCTAGGTCACTAGCAGCCTTATTGACCTTAGCGTCAATTTCCTGCCACTCATTATAGATCCACTCACTGCTGTCGTTATTCTCCATCATGGCTTTTAAATTCCTCTGCTAGGTCTTGAATGGTCATTTTAATTGCGGAAGCACTGCTGTCTCGTCCGGTTCGTTCTCCAACGATACCAATCAAGATACCATCATCATACCCAGCTTCCCATGCTTCTCTAACTTCAGGGGAGCATTCCTCAGCTTTATAAAGCTTTTCATCAGTAGCAAGATGAAATAAGCCTTCAATCTCTTCTACACTCTTGGCCCAGCGAAATTCTACAAATAGACCTCCACCATCTTCACCGGCATCTTCTTCCCAGATCTGACAACGAAACAGTTTATGTTCTGGAGTTAGCATTGCTTCCTCTCTTTCTTTTATCCATACCTGCGTTTATTAGTTTAGTCTCGGTGGCGGGGCTCGAACCCGCAAGTCTTGCGACGACTGATTTTAAGTCAGTTGCGTATACCATTCCGCCACACCGAGTTAGTGCTAGTCTTGCTTGGCTTTTCGGTAACGCTCTCTATGGTAAGCGTTATAGCCTTCTCTATCGTTTTCTCGTTCCCTACGCTTAGACTCCCTATCAGAGTCTCTCTTACATAGAATGCAGGTATTGTATTTAGGGTGCGTGTTCTCTGGAGTTCTAGGGTGTCCACGCTTACAGGTAGCTTCCTGGCTTGGAATCCTTACAACATTTCGCCCCTTATTGATTGCATCTCTAGCATTGTCCTTAGGGGTGCCAAGAGACAAGTGATTAGGATTCACACACGAGCGAGTATCACACGAATGCATTACGTGACTTTTAGCATCTGAAAGTACTCCATCATTCTTAGCAAGAGCCCACGAGATCTTATGCGCAGATACACCACTACCTCGTACAGCAAAAGAGCCATAGCCCTTACTATTTAGAGACGCAGTCCAAAGCCAGCAAGAGTCTATATCTTTTATATCTACCTTTGCCCAAAACCTAGCTAGGGCTTCAGGATCTAAATTCAACTGCGTCATTTCAAACGACCCCAATCACTTTTTAACCACATACGTTCATGAATGTAGTACAACACAAAATTAATTACATTAGATACGACTGTTAATGAAAACGCAAAAGACCAACTTTCAGTCATGGCGTATCCAATCAGAAGGGTACTTATAATTGCTACTACCCGCCAAGTCAACGACTTAGCTAATGAGCGCTTCTTAGTTATCAATTTATAGCTTTCTATTTATAGCAATTATGACAACTGCAATGATGGCCCCAACAAGGTACCCCCACGCGCTACCAAAAGTGTTTACCATAAAATTCATACTGTACTACTTTCATATAGGTGTCAACTGTAGTTCCGTCGAGGCTGTGGGACTTGAACCCACGACGACCGAATTATGAGTTCGGGGCTCTAACCAGCTGAGCTAAGCCTCGTTTTAAAAACCATAACATAAAAAAACCGGATAACCTAATCGGCTATCCGGCTTTAGTTTCTGTACTAGACAGTGACTGGTCTACGCGGACCTTGATCTAATTCTACGTGGAAGATATTTTCCGGCAGTACATAGCGGAAAGGACCGCCATCAGCAATAGGTTTGATGTTGTACTTATACTCTTCGGTCGGAGGGAAGATAATAATTTCGCCTGCTTTAGGTCGAATCTCGAATTCCTGGTCAACGAAGTTAATTTCGCCACCCTCGTAGTTATCGTTGATAACAATCAAAACTGACATGTAGCAGCGCTCATCTTCATGCTTTCGAGCCCAAAGTAGCGCATTGTGCTCACCTGGCTCACGGCGCTGTATCTGGCTAAAGCTACGAATAATATAAAGCTCAGGGTCGAAGATCTCTTCCAGTCTCTCTCGAACTGCAGATACTAGACCAAGGCTTTCAATCGTTACGCCATCTCGACCACGCTTGAACCAGTCAGCATCAGTCTTAGTGCTGCACATCTCCATAATGGCGTTTACTTCTTCAGGGGTCAGGAAGTTCTCTCTGATAAAGATCCCAGGGTGTACTTCTACGGACGCATCCATATTAATCCTCTATACGTATTGGCTTAGCTCTCCCCCTCAATTTTACCGCATATTGGCTATGCCATGTCTGCTAAGACTTTATCCTTAAAACCATAGAATAAAGTCAACCCTTTACGGACTCCCGAGGTCACAGTCTCCACTTCATGCATATGGTCCATATCGCCCTTGAAGTAGATTAAAGAGGCCTTGCTAGGGGTATGACGAAGTTCTTGCTTAGGAAACCAAAGGTCTCCACCAGAGAAATCTACTCCGCCGCCAGTAGTTAGATACAGCACTCCCGAGTACTCCATGACTATAGAGATGTCGTCTTCACGAATACTGCCATCCGTTGTATACATATCTGAGTGCAGCCCCTGACCAGGTCCAGTCGAGTACTCTGTATAGCTTGCTTGAACTAGAGTAAGGTCACTGCCATAATTAGCCTCTAGAAGTAGCCTAGCTCTATCGTATATCTCAGTAATTAGATAGATAGCTTTGTTATCTTCTTCATTACTTGTTAGCCGAGCAGCAGGGTTATCTGCATTAATTCTGGAGGCTACCCGGTAGTTTCGGTAACCTAAGGCACATCGATGACTAGCGCATACAGGAGAAGGCGTAGATACTTTATCTAAATACCGCTCTACAATTTCATTCTCTTCTTGGCTTAAGAAGTCAACCTCTATAGATAGGTTACCGTTGTTGACCATAACTTTAACGTTTCTCGCTGATTGATATCACTTAGCACTAGTCTACAACTAGCATTAAACTATAGATATGCTGACTAAGCCAATACCTAAAATACTATGGCAGACCCATGAGTGGGACTACCACGAGCTTCCGGAAGCACTACTAGCTACTTCTATGACGTGGAAGAACCTAAACCCTACCTGGGAGTACATATATGCAAGCGCCACTGACAGAGCTAGGCAAGTACAACGCTTTAACGAAAAGCTATATAAGTTCTATCTATTGTCAGATAAAGTAACTCAAGCTGACATTTGGCGATATGTTTCGGTTTACTTGCATGGAGGATTCTATGCTGACATGGATTCTATATGTAGTATGCCTCTAGACTACATGCTCGAGCAATACAGAATAAATGAAGAAATAGTAGCAACAAGCCCAAATAATCAAGAAGGGCTTAACAATGCTAATTTTGGTGCTATACAGGGGAGTGAGATACTTCAGTCAGTGATTAAGGGGGTTATAGATATGCACGAGAATTTGGACTATTACAACATTCTTATACGCTCCGAGTCCAAAGAAGACTTCTGGGACTGCATTAAAAAAGAAATAAGAACATCGCCATATAACTACACCCAAGAACTTAATAGTAGTTTGGATAAAGTTTGTTTTGCAGATGACTGGTGCCATCACGGCAAAGACCTTAAACATAGATTAGACATAGACCACACAGTTGACTACTACGGCAAAGTTGTTCTGTACTCTACGTTGGCTGTAGAAAAGGGTTGGCGCACTTACTACAGTTAGTAGCTAGTCGTTACTACTTTAACTTTTTAATAAAGGGCTAGTGCCGACTGCTTAGTTACCCACATTGCCAAAGAGTATCTAGTCTCTAGGACTTCATCTACTTCGTGGTAGCCACCCTCTTTACAAGGGAAGATAATTAAGTCACCCTCTTCAGGGCAGTAGGTGTAGCCATGGTCAACGAATGAAATCTTGCCGCCACCTTTTGTCATGGTGTTTAGGTAGACTATCGAGCTGTAGCTCAGGTGCGAACTGAAGCCTTCGTCATGATCACTATGTAGATTAATACTACCGCCAGGGTAGTACTTAGCCATACGAAACTCATTAACGTAAAGCTCATCGCTGCCACCAAAAGCATTCTGCATCTCGCGGATAACTCTATTAAACTGCTCAACAACCTCTGCCCTAGGCTGCTCATCAAGAGTGTCTAAGTCATGCAAAGTCCTCATGCTATGACGCTTTAGTTCAATCTCGCGCACATCAGTGGGGCGTTCTACATCTTTACCAAACTCTAGATAAACCATCTGCTCGGAGTCATACTGAAACTCCTTTGGTTTATTAGCTTCCAGCTCGTCGATATATCCAATCATCGACCTAGCCTCTTCTGGACTAAGGAAGCCTTTTATAAGTTTGATAGGGGCGTCCACTATCTTGCGCTATCTTCTATCACTGCAGTAAGGCCGAAGTCAGCAGATTCAATAGGCTCTAGGCTTTCTAGTCTTGCTATGCCACCAGCAACAATAAGGATGTTAGTCTTTCGACCTTCTTCTAAGTCCTCGACATCTGCTAAGACTGCCACCCTGTCAAATACTTCTTTAGAGTAGTCAAAGTGCTTGGATGCAAAAGCCCCCTGAGTAGCCAGTGCATCTACTGCATTAATAACCACAACGCCATCATCTGACAACAAGTCATATAGAGCTGAATAGAAGTTCAAGGCAGATTGCTTTGTTGGTGCTAGGTAGTCCATATACACATCACAAAGGATTAAGTCGAAGGCTAAGTAACGATCCTTCATAATAGTTCCAATGTTGGCAGCATCCGCATAGATAAGTTCTATGTTCGTATCAGCAGCCAACGGGAAGTGCTCCTGTGTAAAAGTAATGACGTCTTCTTCTACTTCTACTACTACCTGCTTAGAGCCAGGTCGAGTGGCCTCAATGTACCTAGGGATGGATAAAGCCCCGCCGCCTAGGTGTAGTACAGAGATAGGCTGACCAGCAGGGAAGAAGTGATCAGTAAGGTAAGCCACGCGCTTGGCATAGTCAAAGTTGAGCTTAGGTTCACCGTCAAGGTCAAGGTTAGAGTGATAGAAGCCATCTATGACAAGCGTCCAGCCAGGGTACCTCTCATGACGAGCAAAGCTAATCACTGGCCCGCCATTACGCAAGTTACGAGAAGCTAGGGTTTCCATTACTTCTTAGGCTCTTTCTTAATAACCTTTATGCCAGCACTGTCTTTCATGCGATCCGCGAACTCAGTGCTAACTTCTGCTTCTGACTTAGAGTCATTTATACCTTTAGTCATTTACTGCCTCCGCTTCTACGTAGTAGTTGTACGCATCTTTATCGGTTCTATCCTGCTTGACACGGCGGATAGCTTTAACCTTTAACTTAGTGCCTCTAGCTAACAGTACTTCTTTTTCCCTATTACTGGTACTGAATTCATCCGGAACACCTAGGGCTTTAGATCCCGCAGGTAGATCAATAGCAAAAAATACGTTGGCACTGCTACTTAATATCTGCTCATTAGAAGGACTGTACTTAGTACTTGTTGCTCCAGTAGCGCCTGACCCCGGACCGAACAGGTCATGGGCGACAGATGGATTATTGCTTGTTGACATATAACCATCGTCACTGAAGATATCTCCAACTTGCAGGTTCTTCATAACCTCAGCCCAGTCAGTACCATTAAACCCGGTAGTTCCCGGGGCATGTCCAATCACCCCTCTAAATACTCGAGCCGGAGAGTCTAGGACACCATTCTCTTCAATAGCACTATCTAGGTCAACCACTTCTTTTTCTAGATGAACTCGAAGAGTATCGCTAGCTTCTCCAGTTCGAAGTAGTTTATTGATGTAGGAGTAGTCCGTTCCGGTATATCCCTTAATAGCGACTCTTTGATCGCGGGTAAACATATCAGCATCCATGGCAGACACGGGGGCTTCTAAGTTTTCGTATGAAATCTGCTCGCTAGTCAGGTTAGTGTCTAGGAGAGAGGAGCCTCCCTTACCTTGAACTCCGCTGGAATCATTCCAACCCTCCGCTGCATCCACTGCTCCACGCTCCTCAGCAGTCTTATCAACGACATCCACTTCACCTGGAGTGTCTTGCTTAGGGCGATAGAGCATTTCTTCAGTGTAAGCACCTTCACCAGATGAAGGGTCAGCCAGTAGATCCTTAGCCTTAATTTTCATAGAGATAACGTCGCCATCTCCCGCATAGTCCTCAGCAAGCATGAACAGAGAGGTGACCCAATCGCCAGGGTTAATAGTATCTACACCCTTAGGAACTCCACGGTAAACAGTAATCTCTTGTTCAGGATCAAAGCCTAGGTCTGTAAGCGGAGTATCCTCAGCGGCATTCTTCTGAGCCTCTCCGTACTCCTTAAAGATTCCAGTATTCTGATCATTGGCGATCTTTCCATCAGCAGCGTCCAGCCTCTTAGCTTCAATAAGCCCCGGAGAATCTGCAGGAATGATTGCTTTAACGGCTTGAAAGTCCTCGGATGGTACCTCAATTATTTTACCGCCTACAGTAGGGTGGTCGTCTGAGACCTTAACAAGAGCAACGCCAGGCCTAGATCCGCCCTCAAAAGAACCATGGCCCTTTATAGGCCCAAAGTTTGGGTGCATAGTATCAAACATGACAGAGCCACCCATTTTAATCCATTGGCCATACTTGTCACGAATCTGAAAACGCCAGAACCCCTCGTTAGCGCCATCTCCTCCAGGAAGATCAACCATCTAGTCCACGCTCAATAAAGACCTCTAGGTCCTTAGAATCAAAATGGTCACGGGTAATCCCGATTCCGGCGTCTATTTCAATGTACGAACGGTTAGCCTTAACCCAGTCCAGAATTCGCTTACGCTCTTTCATAACGCCAGCAGACTCCCCCGCAGTTTTTCCAGCAGAGTAGCCATCTTCATACATCCAGCTGTCTGAACTTGAATTGTGCGACATGGGTATCTCCTTATGGGGGCGTCTATCACTATCTATTGTACCGGTTGCGGCGTTTACTATTCTAATGTATGATAGACACATTATCCATATACAAGGAGAGTTATGAAAATTCGACCAGAAGCAGGAAAGCTACGCGGAGTGCGCATCATGGAAGACCCTAAGGGTCTCTTGATGGATACGTTCATGGATATGAATGGCCAGACTCAGTACGGCTATCTAATTCTTGCAGCAGAGGGAAGCCCAGCTGTTTACGACGGCTTAGATTGGCACCCAATCTGCGACGACATGGATGCATCAGAGATGCTTTCTCTTGCAGATAGGCAGATGGAAGCAATCAAAGCCGTAGCTCTAGATAGTCCAGAGTACGCAAAGATGCTGTCTATCTTCTCAGTAGTTCACTAACAACTAACTATGCAGGTTATTGACCATGGTCACTCTATAATCGAGTACCAAGACGTTATAGAAAACCCTTACGACCTTATCTCGGTAATAGAGAACCTAGACAACGATAGTGGCGTCTATCAAGTTCTACCGAGATTTCAGGAGTGGAGGGAAGGTCATGTTCAACCTGATGGCGTATGGCGAGCTATCAACATCAAAGGGCGAAACAAGATAGTCCAGTGGTCAGAAACTAATGACGCTCCCGAGCTTAAGGGAGTCCGCGAGCGCGTCTCTGCTGAAGTTATAGATCGCATTTGGCTACCACTCTGCCAATCCATCAAAGACTACTCCGAGCGAGTAGGAGCTGAAGTTCCCGAGATAGTCACACGCAATCTTGATATACGTGTCTACGCTACAGGGGAGAGCCTAGGCCCTCACCAAGACACCAACCATGATGGTGACTTCACTCACTACAGTTTGGTTATCTACTACAACGACGATTATGAAGGCGGGGAACTTCGTTTTCCAGATCTAGGGATAGAGATAAAGCCTAGGGCAGGCACCATCGTGGCTTTCCCTGCAACCGCGCTCCACGAGGCATTAGCAACCACTAAGGGCGAGAAGTGGCACACTCCTTGTTTCTGGTACGCAGATGCATCTATAGTTACAGCTGGCAAAGAGCCACCTAGTTTAGATCGATTTAAAAAGGTTCTAAAGAATCTGTAGCTACTCTAGCCAAGGTTCGTAGATATCTGACTCTAGCTCGCTAAAGTCTTCAACATTAAGTGCAATTACTAAGGAAGCCATTAAAGGCGACATAATTGAAGCCTCACTACTTCTAGGGTGCATCTTTGGTAGCAAGTCATTGTCTGTAGTGTACTTAGAGTTCTTAGGCTTACCAGTCTTAACTAGGTGCAAAAAGGCGTTCACGCGGCCCATAGCCCACGAGTTTCGGTTCTGGTCCGGGCGGTGTGAACTAGAGAAGGCTCCAGCACCTCGACGATAAACAGCCTTCAACTTTGCAAGAGTTACCTTACGTCCGTTAGGTGCCTTCTCGTTGTGTGCAGCAACCTTCTTCTCAAGAGACTTAGTAATTGACTCAGTGAAGGTTACCCCCTTACCAGAGTCGGCAGATCCTTCTTTGTTCTTGTCAGAACCCTTAATCTGATCTTTCTTGGGAGCGGGCTTGGATCCAGCGGTTGCAGTTACAGCTCCATCTGGTAGCACTGCAAAACGGCATAAGCCACCCTCCTCAACTTCAGCCGCGATAATGGAGCAACCATTAGGGGCGTTATAGAAGACACAGTTGCCGCACTTAACGCCAATAGCGGCATTCTCCTCATTCTCGGACGCAGGAGTATAGCCAGCCCAGATTCCAGTATTGTCGTCGTTAAACTTCCCATACTTATCAGCTATAAGCTGTAGAGCGTCAGCTAGCTCTTGCTCCTCGGGAACTAGGGTGTGAGAGTGGTTTTCCATGTATTAATTGTACCGCCACCCCCACTTAGTCATTATAAAGAAAAACCCCTCCCAGCAAGCAGGAGGGGCTTCTCTGACCGTAACTTTAGTTATTGGTCTCAATTACACGAGTGTATGTCACAACGGTGTTGCCGTTGCCTTTTGCCCACTGGCTTATAGACACAATTGCTGTCTTTTCTCCTCGTTTTCCACCAGCGTGTATCATCTCATTTGGTCCCACGTATATACCAACGTGGTACGCGGATTTAGAGCCCTCGTATGTAAAGGCTACTATGTCTCCGATTTTTGGTTCCTTGACCAACTCTCCCGAGTTCTTCTGCAGGGAGGCACGGTGTTCTAGTGTATATCCAATCTTTCCATACATCCAAAGGACGAGACCTGAACAGTCCCAGCCATCTGGAGTGGATCCACTGAATGCGTACCAGGTCCTACCGACCTGCTTCTTTACTAGTGCTACCGCTTGATTCAGTTCTTTAGTATCTTTGGCGACACGCTCTAGTCGAGCAATCTCCGCTTCTAGCTTCTCCTGTGTAGAGAGAGCGTCTGACTGAATCTTATCTTTCTCTGCCTTCTCCCGAGCCATCCATTCCATCGAACCCATTACAGGCTCTCCGGTTTCGATGATTGGTCCAGCCTTTACGGCAGATACCTTCACGGGACCAGCCAAAGTAGCTTTCATCTTTACGATGCCACTAACCTTTGGCCCTTGAGCAGTTCTTACTTGTGTTACCTGTGTTACTTGTGTTGCTTGGTCCACCGTTGCACTTGCTTGGGCGGAGGTTCCAAACGGGGGTTTGGTACCTGTAATCATCACTAGTGCTAGTGCACTAATTGCAATGAGCTTTTTCATTGGCAGCCTACCTTTCAGAATTTGAATACCTTAGTACTCGGCTGTTTATTGTCAAAGTGACATTGGTTCTTATATTCAGTTATGCAAAAACCCTAGCATACGAGTCGCCTCGTGCGCAAAGGGTATTAATATTTTACCACGAATTAGGGTAGGAGGGTTACTTTTTACGCTTAAGTGTAGCAGGCTTTAGGCTTTTTAGCTTATTTACCCAAGGCTTGTCAGCATACTTGAACCACTCGTAAGTGAAGATACACGCGGCTATTAGAAGCCCTAGGGACTCTGCCTGGACGATGTAATAGGTAGAAGGGTCTACCAAGTATGTCTCCCACGGGAAGTTGTAGTAGACCACAGGGAAGGCAATCGCATTGCCAAATACCACCGAGGTCACGATGCTCTTGTATATGTTTTCCATTTCATCTCTTTCTTTAAGGGATAGTTAGACAGTACTGCATAGTCTAAGTTTTGTCAAGTATTAAGCATCTTTAACTCAGTGACCGGACGTAGGTAGTCCTTAGGCACAAAGTAGGCAGGGGGGCGTCCATTAGGCGCTTTTGACCAATAATCATTCTTTGCATAGGAGCCAAGAGCGTACCCCTGAATTGTCAGGGTTGGAAGGGTTCCGGTCACTAGGACATAGTAATCATTGTCAGGATCTGCAGAGCGAACAATCAGGCTGTTTGAGTGGCTAGGAGTCCACCTAACCTGAATGTTATGACCTAAGTCAGGGTTCTTAAAGGTATCAATTCCGCCATTCCAGTAGATACCTAACGCCTTGGCTACGCACAGCTCGGCTCCAGCGCCTTCTATATCTTCAGTCCAACTAAGGTTTACACCGCCATGGGCATTCTGACTCCCCCTACTTAGGGCGGTCATTCTACGCAGCTTACCTATTTCAGCTGCCATGGCATATTCGTGCCAGTCTAATGTAATCTCCATAATTCAGAGCCTATAGCAAAGCTACATAAAGTGCAAATAGCATAGTTTAAACACTAGAACAACTATTCTATAAAAAGCTAGATCCCACATTCCGTAAGGCACTCAATGCGAGTCACCCCAGAGGTACGTCTATTGGTAAAAGTATTATCTTCGGTGGCTACATCAGAGGTCCAAATAAACATAGGACCGCCTACCTCAGCCGTAACAGCTATAAAAGGGAACCACTCTCGGTCTTTACGCATTTCAGTTGCATCCGTACCCGGATTGCGCTTTGCACGTTTAGTGTCATAGTCAATAAGATAGGAGCTGTTTTCGGTAGTGACCTTGAACATTCCACTGGTAACCCCAGTTAGGTTTATTTGATTACTCGAGCTCATGATCTAAGTCTACTGCCTCTACGCAGCACCCATCACAGCCATGAACGCCACGGCCCCCATACTCAAGCCCAACCTCATCCGGATCAGGGTGCCCAACACCGTGCGCACATATACGCTCCATAAGACCTATATCCTCACGCCACTTCTGAGGAGCACTTTTTAGCGGGTGATCTGACCAATTGTGGATCGAGCAATATTTTTTAAGACAGGTGCCATAGTCATGTACATTATTCAGCTTTTGATTGAAGCTTGTTATGTAAGTCTCAGGCATGGTCCATATCCCTTATAGCCTGAACAATAAACCCGATATGCAGAGCATGCTCTGGGTTAGATCGCATTAGCTCTTTGGCTTGCTTTTCTAGGGCTGCAATAATATCTAGCCGCTCAAACTCGCGGCCGTTCTTTAGAAGGTCTAAATCTCTCTTAGTTAAAGTATTACTTGACATCAGGCCTCCAAAAGGTTTTTAAAGTATGGCTTTGATTCTATGGCTTTAAGTATCTCCAGCGGATCCCTGTCATGAGGAATACAGATATGAGTATGCTTTTTTAGATATGTAACATAAGTATAGGAGTGTATTGATTTATCTGGAACACCACCAAAGTTTCTATATAAAGGGGTGAGAAGCTCTACTAAAAGCCCACCGTCATTCATAAAGAAACTATTGTAAAGCCCAGAACTTGTAGCTGAGGCTATAGTTTTAGCACTTGCCATATATTTGATTTGATCTGAAAAACTTGGAAAATCTTCCGGGACTATGATTTCAAATCCAAGGTCTTTAAAGTACTGCTCAACGAGCTCTTCATTGTGGATTCTTTTATCATCTTTAAATACTATATGTTCAGGAAAAACTATACCCTCTGGTTCTATCCCGGGATCAGCATGCTTTCTTGTTAGGTATACTTTCTTCTCTGCAGCTGGTCTATCTTCCCCGACGACTAGGTCCAAAAGAAGATCCATAACTTCTTTTAATTCAACAGGGGAAGTTTTACTATTTCTACGTTGAATATAGTAAAAATTATTTATTTCTAGATATGTTCTTAACTCATTAGGTAGATGATTGTTCTGCGTATCGACGCAAACTACCACATAGTTAATGTTATTTTTATCTAGCAATTTAAAAAACAAAGAATAAATTGAACCCATATTCTTATTTTGAATATTTACGTAGGTGTCAAAATCTCCTTTACTAAAGACAAATAACACATCTTTATTTATTTTATGTTCACGCCATATGTTAGTAATAGTATTTGCGAGAGCATGAAAGAAGTTATCTTGTAAGGTAATTAAAAATTTCTTTTCTGGACCAACTATGGAAACCTTAGTCCCGTAAAACTTTGATTCATCAGAATTAATAAAAAACTCATCCCCGCTACTGGCTACATACCTGAATTTATTATCCATAAATTCCACGTATTGCTGAGAAACAAAAGGTGCCAGGTCAGATGTAAGCATATTTAAATCCTATCAGGATCTACTTCTTTTTCTTACTACTCTTTACAATAGGTTCAATGTCTTCAACTGGAGCTTTAGCCTGAAGATGACGCTCATATTCAATACTGCCGTAGGCGTCTACGAACTGGTACATCCACTCCATACCAGTAGTAGCGTGCGTCATAAGGTCTACGACATGAGCTTTCTTGCTCCCAAAGTCACGCTCCAGGGTGTTCTTCATAACTGTAGAAATTACTGCTACAAACTCTTCAGGTGTTAGATACTTATCCATTTTGGTTCCTTTCATTTGCATCAAAGTCTACCCACTCATTATGGGTAGAGTCAAAGTCTCCATGATCCCCCGTGATACTTTTTATAGCCATATCAATCACTCCGTAAAAAGTAGGACCAGTCCCATATGCTTCATCATCTATATCGTACTCCCAGTGAGTGGGTTGACCTAGTGATTTTACTTTAGTAATAGTTATTACTACCTTATCCGAGTAGTCGAGGATATGATGGCAATTCTTTAGCTGGCAGTTAGGGCAATCAGGTTTCATTAGAAAGCCTCGCATTCAGGACAACCAATATTATCCTCGTACGGGCGTAGCTCATTTACGATACGTACTGCCATCTGAAGACCGAATGCATAACGAGAGTAGGCATTTTTATCTTTAGTAGATTCCATACACTCAGCAAATTCCATCATCTGCCCAGCGCGACGTTCAAGCTCAGCAATAATCTTGCCACGTTCCGACTGGGCACCAAGAATTTGGTTTTCCATAGTCAGCTCGTCATACTCGTCAAGAGTCAGCTTGTGAATTGGCTCTTTCTTACTCATTTGTTTCTCCCTTAATGCTATCTTTCAACCATTCCAATCGGTCCGCGACTTCAGGTAAATCGCTATTTTCAATAAACTCTTCTATCAACTTGATAACGCGTTCAATCTGCTCTTTACGGATACGCTGTTCCCACTCTTCAAACAAGTGGACCTTACTCTGGGGCTTGATCAAAGGGTTATTGATCCAGTGCTCACGAGCATCATACTCTTCCTGACCGATTGATTTAATGATGGCATCTTCAACCTCCATTGACCAATCCATGTACTCACGCATGGCCTTACGTTTTGCAGCAGTAGCGATCTGCTCGTCATCTAGACCATCATAGATAGCGTCATCTGAATTGTCCCAGTCCTTTTCCCAACTAGCCATTATGAGTCACCCAGAAATAGCTACACTTTTCACAGCAAGGTTCATTACTTTTATCAATCACTGATGACTTGAAGTCATAATAGTAAGCATCATCCTTGCGGTACAAGTTTGCCTTGTGTGTAGTAGTAACGCGACTCATGATGGCTCGGTCATTGAACCAGCCAGGTAGCCCATTACCCCAATTAGCAATAGTTGCTACACGAAGGGCCATAAGGTTCTCCTTGTTCTTATCAGTCTTGATCCCACGGCGGTCAGCCTCACGAATCATCGCAAGAGTATAGTCGAATAGAGCATTCTCGTGACCGCGCCACATCTTTACAGCAGGGTGATTACGCCACCCAGCTTTAGGATCTGGGTTATTAAGGACCTTAAGAATCTGATAGCACTCTAGGATCTGCTTGTTCAATCGCTTTGAGTCCAGCACACTAGCTGTTTTATCAAAGTCTTTATAAGGTAGGAATGTTTGCATTATTAGACAGCACGACTTTCTAGAGGCAGCTCGACATATTGAACAGGCCGTGCTCTACGAGCAAGAACCTTACGAACATAGCGATCAGCAGATTTTACATTACGAGCATACTTCAGCGGGACCCATATGGCACTTGGTTCTGACTTTCCTTGAACCCAGCCAGCGTTTCTAGATTCCCAGTCTCGTTTAAAACGGAACTCTACATACGGTAGATCATTACTCATTATTATTTCCTTTCAGATTATTACTTAGGTACTCAAAACAGTAGAGACTCATCTTGGCATCCCAGCCAGCATCGTGAGCATCCTCATAGCCAATTTTTTCGATTGCATATTCTTTAGAGCGTTTTTTCCATGACTCAAAGTTTAGATTGTCTTTACCGTCAAGCGTAAAGCAAAGAGCATTTAGGTCAACAGTCCTACGAGAAAATAGCGAGTAGGTAGCCGGAAGGGTTTTACGAACGAATGGCATATCAAATGCTCCAACATTCCAACCAACCGGAACGGTCTTAGTACGACGTTTAGGGCTAGCTCCCTGACCAACTAGGAAATCGTATACATTACGATCAACTTCTTCAAAGTTAACCGAAGACGGCAACATCTCCCGAGTAAAGCCAGGGACAGCCACGGCTTCCTCATCCCACAGCATTTCACCGGGATTGATCATTGCTGAGTAGGACGCACCATTTGCTAGCGCAAGACCAATTTGGAGCAGACGTCCACCTCGGTCTAACTCGCTACTTGACATCTCACCGTCAAGTCCTACGTACATAAAGCTCATTTTCTTTTCTTTCTATCCAATAAACTCTAATGTACCAGCTACAACCATTTCTGTCAACTTCTTGTTTGTTTTGAGATCAACCTCGCGCCAGTGGCCTTCACCTTCATAGTAGAAGAGGTCTGCCTTATTGTCCTGATACCAACCAATTTCCATGTGCGGGATAGGAATTGAGGGCTCTTCCGATGGGATTAGTTCATTACGAAGTGTTGCTAGATCTACATCTTCAAGCTTTGCCCCATGAATATCCGTAACTACAGGAATAGCTTTAGGATCAAGCTTCTCCCATTTGTTATTTGCGTGAGGCTCAACCTTCATTGCGTAGATAATTCCATTTTTCTTACGAAGCTGAATAATGTCATTATCATTAGGGGCTAGCTTGTTTGCCCAAGAGTTAACAAATTCAGTTGTCAGATCAACAGTAGACGCAGTTGGGGCCAGAGAGCTCCAAGTAGTCCCATTCCAAAATCCAACGTCGCCAACGTTGGGCCCTGAGGATCCAACATGTAGGTGAGTACCTAGCGCACTTCCGATATCTGTACCACGGTGTTCTCTAGTCTTCATCTTCCACCTCCACAAAATCAAAAATTTGCTTTCTAAGTCGATCATGTAACTTACTTGCATAAGCACTAGCATCCCACATCTGAGTATTCCCATAGTGAATCTCAGCAAGCTTTAATGCGGTCAGTAGACGATACACGTCGTCCTGAGGGATATCAATATTTATTAGAGTCTTAGTCATTACTTGATCCTTACAGTTAGGCTAGGCTGTCCAGTCCCTAATGAACCAACAGCACTAACTCGATAATAACCAGCTATTGCAACATCTGCAAATATATCTGCAGTATTAGTAGTGACGACGACAGTCCATGTACTTCCAGTAACACTGCTCTCGATCTTGTAGCCAATAATTCCAGAGGTAGGGGCATTTGTCGGAGCAGACCACGAAAGCTTATAACCCGTTGCGCTCTTACTTGCAAATACTCCAGAGACCTTACCTGGAAGAGTAGTACCAATTATCTTAGGTGTGCTCGGTACAGTAATGCTAGCAACTCCACCTAAGAAAGATGTATTTAGTAAATAGTTGCCATTACTTGATTTAGCGTCTACAACTACATCCCTGAGGGCACCAGCACGAAGTGCTTGCGCAACTTCAGCCGGCTTAGCAGTTGGATTCTTTTCTAGGTATAAGGCAGCTACACCAGCAACGTGTGGCGAGGCCATTGAGGTTCCGGTCATGGTCTTGAATGCTGATGGATTCTGCCAGTCCTCCGAGTCAATCAACCCACCAGGAGCAAAGATATCTACGCAGTCACCAAATGCAGAGGTATTTGTACGCTGATCATTTTTATTGATACCAGCAACAGTGAATGCATTAGGAGTGCCAGATGGGCTCCACTTACATGCATCAGTGTTTGTATTAGAAGCAGCAACTACTGCAAGGATTCCAGCAGCATAAAGACGATCAATAGCTGCATCTACAGTCGGGCTCTTACCAACAGTGACGCTGATATTTACAACAGCAGGTCCTTTATTGAGTGTAAGAACCTTGTCGATGCCAGCAACTAGATCTTTAGGATAGACAACACCCTTACAGTCTGCAATTTTAATAGAGACAATTTTTACATTCTTAGCTACGCCAAACTCAGAGGATCCAATGATTCCGGCAACGTGCGTACCGTGACCGTGACAGTCGACATCGCCAGAGGCGCGTCCACCAAACCCAGGGTCAGTAGATACAACTCCAGTATCTAGAACGTAAGCAGTAACCCCAGCACCAGTGTAGGCAACAGAGTAGTTACCATCAATGGCACCATCTAGACGGTCTAGGCCCCATGAAGAGACAGCGGCATAGGCAGGAACAGCAGTTAAGCTAAGTGAAGCAATCAAGGCTCCAATAATTATCTTTTTATTCATGCCCTAACTATAAGCACATAAAAACTATTTGTCAAGTAGAACATCATCGACACACGCGTAGGTGTTTTCAATGGTCCCATCATTGACTATATATAGGGAAAAGAAGTAAGAGTCTAAGGCTGTTTCCGAGATATGATCATTTGCAGGCCCAACGCCTTCCCGGGAAATACGCCAAACCTCACCGCCTAGCGTTTTGATTGCATCAGCCTCATTAGGGAATCGGACATCTGCAAAGACTATCTTTGATCCATCTTCGACAGAGTTAAGCGCAGTATCTACCCAGAAGTTTTCCCCAAACATTTCACGCCCAACTTCAGTCCCCATGCGCTGCATAAGCCCACGAATATTAGGACTAACCTCTTTAAGAGTCTCCCACCCCATGAGATCAACAGCCGTGGCTAGATTCATACTATAGCTATCTACATCAATTTCTGGGTTAAGTCGGTACAATGCTTCTCGCATCGGATCTGCAAATGACATTTTTGTATAGCCATGCTTATCAACTAGTCGAGCAGCAATGGTATCTTTACCAACCCTAGCCCAACCAGATAATCCAATAACTTCTACACGCGGAACTAGAGCACCATTTTTTAGGACCATCAGAGGAAGGCCTAAAGCTCTAGCAACAGCAACCTCTAGTGATGCCCCTTTAGAGTTTTGCCAACCAGGAAGAACGCAGAGCATATCCACATCCATAACATGAGGCAGGTCACGCTTCATATAGTAAGACCAAAGCTTATTAGGCGAGTCAGGGGTACCAGCTGACTGCAGCGCTTCTTGAACGGTGGCACCATCGTTATGAGCTGGGTTGATTACTTCATAGCCAAGCTTCTCTAATTGATGCTCTGCTTCAAAAAATGCGGGGAAGTTAAAATCTTTCATGCCGCTCATTGGTCCAGCGATATAGATTTTAGTCATTTTTTACCCGTCTGAAAGTAAGTACTCCAGTAAATCTGGATTGTCTCTAATCAATACTAGTAGAGATTCTTCCCAAACCCCAATGAAATAATGCTCCCAGGTATCAAAGTTATCACTTTTTTTAGGCGTCACAGATGTATCGTAGACGTTTCTAGCAGCATGCATTAATTCATGCCAAAGAGTCAGCTGCTGCCTACTATGTGAAATATCTTTATCGATAACAATTAGATTTTCTGTATCCAAAGTATAGCCAAAAGTCCCGTCGTTAAGCATGCCATCGTCATGGCGAGAGCGTTCAATGATGTCAAACCATTGGCTACCGACTCTTACTTTAAGAGGTATATTCATCTCTGGCCTTAATAAGTAAAGAAGACTAGTCTACCGGATTTTCATTAAGCCTTTTTTTAGAGAAAGCGGTACCTACATACCTGATTCCCGACGTAACAGTAGCTACTCCATGTAGATACTCTTCTGTACCAGGGTGCATAACTAAACTACCAGCCTCTGGTTTTATTGCTATTTCCAAGTTTGGATAGTATATTTGACCACCTTCATAGTCATCATTTAGATATAGAACCATCCCATGAGGCGTGTCGACTCCCACCTTGAGACCAGGTAGGGAGTCATAGTGAGGTAGCATATCCCCTAATGTCTTCATAACATTTATCACGCTAGCTTTTATAAAAAAATCTGCTCTATCTGATCCGTATAAATCAGCGTAAAGATTTTCTAATTTTGTATTGATATTTTCTATAGCTGTTCTCACCGATGGGCTATCGTATTTACCTAGAAATACATAAGGCTTTTCTCCAGGGTTTACTTGATTATCATTAGTGTAGCCAACTAAATCTTCATTATCATAGTGATTTGCCAAAGAATCTACTACTGCTGATATCAATGTTGCAGTCTGATCCTTAGATAAAAAATTTTTTACATAGACAATCTCTGTAGCAGATATGTCGTTAGAAAATTTAGATATGTCTATAGTATTAGGATGCATTAGCCATAAAGTATCTGCCATAGTCGGTATAAGGAATTACTGTAGAGTCGATCCACCAGTCCTCGTGGGGGTGGCGCTGGACTAGTTGATAGCCATAGCTAGAGAGAATTGCTCTCTGAGCATCACGATCAGCGGTATTTTTATAATTATTTAGACTATCATGTTCGAATTGAATAACTGTAAATCTATATGTACTAAGCGGTAGATTAACTAGACCTTTTAAGCACAGAGAGCCAGGGCCAATTTCTCTACCTAAGTCGTCATAGCCAGCATCCATATCTACCTGAAGGTAGTCAATTTGCTTAGGAAAGTTATTTTCCTCAAAGTACTTGCGAAAATCAAAGGTAGTTGCATCGTGAAGAATGCACGGATTAGCTCGATTAGCATTAAACTCCTCGGCAAACTCAGGTACGACATCAAAAGAAACTCCCGACCAGTGGAACCTATTCTCTAATAGCCAAGTATTGCTGCCTCTCTTAGAATGAAAAGCACCAAGCTCTACGTACGTGCCATAAGTTTTCTCATCTAGGACACTGATAACGAAAGACTCATTTCCTCCGCCGCCGCTATTGCTATCTGGGTACACCTGGTAATTCATTAGAGGTCCTTCGAAATAAGTTCAATTGCACGATTCAACCCAGTAACAAGCTTAAGGTCTTCTATAGAAGAGACACTAGCCAGCTCTGCTCTAAGAATGTCAATTATTTTTACTTTGGTATCCTCTACCGCAAGCTCGTAACCAAAGGTGGTGGAAGAATCAATTGCCTCAGCAAGCGAGTTATGCAGTACTTCTTTAGCAGCCATAGCTGCCTGCACAGCAGAACCCACTTTAGAAATAATACGGTCATCTGGATCCGGTATGTTATCAAAGTCATTAAGTGACATTAGGGGGCCACACGTCCGTTCTTATTAAATGTTTCATATGTAATTGGCATCTTCTCAGCGAAGAACTCCTCCATCTTTTCAGCAACCATTTCGATTTCCCGCTGAGGAAAGCTAGGGAAGTGAGTACCCTCGCGTGTAGTACGAAGGGATAGAAAGTTCATAAGAGAGCGAGCATTCATTGTCACATACATAGATGAATAGATATTTACAGGAAGTACAGCGCGAGCAACCTCACGAGCAATCCCCTTATCTAGCATCCATAGATATTCTGCATATGCGAGCTGGTTAGCATCATGAATTGAATTAACAACATCAGCAAACTGCTCAGTTGTGCCATCTTCAAAAGTGTATGCACCCGGCTTACCTACTTGAATAAGCTTACGATCAACTGAAGGCGAGTAGAAAACCGGTGAAAGCTCCTTGTAACGACCCGATTCTTCATTATAAGAAGCCATGCGGTGCCGCATAAACTCACGGAAGACAAAGATAGGAGCCTCGATAAAGAACGTAAAAGCATTGTGCTCAAATGGTGATCCGTGACGATCGCGCATTAGATAGTTGATGAGGCCGGCATCTTTGTCAGGATTCCCGGATGCTCCTGTAGAAACACGAGCTGCCATAGTAACGGCTTCATCAGATGCCATAGAGTTGATAAGCTCTACAGTCATATCACTACGAAATTTAATCTCAGTCATTAGCTTTTTACTCCTGTTGATCCAAATCCACCTTCGCCACGATTAGTCTCGTCTAGTGATTCAACTTGCTCAAACTCAACAGTTAGAACTTCCTGAAAAACCAACTGAGCAATACGGTCACCAATTTCAATCTCTACCGATCTATCGTTATCAGAGTTGTATAGGATGACACCAATTTCTCCACGATAGTTAGAGTCAATAGTCCCGGGGGCATTTAGAACTGTAAGCCCTTGCTTGAGAGCCAATCCGCTACGAGGGTGTACCAAAGCAACTACATTATCAGGAAGTGCTAGTTTGACCCCAGTCATAACTAACTTACGCTCTCCAGGATAGATAATGTCGCCACGGGCAGCACGCAGGTCTGCACCGGCATCTCCTGGCTGGCTATATGTAGGAATTAGCGCCTTATCGGTCACTGTTATTTTAACTTTATCTACGTAGGTCATATCTACACAGTACCATAAGCCCTGCCTTAATAGCGATAAACTATAGGAATGATTACCTACTCAAAAGAAGATATCTTAAAAGGCATACAGGATGCTAGAGATAGCGAGATTGCTGTCGTTTTTAAAGAGATGATTTTAGTAAACCCCAACTGGTCTAGCTTTATAACAATGATTGACAAGGCTTCTCGCACTCCCCCTCGAGACCTATACCTAGGTTCTCCCCTAGAAGAGCGTCTAGTCAACAGTCTTATTGTTAGAAATCTTTTTTACCTAACCGTAGGGTTCTCTGATGACAGAGATATTAGAGAAATTCAACAAGTGTATGAAACATTCAAAGATATTTTTAGCAACGAGCTTCTGCCTATATCTGCATTTGTCAACATAATTGGTGGAGAGAAGCCGGGGGAGGCTCATCATGACGAAAGAGAAACTATATTTTGGCAGTGTATAGGCACTTCTGAGTGGACTGTATATGAAGATCCAGCCGAGGGTAAATACGAAGTAGCATCTCTTAAAATTAAAAATCAGTTTGTATTAAACCCTGGTGACATTTTGTATCTAAAAAATAGGGGAATACACTCTGTTAAAAATTATGGACCTAGAGCTGCAATCGCATTTGCGCCAGTAAAATAAAAAACCCCGCACCTTCCCGGGCACGGGGTTTTGCCAATGACGCAACCTAGACCGGAATCCAGCCCTGTTCACTAGATGGCGCTAGCTTTTCAATTGCATCGTGACTTCTAGGGTCTCGATCCCTACACACCCCTAACCCATCTCGCGAAGATGGCGATGTGGCTCCATACGAAGTCTGTTCATGTAACATTTTAACCAAGTGCAAAGCACCGAGCCTCAAGCAGGAATTGAACCCGCGACATCAATATTACAAGTATTGCGCTCTACCAACTGAGCTATTGAGGCTTATTAGCACTAGGGTCCTTCAACCGTCCGGAACAGGGTTCCTAGCACTTGCCCTACCGCACTTTGGGCCATTTACCTACCACGCCCATATGTCGTGTTTCGGAGTGCGGAATCGTGGAGATGCGGGGAATTGAACCCCGGTCCGATCAAAAACAAACTATTCTTCTACAAGCTTAGGCTTTACCAGCCACGGTACTACAGCTGCGGGATCTTAAGGTCTCCTGCTGCAACCCTTTAGTGGTTCTATTTATTTAAAACCTGACTGCCCAGCTAGAACTACTGCTTTGTCAGGGGCACGGGGCTACTATTAGGCAGCTAGTGCGAATGCTGAACGTGAGTTTGCATTTATTGCTTTGCCCGATTTAAGAGGTACAGGCTTCTCTGCGTGCTTCACTAGTTTGTCGAATGACCGTCGAAACCTGTCATCCCCTCTATTTAGTTATAAATCTATAGTAACACATCAATCCCTAATAGCAACACTAAATACCATATAGAATCTTTTTATGACTAACTTTGATAGATTAGAAGAGGTACGCGCCGGAATCGAGCACGTGCGTAATGGTGGCTTGGCTGTAGTTTTCAAGAACCTATTCCCAGAGGTACCTAGCTGGGAGGACTTTATTAACCATGCTCAGCATGAGATAACTACTCCTCCAGGAAATATCCCTGCATGGCCATACGAAGAACGGTTCATCAATGGCGTACTACTTAGAAATCTTTTTTACTTAATGGTCTCTAACCCAAGCGATCAAGTTTTTCCTCAGACTAAAGCTGTACGAGAAGTTTTTGATGAACTTCTAGAAGATAATATTTGGCCAGTTAGTGCATTTGTAAACTTCCTTGGTGGAGAAAAGCCGATCGAGCCCCACTGCGACTACCGTGAGACAGTCTATTGGCAGTGTCAAGGTAAGGTCACTTGGAAGATATACAAGCGTGAAAACGTAGAACAAGGATCACCATATGGTATTCAACCAGAAATGGAACTTCACCTAGAGCCAGGTGACGTTATCTTTGTAGGATTCTTAGTAGGTCACTCAGTCGTAACGCCAGGGCCTCGCGCTGCAATTGGCTTCCAGCATAAGCAGGATGACCAAGGGCGTTTTGATGAAGGCAACAAAATTGTTAAGAAGCACTATGAAGATCTAGGTGTAGAGGTCGACTACAGTCGAAACTCTTAGTTTTTATCTAGGAACTCAATAAAAGTTTCAGCAATATGACGGTGCTGATGCGCCCCCATATGGGCATAGTCAATGCCATTAATATCATCTAAGCCTCTATAAAAATTAACGCCATAAGTGCTCATAAGCTCTTGGTGGCACTCCACTACTGGATGCTCTTTATTAGGACTATTTCTAAACTGTAGACCTAGAAAAACTTCACCTGCAATTTCTCTATCTGGATTCTGTACCCAGCAGTCTACATCTATATCTACCAGATTGGTGTAGTTCTTAGGGAACAGCTCCTTGACTTCAAGTAAGAAGGAGAGTATAGAAGTGTCCCAGGTGCTCCATGCAAACTTAATTCCATGAGAGCGGCAATACTGTTCTAAAAACAAGATGCTCTGCATAGACTCAAAAACTGCAATATCAGCAGGAAGTACATCGGCTGCTTCATGAGGCTTTTTAGAATAGGTTGGAGTCATGCTAGGTGGTAGTGCTTGATCTAGGTGTATCTCTAAAATTCTTGTAAAGTCATCAGAGCCTGGGTATCGAGAATCACGGTGCCCGTTTCCGCCGTATATGAGCTGACCGCTATTTGTTGCTAAAGTCATTCTATAAAAGTCGGGAAATAGGCAGCATAGGATTTCTGGATGACCATGCTCATCAAAATAGGAGAGAATATTTCTTACAATCCACTGAACTGAAGCCCCCTGCTTTGAAATATTGGCATAAGACTTTCCAAGCTGATTAGCAAGGGTAGACCCCCAAATTACCTCTTCTGGTATCCCGGTGCCAAAAGTATTAGAGCATCCAGCAAAAACAACTTCTGCTGTACCATCAAACTCAGCGGATCGATACCCAATAGAGTTCATGCGGTACGTGTTTACTTTGTCAGTATATATAGGCGTATTATCTTCATCAAATCTTAAAAAAAGCTTATCTTCCCAGGGGAGCCCTAGTTCTTCAAACTGATGCTTACTTGCCTCAAAAAAGACTTGATTCTCTATTTCGGTACTAAAGATTTTTCTCAAAGTTTTTTCATTATATGAAATCCTTGAATTACCGGGCCTAAGCAGCTTAAGCGAGAAACCATCCTCATTACGGGAATGCTTGTTATTATCTCTGTCTCTCATGCGTTAATTCTAATAGATATATTTTTTCTTTGAAGCGTTCTTCTTAGAGAACCGCTTTTTCCTATACGCAGCAATATATTTAGATATTAGGTATTTTATCTTGATAATCATAGCTAAATACTAATCCTGACTGCCTAGATTAGAAGTGATCTTATATTTATAGGTTAGCTCCCACTTAGCTATATCCTCTAAATCATTAAGTAGTGGTTGGCCTTTTATGTTCAGACTGGTATTCAAAAGCATAGGGACACCCGTGATTTCATAAAACTTCTTAAGAACTGCATAGAGCCCTGGGTGCTGATTAGCATTTACTGTTTGAACCCTTGAAGTACCATCGTAGTGAACTACAGATGGTACCAGTTCTGGTTTAAGACATCTAGGAGTGAATTGCATATATGGAGATACATAGTACATATCAAACCACTCGGACGCGTGTTCTTCCATAACAATTGGGGCAAAGGGCCTGAATAGTTCACGCTTCTTTATCTTGTTTACTTTGTCCTTGATCTCAGGGTCTCGCGGATCAGCAAGGATGCTCCTATTACCTAAAGCTCTAGGACCGAACTCAGCCCTACCGCTAGCAACTGGAGCTATTTTGTTCTCCATAAGTGCGTCTATGATTCTATCTACGGGGTACTCCCCAGGGATATTAGTGCCTAGATAGGGCCCATGCCAGTCAAGTTTCTTCTGGTGAACCGCCGCCGCTGCCCCTAGCGACGAACCAGCATCCCCTGGATTAGGCATAATCCAAATATCCCTAAATAGTTTCCAGAGACGAGTATTAGCCTTACTGTTTAGGGCACAACCACCCATAAAAACTAGATTACTTTTACCAGTCAAAGACTGAGCATCCCACATAAACTCCCAGAGTCGATCTTCATATACCTCTTGGACCGCAGCTGCGATGTCAAATCTGTCCTGATCGCTGATATCTTGGCCCCAGTCGTATATCCCTTTGTGGAAGTTATACTTCTGCGTATATGTAGACGAGAAATATGATGCCACCTTGTCGTAATACTTTTTAGAGTCACCATAGGCTGCCATCCCCATCATGATATATTCTTCTTCGTTTGGCTTCAGCCCGATCAGCTGAGTGAACGCAGAATAGAACAGTCCATAGCTAAATGGATATTTCCATCGCTTGACTTGCTTAAGAGAGTCACCTTCACCAACCCAAATTGAGCTAGTAGTGAACTCTCCTATCGCATCTAGAACGACAACAACTGCATCATCGAATGGCGAGGTGTAGTAGCCAGCCGCAGCATGCGAATGATGGTGATAAGCAACATAAGTAGGGATGCCTTTTAGCTCAGGCATACTTTTGTAAAATGGTTTTCCGCCACCTAGCCCGCCTCGCGAAAAGATGCGCCAATTCTTCAGCCAGCGATCTTCATAGTAAGCAATTTGATCTGGTAGACCATAGCTCAATGCTTCTAACAACAGTTCACGGTTAGTGAACCAATCATTTTTTACTTTAGAGTAGCGCTCGGCATGAGCAGCAAATATAATTTTTCCATCTTCAAGTACAGATACAGAAGCATCGTGGGAAGTCTCATTGATGCCAAGTATTCTCATGGAACTATTCTATAGCTCTATACCAGAGTTAGTGGCTCGCCAAACACTAGGAGCGTGGTTGTCTTCAACAGCAAGTTTTGCAGTTGGGTCCTCATATAAACGCAAAATATGAATACACGGGTCAGATTCCTCGAACTCTAAGTCCTCTGCCTCTGATGTGGGTAGCCCATCATGCGTATAGCAAACGGCTGGACCAACCCATCCAGCAGTGATTCCAGTTTGAAGCCAAGTATCGAAGTCCATTTGCTCTCCTAAAATTAAACCCTCCACCCAGAATAGGGCAAAGGGTCTAATTTGTCAAATAGGACTACTGGTATTTTTCTTCTTCAGGCTTTGATTCACCAAGACCGTCAGCAGTTGCTTTAGGGTCTTTCACATTGAAGGCAGCATTAATTTCTTCAGCAGTTAGTTTGCCATCATCGATGTAGGCACGAGCTAGACGCTCAACTACGGCTGCTACAGCACCAGCACCTGCCATTAGGCAAGCCTGTGCAAGGCCAACACCAACGATAGATCCAGTACCAATAACGCTAAGCGCGGTGGCGATAAATACCGCCATAATTCGGTATACGATACCTAGAACAGTTTTCATTTTTCTCCCGGGATAGAGGTTAGTTAATTAAGCCTCTCTCCCAAGGGCATGAAATTATTATAGCATTTTAGCGATATTGCGAGTGCGAAGGCGTCGCATCATACGCCGACGGTCCATTTGAGTCATGCCTCCCCAGATACCCTGTAAATCAAGGCGCTCTAGCGCAAAGCCAGCGCATTCCAGCTTATAAGGGCATTCAGCACAGATTGCTTTAGCCTCTCGCTCATTGGAGTAATACTCGAACTTAGCGATTATGGCATCAGAATGATCGACAGGGAAAAATATATCCGGGTCTGTTTGACTGCATAAAGGGTCACCATTGTCTGTAAAGTTAGGGAAACCCTCTAAGTATCCAATGCTATCAAAATCCATGGCGAGAGCCTTCCTAGTGCATAGTTATCTGTTCGTATGCTGGAACCCAGAACCTTTAAAAGTAATTGGCGGAGCACTGAACACTCTCAATAGTTTACCTTCGCAACCCTCTTCAGCGCAAGTCGATCTAGTAGAAGGTTCGGTAATACTTCGGATCTCGGAGTATTTATGCTCCGGGTTCAAGTCACATTTAAATTCGTAAGTAGGCATGGGTACAAGTTTACAGGGTAAAAGAAAACCCCTACCGAAGTAGGGGGTCTCTCATCTGAACTAAAAGTCCCAGTCGTCATCTTCTGTCGACTCGTGCTTACCCATAACATAGCTCGACCCCGAGCCAGAGAAGAAGTCGTGGTTCTCATCTGCGTTTGGAGAAAGAGAAGAAAGGATAGACGGGTTAACGTCAGTCTCTTCCTTAGGGAACAACGGGTCAAAGCCAAGATTCATCAGAGCCTTGTTAGCGTTGTAGTGCAAGAACTTTTTAACATCAGAAGTCAAACCAACGCCATCATAAAGATCCGCTGTGTACTTGACTTCATTTTCATACAGCTCTAGAAGAAGATCATAAACATACTGCTTGATTTCTTCCTGACGCTTAGAGGACTCCTCGGCAAGTGCCAACTGGAACTTGTAGCCAATGTAGTAACCATGGACAGCCTCATCACGAATGATTAGGCGGATTAGGTCAGCAGTATTGGTGAGCTTTGCACGGCTTGACAAGTACATTGGCCAGTAGAAGCCCGAGTAGAACAAGAATGACTCAAGGAGCGTAGATGCAGCCTTACGCTTCAGTGGGTCATCTCCGTGGTAGTAACCAAGAACGATCTCGGCCTTCTTCTGAAGGTAAGGGTTCTCTTCTGACCAGCGGAACGCATCGTCAATCTCCTGAGTAGAGCATAGGGTGGAGAAGATTGATGAGTAGCTCTTAGCATGCACTGACTCCATGAATGAGATGTTGGTTAGAACAGCCTCTTCATGCATGGTACGTGCATCAGGGATAAGTGCTACAGCACCTACAGTACCCTGGATGGTGTCTAGCATGGTTAGACCAGTAAACACGCGCTGGCTAAGGACCTTCTCCTCGGCAGTGAGCTGAGCCCATGACTGGATGTCATTTGAAAGAGCAATCTTCTCTGGAAGCCAGAAGTTAGCAGTCAAACGATTCCATACATCTAGGTCAATTGGATCTTGAATTTTGTTCCAGTTAACTGGACGGGTGATGTGTCTCATTGTGGTTCCCTTTCTTAAAGCATGCAGCTGACGCAGCCTTCGACGTCAGTGCCGTCGAGAGCCATCTGGCGGATACGAATGTAGTAAATAGTCTTGATACCCTTCTTCCATGCGTAAATCTGTGCACGGTTTACATCGCGAGTGGTTGCGGTGTCTTTGAAGAACAAGGTTAGAGATAGACCCTGGTCTACGTGCTGAGTTGCAGCAGCATAGGTGTCAATGATCTTCTCTGGCCCAATTTCGTAGGCGTCGTCGTAGTACTCAAGGTTGTCGTTAGTTAGGAATGGAGCTGGGTAGTACACGCGACCAAGCTTTCCTTCCTTACGGATCTCAATCTTTGATGCGATTGGGTGGATGCTTGATGTCGAGTTATTGATGTAAGAGATTGATCCGGTTGGTGGAACAGCCTGGAGGTTCTGGTTGTATATACCAAAAGTCATAACTAGTCCGGCGAGCTTTTCCCAGTCCCCCTGGGTAGGGATAGAAATACCGGCATCAGCAAAGATTTTTGCAACCTTTGCAGTTGCTGGCTTCCACTCCTGGTTGATGTACTTATCAAAGAAAGAACCATCGGCATACTTAGACTTCTCAAAGTTTACAAACGTTTCATCGCGCTCCATGGCAATCTTGTTTGACGCCTTTAGAGCGTGGAACAAAACGGTGTAGAAGTAAATGTTGGTGAAGTCAATGCCTTCTTCAGAGCCGTAGTGGATACGCTCCTTACCAAGATACCCGTGCAGGTTCATCTGTCCAAGGCCAATTGCGTGAGCACGCTTGTTTCCCTCGGCAATAGATGGCACTGATGCGATGTAGCTTAGGTCAGACACAGCGGTAAGAGCCCGTACAGCGGTCTCGATGGTCTTGCCAAAGTCCTTAGACTCCATAGCCTTGGCGATATTTAGAGATGCAAGGTTACAGCTGATGTCACTACCGATCACATCGTAGTTTAGGTCATCCTTGTAAGTTGAAGGGGTGTTGACCTGAAGAATCTCTGAGCAGAGGTTCGACATGTTGATGCGACCCTCTACAGGGTTAGCAGCATTTACAGTATCCTCATACATGATGTACGGGTAGCCAGACTCAAACTGAAGTTCGGCAATACGCTCAAACAAAACACGAGCCTTGATCTTGGTTTTCTTGATGCGAGCATCGTCAACCATCTCCTGGTACTTCTCAGTTACCGAGATGTCACCAAAAGGAATGCCATAAACGTTTTCCACGTCGTATGGAGAGAAGAGATACATATCTGCATTGTCTTTAGCAAGTTCAAGAGTGATGTCGGGAATTACAACACCGATAGACAGAGTCTTGATACGAGTCTTCTCATCAGCATTTTCCTTCTTGGTATCCAAGAACTTAAGGATGTCTGGGTGGTGAGCATTCAAGTAAACGGCACCGGCACCCTGACGAGCACCCAACTGGTTTGCGTAGCTGAATGAGTCTTCGAGAAGCTTCATCACTGGGATGATACCCGAGCTCTGGTTTTCAATCTTCTTGATTGGGGCACCAGCCTCGCGGAGATTGCTTAGGTTAAGTGCAACGCCACCACCACGCTTGGATAGCTGAAGGCTAGCGTTGATGCCACGAGAGATTGACTCCATGTTGTCTTCGATGCGCAGTAGGAAGCAAGAAACAAACTCACCACGCTGCTTCTTACCCGAGTTCAAGAATGTTGGGGTCGCTGGCTGGAAACGACCAGAAATTATTTCATCAATAATATTTAGAACCTGAGCCTCATCGCCACTAGCAAGAGCAAGCGCGTTCATGACAACTCGGTCTTCGAATCGCTCTAGGTAGCGTTCGCCATCAAAAGTCTTTAGAGCGTACGAGGTGTAGAACTTGTAGGCACCCAGGAAAGCATCAAAGCGGAATTTGTAAGCGTAGGCAGCTTGGAAGGCAGACTTAATAAACTCCGGCGAATACTGAGCCAAGATTTCTGGCTCGTAGTACTCATTCTCCACTAGGTAGTGAAGCTTCTCCTCAATCGTGTGAAAGAATACGGTGTTCTGGTTTACGTGATCTAGGAAGTATGCGCGAGCAGCTTCTTTATCCTTGCCAAACTGAATCTTGCCTTCTGAATCGTAAAGATTCAGCATTGCATTTAGTTCGTGGTAGCTGTATTTGTTTTCCATAGCTGCTCTAGCCTTTCAGTTATTTCCATAATGTCATCTGGCGTTCCTAGTATCTCTGCTCGGTATAGCAACGGAACGCCCGTCTTTGCTACAACGACATCTGCGGCTAAGCAATAGTGCTCACCAAAGTTGGTGTTACCAGTGCCGATGACCCCGCGGATAAGGTCTCTGTTTTGTTGCAAATTTAAAAACTTTACTACTTGACGTGGAACTGCTTTTTCATACTCTCCCCCGCCATAGGTAGGAAGGATCAAAACATATTCACGTTTTACAAGCAGAGGGCTCTCTGCATCCCACTTAAGTGGAATTTGTACAAGACTAGTCAGAAAAGAGAACTTTTCTGCAAAGCGCTTAGTGTTTCCAGACGCGCTGGAGAAATAGACGATGTCGTACATAACATCAGCCTACTACTAGTTAACTGATAAAGCACCTAATTTGTCAGGGCGGAAGCCTGACCAGTGGTCGTCGCCAGCGATAACGATTGGTGCAGCTTGATAACCAAGAGTTTTTACCATTTCATATGCAGCTTCATCCTGGCTAAGGTCAATAACGGAGTACTCAACGTTATTTTTGTCTAAAACCTTTTTTGTACTTTCACATTGAACGCAAGATGGAAGTGTATAAACGGTTACAGACATTAGGAGAGCCTTTCAGGGCATAGAGTTATAAGCCAAATCCTGACGATTTTTCCAAAATTTCTCTGGTTCGTCAGGAGGCGGATTACTAGTATAAGTCAAAAAATGACGAGCGATTTTTTCGCTAAAAAAAGAATACAGCGTCCGCGATCTCTTTGCAAATCGGGCAAAGTTTTAAACGCTCAGGGTTTTTTGAAGGGATAAAAATTTTTCCACATAGGGCCTCAACAGGGGTTCCCATTATGTAGCCCTCCGTCACAGATGCGGCCTCAGCGTAATGAGCCAGTTCATCGTTGTTTTCAGAATCCGTGTCCTGGTCTAGGTTAGTTTCTACCAGATCTAAAACCTGAGTCATACAGCCTCCAGCATTGATAGCACCTTTGATTTTGGAATTGTAGCAAGGTGGCTACTTAAATCATTTGTACCATAAGAGATAACAAAATTAGAACCGTGCTCTACTAGTCCAGCAGCAAATTCAATGCCATTAATTTCAAACTGAAATTCCGGCGAGATCGCAATCAGATCCCCTAGCTGGTTGTAGCGAACAAACTGATGCGTATAGAACTTCTGCTTACCAGCCTGTACCGCAAATGTCCTACGGCTCTGATACGTGACATTCTTGACGTAGAGAACGTGTACAACAGCGAGGTAAGTGCCATCGCCTAAGTCGTGAAGATTAGTATTCCCCCGAAGACCGCTGAGCTTTTTGTTTGAATTAAATTTATTGATTAAAGTACTGTCTTTAATTATAGCAGTGGGGCCGTAAATATACTCAAAGTTGGGATTAGGTTCGTAGGGGGCCATCCAGTTTTTCTCTGGCTTGGCATATTCTGGACCGTCATACTTCTCAACTAGAGTAGCCAAATTCTTTTTATGATCATATTTATATAGAGCCACACGAGCAACTGGAGTATGGCCTTTTTCCATCATGATGCCAGTAAAGTACCAAGAGCCATTACGCCAAAAAAGTTTTGCATCTTCAATCCCTCGTTCTAATAAAAACTCAGATTGAGCAAACTCTACTTGTCGTAAATTTTTAAAATTTAGCTGATCGTCAAGCTCAGTGAACCACACTTGATTTTTAATCTCACCCTGATTGGTGACCTCTAAGTACCCAGTGTCTAGATAGATAACGTAATTACTGGAGCGAATTGTTATGGCATAGCCCTCGATTGGAGAATATGCAATTGAAGGGTTAAAGGCAGACCAGGTTTTTACATCAGGATCTACTAATCTGCGAATCTGTCTGGTGGCCCCGCCCAGTTTCGCAATAGTAGGGTATGTTTGCTTAATTTTATTTTTCATACATAAATCACTGCCGGATAGCGATCCTTAACGTCAGATATCTTTTTTGCAACTGCAAATAGATTATCCCCCATATCAGCCAAGTCCAAGTTATATCCAGCACCCCTGAGGCGCTCTACGTCATCCAAGAACGGGTCTTCAAAGGTATTCTCGGTCCAGATATCGACCTGAAATCCTGCAGCCTCTAGGACACTTTTAAGGGTTCTTTTGCTGTACTCGTAGTTGTGTCGGTACGGGTTTCGGTCCTTATGATATTGCATGTAGAAATATGGCTCATAGCCACGTAGAATCTTCCACAAGCCCTGAGTACTGCAAGAGTTAGGGGTACTTAGGATTAATGTCCCATCCACCTTCAGTACACGATTAAGCTCAGATAGCATAAACATGGGGTCTACATCTAAGTGCTCTAATACCTCGGAGCATAGAATGGAGTCATATAGTTCATCCTCTACGGGCAATGTGGTGGACTCGAGATCCACTGCCATGTAAGTAGCCGTCAAAGAGGTAGAACCAAATACAATGCTCAGCTCTCCTTTTATTGGCATAGACAGATCAAAATTAGTGACATCTACCGTGACTCCAGGAGCTAATTTAGCTAAGGCTACAGGGATTATAGAGCTAGTGCCGACCTCCAACATACGGCCCCCTAGAGGGTTGCTTAATAAAATTTCTAGTGTTCTAGCATGACGTCTAGCATGAGTAGCATGGTAGTGCTCATCGGTGCCATATCCCGACTCTTCTTTTATTAAACTTTGCAGGGTACTTGCAATTTTCTTATCTACCCCAAGATACGGTAGTGAAATCATCTTTAATCCCTAAATGTGCCTCTAAGGTGCTCATCTTACCACACTGTAAATGCTGTAAAATAAGTATTGACTGTATCTCCCGAAAGTGCGTAATGAGTACACCTGCTGGTCTTTATAACATCATAGCCGATCAGGGCTCTACTTTCTCGCGCACAATCGTATGGCGAGATCCAGCCAAGAAACCAATCTTGATGGAAGGCTACAAAGCCCGAATGCACGTCAGAACCTCAGTGGATGCTTCCGATACAGTCCTCGTACTCACCACTGAGAATGGTCGAATTAGTCTTCACCGAACTAATGGTCAGATTACTTTAACCATAGACGATGACACGATGGCTGCTATTCCTGAAGACAAGTACGTATATGACTTAGAGCTGCTTGGCCCTACTGCTTCACTATACGTATACAAATTACTAACAGGCAATTTTGTTGTCCGAGCAGAGGTGACTCGATAATGGCTGGAGATGTTCCAAGCAGTGTCGCGACGGGAAGATATGTCCGTCAAATTGTCGTTTCCGCTCCAGGTCCACAGGGCCCTGGTGGTGTTGATGGCGTTCAAGCCGATGACATTGTTGCTTTGGTTTCATATCGTCATACTCAAAACACCCCACTCACTACGTGGACAGTAAACCACAACTTAAACTTCTACCCAAATGTAACAGTGTTCAATAGTGCTGGAAATCAGGTAGAGGGAAATGTAATACACACTGATGCAACATCCCTAACCATAACTTTCTCGACAACCGTGTCGGGAAAAGCTCATCTCTCATAAGGAAAAATAAATGGCTCGCCAATTTCTAACTGGGCTCAATCTAAATAAGAATGAGCTTCTAAATGCAAAAATCCAAAACCTCTCGACCACAGACATTGCTGCTATCAGCAGTCCTACAGCTGGTCAACTCGCTTTTGACACCGACCTACACCAGCTCAAGGTATATAGCGGCACCGCATGGCTAGCTCTAGCTGCTGGCGGTAATGTACAGGAGGCAATCACAGCCGCTATTGATGCATTGACTACAGATGACATCGAAGAGGGCTCCACTAATCTCTATTACGAGACCGGCCGCGCTAAGACCGACGCTGCAGCCCTTCTAACTAGTGCAACTAAGACCAACATCACCATCACTGGTGACGGTGATGGTCTCACAATCACAGCTGAGAACGGTGTTGCTGACTCAACCACTGACGACCTTACTGAAGGTACTACTAACAAGTACTTCACCGACCAGCGTGCAATCGACGCTGTTGGTGGCTCAGCTAGTTCCGCAAATGACCCGAACACCGTTGTAAAGCGTGATGGCTCCGGGAATTTTGCAGCTGGACAGATCACAGCGAATGAGATTGTAGTTCAAACTGCCGGTAGCATCTTCGAGGACTCTGCCCTTAACATTACATCGACCAGTGGAAATGACATCAACATTTCTGCTAACCAAGACGTAAACATCACCTCGGCTAACGGCGACATTGTTCTTAACCCTGATGGCAACCTATACAAGGGCTCAGTAGGTTCTACTAACGAGATTATTACTCAGAGCAGACTTGACTCATACATCGGTGACAACACTGTAAACGGTTCGACTGGTAACACTGTTGCTGACCGAATTGGCTCAGTCACTGGTAACCTAACCACGCACATCAACGACACCTCTGCTCACGGCACTACCGGAGATGTTGTTGGTACCTCAGACTCCCAGAGTCTAACCAATAAGACTCTCGGAACTGGCACAGTTCTTAGCGCTAACGTAGATGCTAACACCTACACCATTACCGACCTAGGTACCCCTTCAAACGACTCTGATGCCGCTACCAAGCTCTATGTAGACGACACAGTACTTGACCACGCCGCTGCGACAAGCGGAATTCACGGGGTTACAGGTAACATAGTTGGCACCTCAGACAATCAGACCCTAACCAACAAGAATTTTGGTTCAGGTAACGTACTTACTGCAGATCTAGATGCTGATGGCAGCACCATTACCAACCTACCTACACCTACTAACTCGGGCGACGCAGCAACAAAGGGCTACGTTGACAATGCAGTTGCAGGTCTAACTTGGAAGCCAGCAGTTCACTTGCTTGCAACTTCTAACGTTGCTTTGACTGGAGATAACGAGACCCTCGTTATTGACGGCCACACTGCGCTAGGTGTTGATGAAGTTGGTTACCGAATCTTGCTAACCGCTCAGACAACAGACTCACAAAACGGTATCTATGTATACGCAGACACCGGGACTACATATACCCTCACACGTTCTGCAGATGCAGATGTCTACACCGAACTAAAGGGTGCAACTGTATTCGTCCAGGAAGGCACCACTTACGGACAGTCGGCATGGACTCAAGGCAACACATACCTAACTGACTTTACTGCTCAAGATTGGGTACAGTTCTCTGGTGCAGCTCAGATTGTGGCAGGCGCTGGTCTAACCAAGGATGGAAACACTCTTGATGTAGTTGGAACCACCAACCGCATCACCGTGCACGCTGACAACATTGACATTTCTACAAGCTATGTCGGTCAGTCAAGCATTACAACCCTTGGAACCATTACCACTGGTGTTTGGAATGGTACTGACATTGCTGTCGCAGATGGTGGTACTGGTGCTTCAACAGCTGCTGGTGCTCGTCAGAACCTTGGTGCAACCACTAAGTACACAGAGGCTAACCCAGAGCTAATCGTTTCAAGCGGTGAAGTCACTTGGACCGTAACCCACAACCTAGGTATTCGTACTGTAGTTGTTCAGGTTTATGACACTGTAGGATTTGACTCAGTGGAGGTTGACGTAGAGCGCACCAACACCAATACTGTCACTCTCCAGTGGCCAGCATCAGCAACTGTAGATGCAGGATCATACCAAGTAGTAATCATCGGTTAACATCTAACGATTAAAAGGATCCCAGTTGTCTAGAAAGTTTTTAACACCAGTTGGCCTACCGAAGGGCGACACACTCCCTTCGGTAGGCTCTGCTGGCGATCTCTTTTATAAACTAGACGCGCAAAAGATCTATGTCCACAATGGCACTGAATGGGTAATTGCTCAGGGTTCTGGCGGGCAGACTACTGTTTCGGCAACAGCACCAACTGGAGCAACCGAGGGCGACACTTGGTTTAATACCACTAACGCCAGGAGTTACGTCTACTATGACGGCGCTTGGGTAGATATTTCAGTTGGAAGTATTGGCGCTACGGGGCCTACTGGACCGACTGGCCCCCAGGGTGATGCAGGCCCTGGCGGTATTCAGGGTGATACTGGTCCAACTGGTGCTCAGGGTGCATCGATCAACTTCGCTGGATCTGTAGCAGACTACAGCGAGCTTGACGCAATCACTGGTCAGGCTGTCAATGATGCCTACATCGTGCAGTCTGACGGCAACTTGTGGGTGTGGGATGGCGCAAACTGGAATGACGTAGGTCAGATTGTTGGACCTACGGGACCTACAGGACCTCAGGGTGCAACTGGTGCTACTGGAGCAAGCGTCACGGGACCTACAGGACCTCAAGGAGAGACAGGCGCAACAGGTGCAACTGGCCCCCAGGGTGAACCGGGCGAGGGTGGCGGCGTCAGCTCAATGGATCTGCTGACAGATGTTGCTCTAGCAGATTTACTAGATGGTGACGTACTTTTTTACAATCAAGCAAGTTCAAAATGGATCAACGTAAGCCTAGTTTCAATCCTCGCTGATCTTGGAGCTCTCCCGGGGATATCTGGCGGAGACTATAACACAACAATATTCGCTGGTACAATTGATGGTGGGCAATACAACACCACCAGCTTTGGATCGTCAATCGACGGTGGAAATGAAGGTAGCTTCTAATGGCAGTTAAAATTCAAGTACGTCGCGGAACCGCGGCTAACTGGACCTCAACCAACCCTACCCTTTCAGTAGGCGAGCTTGCGTTTGAGACTGATACCGGCAAGATAAAGGTCGGTACTGGTTCAACAGCATGGACCTCGCTTCCATATGCAGGTATGACCCCAACGGAAGTTGCTGCCGCCATTACAGCAGCCGTTGGGAATGTTATCGATCTAGCTCCTGACGCACTGGACACTCTAAACGAGCTTGCTGCAGCAATTAATGATGACCCAGACTTTTTCAATACAATCTCAACTGCCCTGGGAACCAAGCAGGACAAGGTAACTGGCGTATCTGACACTGAAATTGGATATCTAGACGGCGTCACCTCGGCTATTCAGACTCAGCTAGATGGTAAGCAAGCGATTGTCTCAGGCGTGAGCTCAACCGAGATCGGGTATCTAGACGGTGTTACCTCTGGTATTCAGGGTCAGCTAGATGCCAAGGCTTCTTCCACTGACCTTTCAAACCACGCCTCCGACACCACAAGCATTCACGGTATTGCAGACACCTCGGCATTGGAGACCCAAACCGGGGCTCAGACCAAGGCTGATACAGCCGAGCAAAACGCTAAAAACTACGCAGAAGAAGTTGTAGCCAGTTTAATTGATTCAGCGCCAAACGCGTTAAATACTTTAAACGAAATTGCTGCAGCAATTAATGATGATGCGTCATTCTTTATGTCTGTGGAGTCACGTGTTCAGGATGCTGAAACAGCTATTACAACTCACAATGCTGAGCTAGTAAACGTACACGGTATCTCTGATACTCGTGACTTGGTCTACGAGACTCAGATGATCACAGCAATTGGCACCCACAGCGATGACACAACAAACGTTCACGGTATCGCTGATACGGCTGACATTGCACTGAAAGATAGTCCAACATTCACCGGCAGCGTGAGCCTCCCAGCTACTACAACAATTGAAACAACTGGCGGCGTTCTCCAGGTTGGCCCTACCGAGTTCGCCAAACTTAGCGAAATTACTGCAACAGCTACAGAGTTAAATACTCTTGAGGGCATTACAGCATCTACCGCTGAGCTAAATACACTTGATGGCATCACTGCCAGCACTACCGAGCTGAACACTCTAGATGGTATTACAGCATCTACAGCAGAGCTAAATATCCTTGACGGCGCGACTGTCACCGCTACAGAGTTAAATACTCTAGAGGGTATTACAGCATCTACATCAGAGTTGAACACTCTAGAGGGTATTACAGCCTCAACCGCTGAGCTAAACCTCCTCGACGGAGTCACCGCGACCACTGAAGAGTTGAACATCCTAGATGGAGTAACTGCTACTGCTGCAGAGCTAAATACTCTGGATGGTATTACCTCTACTACTTCAGACATTAATAAACTTACTGGACTATCTACTTCTACTACAGAACTAGACTATGTTGCTGGAGTAACCTCTCCAATTCAGAATCAACTTGACGATAAAGCACCTATTGCTAACCCTACTTTCACGGGTACAGTGGCCGGTGTCTCAAAGTCCATGGTTGGCTTAGGAAGCGTAGACAACACAGCTGACGTAGATAAGCCAGTTTCAACCGCGACTCAGGTTTTGATTAACCAGAAGGCGGCTCTAAACAGCCCGACCTTTACTGGAACTGTTTCAGGCATTACCAAGTCAATGGTTGGCCTAGGTAACGTTGACAACACTTCAGATGCAAACAAGTCAATCTCGAGTGCAACTCAGACTGCGCTTGATGCAAAAGCTTCGTCAACTGATTTGTCCACTCACGCTTCAGACACCACAAGCGTTCACGGTATTGCCGACACTTCATTGCTTGAAACCACCTCAGGTGCTCAGGACAAGGCAGATGCAGCCGAGACAGCAGCTAACAGCTTTACAACCTCTGCAATAAACGCGCTTACAACTTCAGACATTGAAGAAGGTACAAACCTCTACTTTACCAATGAGCGTGCTCAGGATGCAATTGGTAACAACGTAGGCGATGGTCTAGCGTATAACGATGCTACTGGAGTTGTTTCTGTAGCTGCCGGTACTGGTATCCTTACCTCTCTTAGCGGCTTAGTAGATATAAACACCGCGGTAGTTGCTACTCTCGATGGAGAGCAAACTTTAACCAACAAAACTATTGACACTGCAGACAACGACATCACTGTCGTGGTTGCAGATGTCTCTGACTTGACGGCATCAGCATCTGAGCTAAACGTGCTTGACGGCATTACAGCTACAACTACCGAGCTTAACTACGTAGACGGTGTTACTGACCCAATTCAGACTCAGCTTGATGCTAAGGCATCTCTTGCTGGTGCAACATTTACTGGAACTGTAAACGGTATTACTAAGGCCATGGTTGGTCTAAACAATGTGAACAACACAGCGGATGCCAACAAGCCGGTATCTACTGCGACACAGACTGCGCTTGATGCAAAGCTATCACTGACCGGTGGAACTTTAACTGGTGACCTAACACTTAATGCTGCACCAACATCTGACTTACACGCTGCAACCAAAGCATATGTAGACACTCTTGCAACAGGTCTTCGAGTTAAAGATCCAGTAGTCGTAGCTACCACTACAAACCTAACTGCTACATATGACAATGGTACTGATGGTCTAGGAGCATTCCTAGAGGGCAGTTCAAACGGTGCTCTAGGTTTAATTGATAACTATGCAGTAACTACCAACGACCGAGTATTGGTTCGTTCTCAGACTGATGCCACCGAAAACGGTATCTATTATGTAGACAGCCTAGGCTCTGGCTCGGCTAAGTGGAAGCTCATCCGTGCATCAGATGCAGATAACAGCCCTTCAGCCGAGGTTGCTGGTGGTAATTTCTGTCTAGTACAATTTGGTGACACCAATTCTAATGCCGGATTTATCATCTCAACCGTGGGAACAATAACCCTTGGTACTGATGATGTCGTGTTTACTCAGTTCAGTGCCGCTCAGAACATTCTTGCAGGAACCGGAATTGTTAAAGACGGTTCAGAGATTTCAATCGATGCAGCTGTAGTTGCAACTTTAAATGGTTCTACGTTCACCGGAACTACAGTTCTACCAGTTACTACCTCTATTGGTGCAGTTACAGGTACAGAGATCTCGTACCTAGAGGGTGTTACATCTTCAGTTCAAGACCAAATTGATACCAAGGCCCCGTCAAACAGCCCAATCTTTACTGGCGAGGTATATGTACCGCTAACTGCTGGTGTAGTTAAGTCTTCTGCCGGTGGCCTTCTATCTGCAGGAAACATTCAGCCAGCCGATGTTGCAGGTACTGCAGTAATTACCACAGACTCTCGACTATCTAACTCTCGTACTCCGAGCGGTTCTGCTGGTGGAGACCTAACTGGTTCTTACCCAAACCCAACCTTGGCAACCTCAGGCGTAACCGCTGGTTCATACACCAATGCAAACATCACAGTGGACGCAAAGGGTCGAATCACCCTTGCATCTGATGGTGCTGGTGGCGGTGCAAGTCTTGCCGTATCAGCAACTCCTCCAACCGGGGCAACCGAGGGCGACCTATGGTTTAACAGCGAGGCAGCTGGAATCTATGCATTCTACGACGGCTACTGGGTTCTAACCTCTGGTGAAGCTGGTCCTCAGGGCCCAGCTGGTCCTACTGGCCCTGCTGGAGAGGCACTTCCTACAGGAGGAACTACTGGCCAGTTCTTGACCAAGGCCTCGAACACTAACGGCGACGTTGAGTGGACAACCCTGCCTACTGATACCGATATAATGGTAATCATGGGTGCTTACTAACAGATAACGCACAAAACAAGAAAGTAGTAAATAATGGCTACCACAACTAAAGCCCTAGCGCGAACTGCATTCGCCACAACCGAGGGCGATCTCTATACAGTGCCTACCACTGGAACTACCACCGTTGTCACCAACGTTGTTGTGGTAAATACCAGCCCTGCACAGCAGACCTTTAACCTTCTTCTAGATGGAGTCGAGCTATTTGAGCAGACTCCTATTGCTGGCTACGGTACAATCTCCGTAGATATGAAGCAAGTTCTAGATGCAAACTCAACCGCTAAGAAGATTCGCGGTTTTGCATCAGCAACATCAGTAAAAGTCCACATTAGCGGAGTAGAGATAGCGTAATGAGTATTCAACAGTTCCCAGCGTCAGACGGTCGTTTTAACCCAACCGAGATCCTGACCGACCCAGTAAATAAACTACGTACCTCAACCGCTCAGGCGCTGATCGATACTGACTTCGAGTACGGTACCCAGCAGTCAAAGTGGGAGAACCTTGGCGTAACTAACAACCGCCCTTTTGCTGCACCCTCAGCCACTGCAATCCCTAACGTGTCTGCAATTACTATGTCTACCAATGCTCGCATTGTGACAGTTACTCTGACTACAACTACAGCCACCGTAACCAACGCGCTTTCAGCAACACCTGTTACGGGCTACGTTGAGTACACAACCTCGGCTGCTCACGGCTTTTCAACAGGTCAGTACGTAACCATCTCTGGGTCATCAGTTTCTGGATACAATGGTACTTTTCTAATCTACTCAACCCCAACTACTACAACTTTTGCAGTTGCCAACTCAGCCACCGGAATCGAAACTTGGTCGTCAGGTCAGGCAGTTTCCGGTGTTGCTCCGGTGACTGGAACTGCAGTCAACGTACAAGACACTTTCCTTGCGGCAGCTAACGGTAACTTCTTAATTGAATCAGGTGGTGGTACTGGAAGCTTTACCTACCTAGGTCGTGCCCAGAACAAGACAACTGTTACTGATATTTTGGACCCAAACAAGACTTCAATTTATGTTGCAAACCTGTACACAAATGCAAAAATTGGAGATGCTCCTACTCTTAGCGTTTCTGGGTCTAATCTAAAAGTCACCGTAACTACCACCGTCCCTCATGGTCTGTCTATTGGTAACACAATCGCCGTGACTGGTGTAACTGGAACTAATCCGCCAAACGGCTCGTACCGCGTGGCAACAGTTTCAACGCCCACTACCTTTGTCTACTACGCTGACCCTACCGAAGGCAATCCAGCAAGCTTGACAACAACAAACGCAGCTATCTATGTACGTCCGCAGGCTCAGTTCTTGCACCGTGCATTTGACGGCGGTGTTCTGTTCTCCGCTAACGCAAGTTCAAACTACGAGGCCGCTATTCGTCAGACTCGTCGTTACTTCCGCTACCAGTCTGGTAAGGGTCTTCAGATTTCATCTGGAACAATCTTTAAGCCTTACGCAACCATCGACGGTATTACTTCTTCTGGAACCACGGCAACAGTAACCACCAAGGAACAGCACAACATTCAGCCAGGCACCTCAATTTTGGTATCAGGTGCGAACGAAACTCCTTATAACGGTGTTTTTACCGTCGCAGAGATCACAGGGTTTAATACTTTTACATATGAGATGGAAACATCAGCTGCTGGCCCAGCCACTGGAATTGTAAACCTAAATGTTAACTCATGGTATGGCTCATCTAACCGACTAGGCCAGTTTGACGCCCAAAACGGCGTCTTCTGGGAATTTGACGGTCAGGGTCTCTATGCTGTAAAGCGTTCATCTACCCAGCAGCTTTCTGGTCGATCAACCGTGACTCAAGGCTCTAACGTAGTAACCAGAACTAGCGCGTCTTTCCCTACTTCATACTCAAGTCAGCTAATTCCTGGTGACTATGTAGTAATTCGCGGGCAGTCATACAGAGTTACTGCAGTTGATGATATATCAGCCACCCCTAACTTCACTATTTCACCTTCATATCGCGCTGCAAGCGCCTCCCACGTCAGTATCTCAAAGACTATTGATACCCGCATCCCTCAGTCAGAGTTCAACCTAGACAAGGTCGATGGTACCGGCCCTTCAGGCTACACTGTTGATTTGACCAAGATGCAGATGTTCTACATTGACTACTCTTGGTACGGTGCTGGCTTTATCCGCTGGGGACTTCGCGGTGAAGATGGCAACGTGTTCTATGTTCACAAGATGAAGAACAACAATGTTAACAACGAAGCATACATGCGTTCTGGAAACCTTCCAGCTCGCTATGAATCATCAACCTTGCCTCCAACAACTCGTGTAGACGCGAGCCTTTCAGACACTGATACTACTATGACAGTTCTGGATACTTCGGCTTTCCCTACAGCTGGAACTCTAGTTATTCGCCCTAGCACCACAGATAACCAGGCGGGACTACTTCACGAGTACGTGAACTATACCGGCAAGACTGCTACAACTTTTACTGGACTAACTCGTGGAGGCGCTGGAGCAACTAGCGTTGCATCTACTTGGACTATTGGTTCAAACACTGGCACTGTTGCAAGTGCTTCTGGACTTCAGATTGGCCAGCGTGTATTCTCTAGTACATCACCTAGCCCAGTACCAGACGGTGCTTTTATTACAGGCATTTCTGGAACCGTTATCACCCTAAATACTGCAATTACCGGGTCAAACCCGACTCTAATTTTTGCTCCTATGGGTGCCACGGCTCAGACATATACTCACGTTGATACTGCACCTACATCAGTAGAGCTGGCGTTCCCTTCATTTGCACCATCTATCTCCCACTGGGGTACTTCGGTAATTATGGATGGTCGTTTCGATGATGACGCGTCCCTTATCTTCACCTACGGTCAGACTGGAACAGTGTCAATCCCTGCCAACGCATCGAAGGCGCTATTCTCAATCCGTCTAGCTCCTTCAGTAGATAACGGTATTAGTGCTAACTTCGGACAGCGCGAGATCATCAACCGCATGCAGCTAAAGATGAACAGCCTCGGTGTGACCACAACCTCAGCATCCACGAATTACCTAGTGCGTGCTTACTTGAATGCAGTACCATCTGCAGGAGTTACTTGGACCACTCCAAACTTCTACGAGACCGGAACTGCTAACTCATCGCTAGCTCAGATTGCTGACTACCGCGCTAACGGAAACGTTACTGTCTCTGGTGGTGAAATTACTGGTGGTTTCTTGTCTCAGGGTACCGACTCAATTGAATTGAACCGTCTACGCGACCTTGGTAACTGTATTCTTGGCGGTGGAGGTACAACCTCAAACAGTGGCATCTACCCAGACGGCCCAGACACACTTACCATCGTTGTAACTAACCTATCAACAGCTACCGCGTCATTTAGCGGTCGTCTAGCATGGACAGAGGCACAGGCATAATGGCTATTAATTTTCCTGCAGAACCAGAAGTAGGAGATGTTTACTCCTATAACAATCGTTCTTGGACATGGTCCGGCGAAGTTTGGACTCCTAACCGCCCGCAGTACACCGCAGATCGAGACATCATTTCAGATGCCGATGGGTACCTTGTAGCTGCCACCACCACGTCAACCGAAATTGGTTACGTGGCTGGTGTCACCTCATCTGTGCAGGACCAGCTCGATGATAAGGCTCCTTTAGCTAGTCCAACACTTACCGGCGCACCTACAGCTCCGACTGCAACTGCAGATCAGACTGATACGCAGATTGCTACTACGGCTTTTGTAATTGGCCAGGCTTCCTCATCGACACCAGCTGCTAACGGGACAGCTGCAACTGGAACTTCAAAGAAATATGCTCGTGCAGACCACGTTCACGCAACTGACACCACTCTTGCACCTAAGGCAGCTCCTACTTTTACGGGTGTTGTCACAGTGGCTGCTGATGGAATTGCCTTCACTGACGGGACCCAAACTAAGCAGGGCGTGCCATCTTTAACTACAATCAAGGCAGCGATTACCGCTAATGCAACTACATCTACGCTAAGCAATGCACTAACCTACCGCGACTCTTTAGTCCCAATAGCGGGAGCCTGGTCGGTTACCATTGATGCGGATACCACTAACTCAATCACTTTCCCGATTGGGACCTCGATTGATTTCTATCAGAGCTCCGGTACCGGAGCTAGCTTTGTGCAAGGCGCTGGTGTAACCCTACTTAAAACTCCGGGTCTAAACTTCCGCACTACTTACTCATCTGCTACAATAACCAAGGTTGCTAACAACACTTGGCTTGTGTACGGCGACTTATCAGCTTAATTTTATTAAGGTAGAATGACATACTATGAGCAAAAGAACTGGTAGACACTCCGCGCAGCAAAACGACTTTTTGCAGCCTAGTGCCGTAACTATAACTAACGCATATAACGTTGGCACTAACCGCCCGTATCTATTGACTGCCACTGGCACTAATGGTCAGGGTGGCGCTGTTGCACTAGTATGGACTCTACCGGGAGACTCACCTGCTGCTCTTAGCTATGACATAACATCTAGCCCAGCTACAGTCACAAAAAATACCACTAGCCTACCAACAGGTGGATCTCCTTTTATTTTTGAAGGTCTAGCATCTGGTGTTTCATATACCTTTACTGTAATTGCAAAGAATAATGCTGGCAGCTCTCTGCCGACAACATCAGGATCAGTGGCTGTATCAACAGTTCCCGCAGCTCCAAGTGCCCCTACAGTACGAAGTGTCACAAACGAGCAGATTGACTATGTAACCATCACAGCTCCTTCAGCTAATGGTGGTTCTAATATTCTTGCAACCGCAGGCTATTCCTGGGAGAGCAATGATGGTAAATCAGGCAACCGTGACGCAACTGGAGAATTTGCTGTTGGTCAGGAAGCAAATACATCTCAGCAATATCGAGTTAAAGCTAATAACTCCAACGGATCATCAGATTGGTCTGCCTATTCTGGTGCCGTAACCACCCCCCCTTACTTTCCTCCATACTTTCCACCTTACTTCCCTCCGTTCTTCCCTTACTTCCCTCCATACTTCCCACCTTACTTCCCACCGTTCTTCCCTTACTTCCCTCCGTTCTTCCCTTACTTCCCACCGTTCTTCCCGTTCTTCCCGTTCTTCCCACCGTTCTTCCCTTACTTCCCTCCGTTCTTCCCTTACTTCCCACCGTTCTTCCCGTTCTTCCCACCTCGCTTCGGATGTATTGAAGCAGAGACTTTGATCGAGACAGCCAACGGTCCTGTAGCGGCTAAGGACTTGAAGGTAGGAGACACTATCCTCTCAATGTCACTAGAAGAGCTAGGCGCTGAGCAGATGACTCCTATCGAGTTCACTATCGGAGATAGCTTGACTTTCGGAGCTGAAGGCTTGGTTGACACTACAATCACCGCGATTGTAGAAAGTGTAAAGACTGGAATTGTCTACTTCAACGGCAAGAAGGAGTCTCGCTACTCTAGCCAGCAGCCAGTGTTTATTAAGTCAAACGGCGAATTCCACGTTCGTATGGCTGGAAACCTAGTAATTGGCGACACTCTAGTTCAGGTAAATGCCGATGGCACATACCAGGAAGAGATGATTACCGAGACAACCGTGCTACACGGCGAGTTCACCGTCTACCAGTTCACATGTTCCCCGCACCACTGGTTCATTGCTGGTGGGTATCTAGTCCACAACAAGCTCTAAAAATAAAAGAATAAGGCCCTACGGGGCCTTATTTTTTTTGCCAAATTATACTATTAGTGCTAGACTCATTTAAGCCAGAGTAAAACCGACATGGGAGAATAATGGATTCCAACCAAGGACAAAATGATTGGTTCACTAAAGACCGATCAGAAACAGCTAGTAATAGATCAGCTGATCGCCAGCTAGGGCCAATAAAGGTAGCAAATCCAGCCCTCGGCATCAATGTGTATAGCGGAGCCATAACTAAAGAGCAGGGTCAAGCATACATCCAAATCTTAGAGTCTAAGCTGAACGGTCAAACCAGATACGAATGGCAGGGCGCACGAGTTACTTCATCTGATGAAGTCGCTCTATACGCCCGTAATGCCTTGGACTTTAAAGTTAGTTCTAACAATCTAGGACTTAAAGACGCTGATAACGCGGAGCTTTATGACATTCACGAGCGAATATTTCAAGCGATTCGCCGCTGTGTAGACGACTACGGACGCATCTGGGGAGTCGGCATTGCGTCCTACGAGTCCTTCAACTTTGTAAAATATGACGGTCCTGGAACCCACTTCAAGATCCATGCTGACCACGGGCCTACTTACGTATGCACTATCTCAGTTTGCGTATATCTAAATGACGACTACGAAGGCGGGGAAATCCATTTCCCTAGGTTTGATGGCCTAACTATTAAGCCAAAGGCCGGAGATATTGTAGTATTCCCCTCGACCTATATCTATGAACATGCATCTTTAGATATGGTTAGTGGCATTAAGTATGCAGTAGTAGTCATGACTGACTACAATGATCGTGATGGCGTGAACCATCGAGTATCGCCTACAATTCAAGCATACGAGCTTAAGTACTAAATTGAGCAATAACATTAAGGTCTACGAGAATTTTGTTTCTGCGCAGGAAATAGATTTTCTACTGAGCTTTTTTATTGACTACAGTGATAACTTCGAGCTGATAAATAACTCAGTGAATCTACTTGGATTTGGTCAAGACAATTTCCCAGCCTCCTCCCTGTTCAATAATCCTAATAGTTTTTCGGACATTCTTCCTCAGGAAAAAATTAAGTTTATACAGGACTACTACAAACGTGTAGAAACTACAGTGGGCTCCGATATTGCTAAAGACATAAGCATGTCAGCACTATGGTTTGTGAAAACTATGGAAGGCGGGTTTCCGGAGCACGGCGATAATGAACCAGACGCCATCTATCAGTACGAGCAGACATGTATTTTATATCTAAACGACTGCGAGAATGGTGGAGAAATAGTGCTCCCGGAGTTCGACTACAGCTTTTTACCAAAAGCGGGATCCTTACTATCATTCCCAGCAAATTACGTACATGCAGTTCTACCCGTGTCTCACCCGAGGTATACGATGCCTAGCTGGCTTACCGAGAATAAGGCATATTCTTTAGACAATTACGTATAAATACCAGGTATTTAGTGAATAATTTTTAGTTTTAGTGTAGAGTTAAGCCATAAATAGGTTTAACCTATAGCTGACCATAGCGATAGAAGGAACATATGGAACCGGAACACATTAGCGGGCCTGATGAAGAAATGCAAAAGCAGATGGACGATCACAATGTCCGCCTTAAGGCTTGGTACACCATAGATGAGCAAACTTGGAGTTCTGCCGAAGAGGTATCCCCTGGAACCGGCATATGGGTTTATCATGATGTTCTACCAAAGAGCCTAAATATCATTGACCGTTTAGAGAATGTTTTGAATGATGAAACTAACTCATACAACTACGCTGATGCAATGGTGGGATACGGCATTAAGATGCCGGAATATCGAGACTGCTTCGATTTTAAATACAAGAAAAGCGATATTGCAGAGGATCAAAGTGAAGCAGGGCTAGCCCTTCACTCTTTAGCCGACGACACTTACTCCCGCCAGGTGCAAGCTGTAAAGCACTACACAAAGCACTACAATATCGGCGAACTACGCTACTGGGAAGCAACTAACTACATTAAGTACGGCCCGGGTCAGCATTTCCAGGAACACCATGACCACGGGTTCTCTTACAACTGCGTAGTCTCTATTGTAGCTTTCCCTAATGATGATTACGAAGGCGGGGAATTATACTTCCGACTACATAATGTAACCATTAAGCCAAAGGCTGGTGACATCTACGTATTCCCTTCAAACTTTATGTATCCACACCGGGCTATGCCTGTCAAGTCTGGTACAAAGTATTCAATGGTTACAATGCTCGACTACTCGGATAAGTATCACAAGCCGGGATTCTATGAAGAAACTGGAAGTTAATGAGTTCGATTAAGGTCTACAAAGGCTACCCAAACACTGCCACAGTAGCGCCGCTACCGGCAGCCCGCGACTGGATGGATAAGTCTCATGACAAGCACGCCTACATGTGCTTCCCAATGGCACTAACCAACCGTCTTGGCTGGGGCATTTCATTCCCTGAAGATATTGTTTTTATCTGGGATGGCATTGATGATACGACTCCAGACCACGTTAAGGTTTTAAAGGGTCAAGAGTGGGCAAACTCAAAGCGCGGTAACGCCACGCTTAGCTTCGAGACAGGTCTTATTTTTAAGACAGACCCAGACGTGACGTTGTTAACTATGCCCGTCCCAAACCAGTTCATTGCTGGTACACAGTGTTTTACCACTCTGATCAGTACGTCGTTCTATATGCCACCGCTTCCAATTGCCTGGAAGCTGACAGAGGCTAACAAAGAAATTACAATCCCCGCTGGTACGCCTGTTGCAGCACTGCTCCCTATTTCACTAGGCCACCTAGAGAATGATTACGTTATGGAGCTTAACAAGGAGATCTTAGACAACTCGTACTGGCAGGAGTTGCAGAAATACGGTGATGCAGCTCAGGCTAAAAATGCAATAGGCGACTGGTCCAAGATGTACCGAGACGCCGTTGACTACAAAGGAGATAAAGTGGGAGCCCACGAAACTAAATCAATCAAGCTTAAGACTGTGACATGCCCGTTCACCGGTCAAACCTATGAAGTAGAGGATGACTCGGTTGAGCCTAACGAATAAGATTAAGTTTGTCATGAATAGGCCTTGGCTGACAAAAGACAGTCCGTCAGCACCAGGGCCAACCATTAAAACTATTCCTGACTGGTATCGCAAGGCGGATAGATTTGCTATTAATCCCCACACTAACGAGCCCTGGATCAATCCTCAGGATGGCGGAAAGGTCCCTACTTGGAAGGCTTGTCCAGCAGTCTTTGACATCATGGGAACCGGATACGTCTACAAGACCCCGTGCGATGTAGAAGTTTACGAAGAAAATGGCGAGATCAAGATCAAGATAGAAGATCAGTACAACAAGGATTTTGTTGGAGATCGCATGCCTATGCCTCAGTTTGTTCCGCCTCAGGGGTACCACGAAAAGCACTTTGCATGGTGGTCTGACTGGGCAGTAGTACTGCCAGAAGGGTATAGTGCTCTGTATACTCAACCATTTAATAGGTTTGAGCTGCCATTTCTAACAACCAGCGGTATTATTGACAATGATAAGGTCCACCTTCCTGGAACTATGCCCTTTTTTATTGTCAAGGGATTTACAGGGGTAATCCCGGCAGGAACTCCTTATGCTCAGATTCTCCCTTTTAAGCGTGAAGACTGGACATCAGAACTACAGACAAACATCAGCTACGAGCAGATGATGAAGAACAACATGGAAAACAGTAATAAATATCGAGTACCTAATGGTGGCGTCTACCAGAAGGAAGTATGGACTCGCCGAGTCTACGAGTAAGGTAGGATAGCAATATGACCGAACAAGAATTAGCTAACAGCCACCGCGGAGCACCTCGCGTCTCTATCACCCCTTCGGGGTATTATGGTGATTCACCGGACAATATTGTCACACTAGAAAACTTCATGACTGAAGAAGAGATCGTGGCTCTAGATACTTTTATCCGTAGTAACACGGAGTGGGACGTCACTGAAACTCACTATAACGAAGAGGGTACAGTAATTTATGACTCGGATTACTGGAAGGATCGAGTAGCAACTTACACGACTATCGATCGGGTAGACCCAGAAATCCCTGCAATTATTGAGGGTATGGTCGAGCGACTAAAGGTAGAAGTAGATAAATTTTTTAAGGTAGATGCTATGCCTACCAGTCCAGCATTGGTCCGCTGGCTTCCGGGAATGCTGCAGCAGCCTCACGCTGATAAAGAGCTGCACCAAGGAAACGATAGAGGCAAGCCAAATGACTTTCCATACTATGACCTAGCAGGCCTTTTTTATATCAATGATGACTATGAGGGGGGCGAGTTGTATTTCCCTAATCAAGGGATTCAGTTTAAGCCTAAGCGCGGAGCTGCCTACTTCTTTCCTGGAGATTTAAATTATATTCATGGTGTAACCGAGATTACCTCTGGAACTAGATATACTTGCCCATTTTTCTGGACAATTGTAAAGCATGTCGACGCTTGAACCATATGAGATAGCCCCCCTGGTTTTTGTATATCCAGGGGTCTATAAAGACGCGCCCACTCTAGTAGATGCACTAGAAAATGGACCAAAAGGGATCAACTACTCGATTTACGACTGGGAGCCATGGGAAGGTAGAGGCAAGCATGCCACTATAAACCCAGGGCTGCAAGTCAAACTAGAAGAAGACGACAATGTTTTTGATGCGGTCAGATCTTTCGTTTCGGCGTATGATGAAATTTTTGCTGATTATATTTCTAGAAAAAACATACAATTAAGCGGTCCAGTGATGTCTAATATTGCATGCAATTATTATGAAGAGGGAGCATCCATGGGGTTTCATACCGATTCCGATCCTGAAGACGAGCAAGCTCCTTACTACTCCATTACAGTAAATTGCTACCTAAATGATGACTACGAGGGCGGAGACTTAGTCTTTAACCTCTCTACTGAAGAAAACGCAGAGACTGTTAGATACACACCAAAAGCTGGCGACTTTGTTGTCATCCCCGCCTCACCGCCATATTTACACAAATCTGAAAAAATTATCTCTGGTAAAAAGTATTTTTCGCACCGAGTAGTGACTGAAGATAAAAAGCCAATATGGCAGTTAGGAGTCTAGGTGGATATCAAGGTTTTATATCCAAAGATCCATATCTACAGTGGACTTCTTGGTGACTCTCAGGAGTTAATAGCCACCCTACGCGACGTATACGATTGGAGCGGTTGGTATACTTTTGGAGATCTAGCAGTAGTGCAGATAGATCGTCGAAATTTTGATACGTTTCCCTCGCGTGAAGACTGGGACCTGGTAGAGCAATCTATTGAAAAGCCAAACGCAGCTGCCTCTTCTATTATCAATGCTTTCTACAGTGCCACTAGCCACTATGTAGATGTCAACAACGTTAGCCCAGTTAGCTGGAACTTTAACTCTCCAGCTGTCTGCATGTATAACACTAATGCCGGGGCGTCTGAAGACGTTGCTATGCACTACCACACTGACTTCCAGCAAGAAAAAAGAGATGAACCAGGGTTTAAGCCTTACATCACCTGCACTATGTACCTAAATGACGATTATGAAGGTGGAGAGATCGAGTTTAAAGTACTACAGTCAGATGGCTCATTCGATCGCGTCTCATATAAGCCAAAAGCAGGGGATATTTTAGTTTTCCCTTCCGATGAACCGTACTACCACGGAGTAAATCTAACCACCAAGGGTAAAAAGTACTTTGTACGGTCTTTCTGGGACTACTACTTCCCGGGAACTGAAGAGTGGCACGAGGGTTTAAAAACCTACGGAGAAGAGACTTGGCTTAAAATGGAACAGGATCGCGAAAAAGCCGAAAGAACTACTGGACGCTACAACCTAATGAATAGGGGTAACTAATGTTTGATTCAATAGACGCCTCTACCTTTATTTACTACAAAGATGAAGAGAATACTCTTTCTAAACTAGGCGTTACTAAGAACAGAATTGTTGAAGTCCCTAACTTCATAGACGCTGATACTGCTAAAAAGTTAGTTGACTACTTTGATAATGGCCCGGAGACCTGGGATTTTATAGCCTTCTACCATTCATACGGGATGGGCCTTAACCCCGACCCTAAGGAATTAGCTGTATTTGATCTCGATCCAAACGTATTTGACAAAATAAACGCCGGAACTAAGACTTTAGTCGAGCTCATATTCGAGCAGAGGGTTAAAGCAAATACGGCTCATGCTCAGAAATGGGTAGAAGGCGGTTTTGCAAATCCGCACTCGGACAATTCAGATGAAGATGGTAACCCCACCGCGTTTGAGATAAACAAATACGTAGCTATTTTGTACTTAAATGATAGCTATGAAGGCGGAGAACTCTACTTCCCTGAGCACGGTCTAGAGATCAGACCAAATAAGTACTCTTTATATGTTTTACCTGGGGGGATAGAGAATATACATGGAGTGCGCGAGATACTTTCTGGGGAAAGGCATACCATGCTCTCTTTCTGGGACTTTGCAGACGCTGAATACTCAGAGGAGCGCAAGGCTGAATGGGCTGCCGAGCTCAAAGAAGTCAGAGCCTCACAGGCGGAGCAGCGTATAGAATGGAAGAATGGAAATAAATATGTTTAATTCAGAAGAACTACTGACAGATCTGCCCACTCCAACGGAGATCTATCCGCGCATATTTGTGTACAAAGCAGCATTTAAAAACCCGCTAGAGTTTATTGAAAAAGTAAAGCAACTGCCTACATGGCAGTCTTGGTGGACTTTCGGAGATATGGCTAGCGTCCCCGGAATCGAATATACCAAGTTTGACACTAAGCCTACCTACGAAGAGTGGGAGGCATTTATTGCTGGATACGTGGAAGATACAAAAGGCAAGCCGGGCTGGGACTTATCTCCTTATGTAGATAAGTTATTCTACAAGGCTACAGAAGATCACATGAAGAAGTATCCTCTAGAGATACCCAACTGGTCCCACCAAAAGCCATCTATTGCAAAATACGTAGCCCTAGGCGGGGTAGATGATGACAAATACTCCATGCACTACCACACTGACTTCCAGCGAGAAAAGGCTGATGCCCCAGGGCTTAAGTATGCCCTAACCTGTACTATGTATTTAAATGATGACTACGAGGGCGGGGAGCTTACGTTTAAGATAGCAAACGGCTCGGGCGGTTTCGACACTATTGACTACAAGCCAGGGGCTGGCGACGTAGTGGTTTTTCCTTCGGTAGAGCCGTACTTCCATGGAGTGAAGCAGATTACCTCGGGAGATCGATACTTTATTAGGACTTTTTGGACCAGTGAATTTGCTGGCACCCCTGAGTGGCTTGCAAATCAAGAAAAGTATGGTAAAGAAGTTTGGGCTCAGATGGAGAAAGAGCGCGAGAGCGCCTTCAGACGCGGCGAGTCCACAGACATATACAATGATTAGCGAGTATACTTATATTCTAACTATTAAGAATGGGTTATAAATGTTTCCAGAACCAGTATGGCTTAAGGATGACGTTGTCACGTTCCCAGGATTTTTAGATCCTGAAGAGTGCCAGAAAATTATCGACTTCTTTGAAGATCAAGGTAAAGAGTATTGGATGCAGACATGCTTCTATGACTCCCTTGGTATGGCTCTCGTCTCGGACGTTGATGCGCTAGAACGCTCGGGCCTAGAGGACATCCATAAAGACTACTTCCGCTGGCTACCAGAGCACATTCGTGCTGCAGTGGAGTTGGCATACGACCGAGGAATTAAGCTAAACAGTGCTCATGCTCAGAAGTGGCCTAAGGGCGCTTTCGCTCGCTGGCACTCAGACAGCTCGGACATTGACGGCAACCCAACCGCGTGGCGCGACAACAAGTTTGCTAGTGTTCTTTACCTAAATGACAACTATGAAGGCGGAGAGCTAGAGTTCCGTGACCACAACCTAAGCGTAAAGCTTCCTCAGGGTAGTTTGATTGCTTTTCCAGGTGGAGTAGAGAATATCCACCGCATCAACGAAATTATGGATGGCACAAGATTCACCATCGTAGGTTTCTGGGACTACATCGACTCTGTCTATACAGAAGAAGAATTGGCTCAACGCGAGGCCGAAATCGCTTATGAGCGAACTCGCCAGGATGAGCAAAAGCGCCAGTGGGCTGCCGGTAATAAAAACGCCTAATTAGCTTGGGAGAGCCATGATTGATGAATCAAGAGTAACAATTTACGCTGATCGCATCTTCTATTTCGAGGGGATTTTAGACAACCCGGAGTATGCGATTAATATGCATCAAGTCATGGATGAGATGCTTAACTCAGATACGGGTGAAGTTTTTCACAAGCTGGTGCCTTGGCAGACCTCTGACGCAGTTCCTCACGTCTATGGGACAAAGCGTATGACCACACGCGAAAACTTAGAATCTACATCAAATCAAGAAGTTAAAGATTTTTATATAAAAGTAGATTCAATATTTGACGAAGCGGGCAGATATTATTTTGAAAAGCTAGGGCTAGACTACCAAAACGGTAAGTTAATGACTGACTATGCAATGTTTCATTACAACACCGGCCAAGAGATGGGACCTCATGTTGATGACAACTACGAGCCTCTAGTTGATCCAATTTGTACTGGTCTAATTTACCTAAATGACGATAAAGACGGTGGAGACCTTTGGTTTCCAGAGCAAGACGTTCTAATAAAGGCAGTGCCTGGGAGCATGGTAATTTTTCCATGCGTTAAGCCTTTCTTCCATGCATCTACTAAGTTAAAGCAAGGTATCAAATACCACATTGGAACTGGATGGAAGCGTCATCGAACCCCCGCGGAGATAGAAGCATTAGGGCCAGACTATGGAGCCGATGCTCACCGTGGTATGGCAATGGAGTAATATATCTTATTTACTAAAAAAGCCAAATCAATAAGGCTTGCAGTAGTAGGGTAAAATATAAGGGACCACCTATAATTTAGGGACTTCCGTGTATTGCGCAACCACAAACGTTTATGACATTATTGTCGACCAAGGTGCTACCTTGTTACGCTCTATTGGCCTAAAAAGCTCGGCTAAACAGGTAGTCACGCTTACTGGGTATACCGGGGTCATGGAAGTTCGCTCCCAAAAAACAGAATCTACTGAAGTAGTCTTAACGTTGACTACATCAAACGGCGGCCTCGAGATCAATCCCTCTGCCGGAACCGTTCTTATTATTGCATCTCCTGCTCAGACTGCAGGGCTTACTCCAGGTAAATATGTCTACGATTTAGAGATGACAGAGACCTCGACGGGGATAGTTACTAAAGTAATTCAGGGCAATCTAACAGTTAGACCAGAGGTCACTAAATAATGTTGTCAGATAATTTTGCATTTGTAGAGATTAAAGCCGTTGGTGTCCAGGGCCCTGCTGGCGCTACTGGTGCTACTGGCCCCTCAGGCGGGCCAGTTGGACCTACAGGTGCAACTGGTGCAACCGGGGTAACGGGGCCAACGGGCTCTACCGGCGCAACTGGATCAACAGGTGCAACTGGTGCTAGCAGTACAGTGGCCGGCCCAGCAGGTGCTCAGGGTGCCGTAGGTGCCACTGGCGCTACGGGGCTACAAGGATTAGTTGGATCAACTGGATCCACTGGGCCGACCGGTACAACTGGATTAACGGGGGCAACCGGTGCAACTGGTGCAACCGGTGCGCAAGGAACTCGCGGCGCGACTGGTGCAACTGGATCAACAGGAGCAACTGGAGATACTGGCGCTACGGGTGCAACAGGTGCGCAGGGGTCTAGAGGCATTATAGGGCCTACCGGTGCAACTGGTGCAACTGGTACACAGGGTGAAGTTGGTCCTACGGGTGCAACAGGTAGTCAGGGAACTAGGGGAATTATTGGAGAAACCGGAGAGGCTGGTCCAATCGGACCTACTGGTTCTCAAGGATCCATTGGTCCCCAGGGCGCTGAAGGTGTTCAAGGAGCAACCGGCGCGACTGGTGCAACTGGATCAACAGGAGCAACTGGAACTAGTGGCGCAACAGGCGCTACTGGCCCCACTGGCTCAAGAGGACTTGTTGGAGCAACTGGGCCTACGGGAGTGGCTGGAGATGATGGCGCACGAGGTGCAACTGGTGCAACCGGGGTAACGGGGCCAACGGGCTCTACCGGCGCAACTGGATCAACAGGTGCAACTGGTGCAAATTCAACAGTCCCTGGGCCAACAGGGGCAACTGGTGCTACTGGCTCTACAGGCTCTCAGGGAGTATCTCTCTCACTAAAAGGCAGCGTAGCTACTCCTCAGAATCTACCGGCAAGCGGTAATGCTACTAATGATGCTTATATTGTCGACTCTAACGGTGATTTATATGTTTGGACCGGAGCTCAGTGGAATAGCGTAGGTCAGATTGTTGGACCTACGGGTCCGACTGGTGCAACTGGAGAGACAGGCGCAACAGGTGCAGACTCAATTGTTCCTGGACCGACTGGTGCAACAGGTGTAACAGGTGCAACTGGCCCTCAGGGTGAAACTGGTGCAACAGGTGTAACAGGTGCAACTGGCCCCCAGGGTGAAACTGGTGCAACAGGTGTAACAGGTGCACAAGGTGAAACTGGCGCAACTGGTGCAACTGGATCTCAGGGTGATGTCGGTGCTACTGGACCTCAGGGGGGGACCGGTGCTACTGGACCTCAGGGAGATATCGGCCCTCAGGGTGGCGAAGGAATTCAAGGCGAGACTGGCGCGACGGGTGCTACAGGAGCAACTGGCCCAACCGGACCAACTGGCGCAGACAGCACAGTCCCAGGACCTCAAGGAGAGACAGGCGCAACAGGTGCTACTGGAGAGACTGGTGCAACAGGGGCAGACTCAATTGTTCCTGGACCTCAGGGTGAAACTGGCACGACGGGACCAACAGGTGCTACGGGCGCAACTGGCGCAGACAGCACAGTCCCAGGACCTCAAGGAGAGACAGGCGCAACAGGTGCTACTGGAGAGACTGGTGCAACAGGGGCTACCGGAGAGACTGGTGCAACAGGTGCTACCGGCTCCGAGCCTTGGACATTCATTGAAGCATATGACAATGGCCACTACTATACTCTTGGTGATGCAGTAACTTTCCAAGGCGGTTTTTATTACCGAACTGGTAATCCAGGAAACCCTGGTTACCCACCAACCCCCGGATCTATAAACGAGTCATGGACCCCAGTTGCTGACAGGGGAGAAACAGGCCCGACTGGTGCAATAGGTGCAACTGGTGCAACAGGTGCAGATTCAACAGTAGTAGGCCCAACTGGCCCGACCGGTCCTCAGGGAGACCCAGGACCAACGGGCGCAACTGGAGCTGAAAGCACTGTAGTCGGACCTACAGGTGCAACTGGATCAACAGGAGCAACTGGAGATACTGGCGCGACGGGTGCGACTGGATCTCAAGGCGTTCAAGGTGAGCAAGGTACTCAGGGCGAGACTGGCTCAACAGGGCCTACTGGTGCAACTGGTGCTCAAGGAGAAACTGGCGCGACGGGTGCTACAGGAGCAACCGGCGAGGCAGGCCCCGGCGGTGTGCAGGGCGATGCGGGACCAACTGGTGCTCAAGGTACCTCAATTAGCTTTATTGGCACTGTTGCTGATTACAATGCATTAGATGCAATTACTGGTCAATCAATTAACGATGCTTATATAGTCTCATCTGACGGCAACTTGTGGGTGTGGGATGGCGCAAACTGGAATGACGTAGGTCAGATTGTTGGACCTACGGGTCCGACTGGTGCAACTGGTGCAACAGGTGCAGATTCAACAGTAGTAGGCCCAACTGGCCCAGTTGGAGCTACAGGTGCAACTGGAGATACTGGACCTACTGGTGCAACTGGAGAGACAGGACCAACTGGATCTCAGGGCGTTCAAGGTGAGCAAGGTGTTCAGGGCGAGACTGGCTTAACTGGCGCAACAGGTGCTACCGGAGATACTGGACCTACTGGTGCAACTGGAGAGACAGGCGCAACAGGTGCTACTGGAGAGACTGGTGCAACAGGGGCTACTGGAGAGACTGGTGCAACAGGGGCAGGAATGCCAATTGGCGGAGAAGCTGGACAGATTCTTGCCAAGGACACTGCTACTGACTATGACTTTATTTGGATTGACAACTATGCTGATTGGACTTCTCAGTTAAAGCACGAGGTTAAGCTCAGCGAGTCAATCGCTAAGGGACAAGCAGTTTATGTTTCTTCAGCTGACGGTACTAACATGATTGTTAGTAAGGCTAGTAACGCTGGAGAGTCTACTTCCTCGAAAACACTAGGACTTTTGGAAAGTGGCGGAGCCACCAATGCAAAGGTTAAGGTGGTCACGGAGGGCCTTATATCAGGACTTGACACGGGTAGCGCAGCTGCTGGAGATCCGGTTTGGCTTGGTACAAGCGGGAACCTAATTTATGGACTTTCAAATAAGCCAGTTGCCCCGAATCACTTGGTATTTATTGGAGTAGTCACTAAAGCAAATAACAGCACCGGCGAGATCTTTGTCAAAATACAGAACGGCTTCGAGCTTGAAGAACTACACAACTTAGTTCTTACTAGTAAGGCTACTGGCGATGCTATTGTATGGAACGGCACAACCTGGGTAAATCAGCAAATTGATGTGGCTGGTGCAATTTCTACCCACAATTCAGATACCACAGACGTACATGGGATCGCTGACACCTCCCTACTTGCAACTAAGTCATATGCTGATAGTGCAGCTTCTACTGCACTTAGTAGTGCAAATACAAGCACTAACAGTAAGCTTGGCGATAATACAATCGACGGGTCCTCTGGAAATACTGTTACTGCAAGAATCTCCACTGCTCAGTCTGCTGCTGAGGCTACCGCCGCAAACGCGCTCTCATCTCACGAGTCGGATAGTACTAGTGTTCACGGTATTGCTGATACTTCTCTACTTGCAACAAAGTCGTATGCTGACACAGCCGCTGCAAATGCCGCTGCTGCAATAGTTGATTCAGCGCCTGATGCTTTAAATACGCTCAACGAACTTGCTGCTGCTATCAATGATGATGCGTCATACGCAGCTACTGTTACTACAGCACTTAGCAATAAGCAGGATAAGGTAACTGGGGTCTCAGACACCGAGATCGGGTATCTAGACGGTGTTACCTCTGGTATTCAGGGTCAGTTGAATGGGAAGCTTTCTACGTCAGGAACTGCTGCAGACTCTAGTAAACTAAATGGTCGTACAGTATTTGTACAAGCAGCTACACCAACCGGTGCAGCTACTGGCGATCTTTGGTTTTGGTAGGTAAGTAATGGCTACGTATACGCAGGCCTTTTCAGGCAGATCATCGCTGATTTTAAGGTACATCGTAACCGAGACCTCAACGAATACTACTGCTTATACAACTACTGTTTCATGGTCCTTGGCTATAACGGCTGCCGGAAATACTTCTACAGCATTTAACACTGGAAATACCGCGGCATGGACTATTGACGTAGATGCAAGCGGAAGCACTCCTATATCTTCCGGTACCTATAACTATGACTTCCGAGCCCCTAATACAACCACAACAAAAAGTATCTCTAGCGGTACAAAAACAATTAACAGAAATGGCCCTGGGTCATATACGACGGTACTTTACGCTACTGCCGATGGTGGTACTGGTGGTGTAATTGGTAGCGCGACTATCAACTCATCTTTGGCACTTACAACTATTGACGTGCCACCACCTTACTTCCCTCCATACTTCCCACCTTACTTCCCACCGTTCTTCCCTTACTTCCCTCCGTTCTTCCCTTACTTCCCTCCATACTTCCCACCTTACTTCCCTCCAACTGCGGACGTACCTAACGTTACAGGTCAGTCCCTAGCCACGGCTCAAGGCAACATAGAAGCCAGCAGTTTTGTCTATGCATTAGGTACTAGCCCAGTTTCCACAAATACCGCATCTAACGTTGGATTGGTTTCATCTTACTCTCCTACCGGCACACAGGTGGTTGGAACTACCGTGACTGTACAGACCTATTACTACAACGAGCCGGGGTCTAGAATCGATGACTCAGGATCACCAGTTAAAGTCACTACAGCTAAGCGTTTTGATGGTACTAACTGGGTAGATGTCACCACTAGGCAGCGTTTTGATGGTACTAACTGGGTAGTCATAGAATAGGGGATACCCCTGCCTATGGTAAAATAGAGCTAGATTTGACTAATCGCCCCCCCATGCTCAGGACAGACAATGACCACTGCCATTAATTTTCCAGACAATCCCTCGCTGAATGACCAATTCACGTCTAATGGCCGTGTATGGGAGTGGGATGGGTCTGCTTGGGGTGCAGTTACTGGTGTAAGTATTGGCGCTACGGGGCCTACTGGACCGACTGGCCCCCAGGGTGATGCAGGCCCTGGCGGTATTCAGGGTGATACTGGTCCAACTGGTGCAGACGGAGCCGATGGAGCTTCTGGCCTTGTCTATCAAGGCACGTGGAGCAGCGGAACTACTTATGCAGCCAACGACGTGGTAACTCTAGATGGGTCAGCGTATATCTCTACCATTGGAAACAATACTAACTTTAGCCCTACTGCAGGAATGTATTGGAATGTGTTTGCCGCTGCATCAGCGGGTGCGACGGGTGCTGATGGCGCAGATGGGGCAGCTGGTGTAGTCTATCGAGGCACGTGGGATTCTGGTACTACGTATGCTCAGGACGATATTGCAACATATAGTGGCACTACATACATCTCGACAATCAATAACAACACTAACTTTACCCCTGGTGGTATGTACTGGAACGTATTTGCAAAAGCTGGCACTGGATTCCGTTGGACCGGCACCTGGAGCAACATGGGCTATAACGGGTATTCCTATGTCACTAATGACGTAGTCGAGTATCAGGGCGGTGTGTATGTCTGTAAGGCATACTCTATGACTTCACAGACACCATTAGACTCAATGAGTGGCAATGTAAACTCAGACTGGTCACGAATGGTACCTAAGGCTACTAGTTTTAGGTATCGAGGTACTTGGTCGAGCATGGGCCCTGGAGATATGCTTGGCAGCTATGCAACAAATGACCTAGTTAATTATGGTGGAAATGTCTATCTTGCGACAACAACCCCAAGCGGCACCCCTGGAACTATGGATGGCTATAGCTGGAGTGTTTTTGTTCCTAAGGCAACTGGATTCACTTTCCGCGGCGCTTGGCAAGACGGGCAGAATTCATACTACTACCAGCTAAATGATGTAGTTACTTACGAGGGATCAGCGTGGATTGTTGCCAGCACTAGCACGGGCATGGTCAACGGTTATCCAGGACAGAACTCCGGGATTTGGACCGTTTTTGCTGCAGCTGGCGCCACTGGTCTTGACTGGCGCGGAGCTTGGTCAGGCAGCGCTGACCCAGCCTATGCGGTAGGCGATGCAGTCGAATACAACGGAAGTAGCTACACGCTTGTAGAAAGCTATGGCAATATGCTACCCCCAGCGGCTGAAGACGGCTCAACTAACAGCGGCTGGAATCTAGTAGCGGCTAAGGGTAGCGAAGGCCCAACAGGGCCAGCCGCATTCAGCTACGTCGGCGCATATGGCACTGGTGGAAACTACTCCATTGGTGATGTTGTTACCGAAAGTGGTTCTACATATTTAGCTCTTGATATTGGCTCACTGAGCTGGCCTGCTGAAAGCCCCGACGAATGGGCACTACTTGCGGCGGCTGGTGCTACCGGGCCAACTGGTGCTGATGGAATAACACCTGCAGCACCGTTTACAATTACTCAGTCAGAAAACAACGCTGACTACCCACTAACTATCTCTTCTGCCAATGAGCAGAGCGGCGGGGCTGGCTACTCGGATATCCTGAAGTTGATTAACTCTAAAGCAGGGGCTACTAACGCAGCTAAGCACTTTAGAATGAACACTGCAGGTGCATTAGAAATAGTTAATAGTGCATACTCTTCAACCATTTTCTCGATTGCAGATTCAGGAATCGTAACATCTTCAAATCTTGGAGACACTGGCTGGATCTCGGTCACATCATTTAATAGCGGATTTAGCGGTACAAGCGTTGCATATAGACGACTCAACAATGTTGTGTATTTGCGTGGACGTCTTAGCGGTGGTACTGCAGGATCAGGCGCATTTACATTGCCCGAGGGGTATAGACCAGCAACTATCGAGGTCGTAATTCCTACTCAGCAATATGGTACTGCAGGATTAACCTACACATCAGTTGGAAACGATGGAAACGTTGTTCCAAATGCAACTGCTACTTGGCTTTCTAGCGTATCGTTCCCAGTAGGTTAGTTAGAAACTATTAGCAGCTCGTAGCGTGTTGCCCCAGTTAACTTCTCCGGTAGGTACTGCACGAGGATTTAGAACTCTATTGAGAATAGTCGCCTTTGCACCCTGACCAACAACATCTAGTCCTCGATCAGATAGCTTACGTTGGAAAGCAATTTGAGTCATAGGACGTTCGCCACGCTCGCCAGACCACATACGGTAGACGGAGTAGAGGCTACTTACAATAACTGAAGTCTCCGCTGCTTCACGAGTTTCCTCATCGAGGAAAAGTCCAATACGGTCTTCGTTCTTACGGTAAATATCTGCTGCTTCACGAACTGCAGTACACCAACCAAGAGGGTCGCGCTCACTAGAGCCCAGATACTTAATAGCACCTTCGACAGCCCATGATAGGACTGCAGGAAGACCGCCCTCTGGGTCAGACAGGTAGGCCTTAAGGTCAGGGTTAGAGCGGCTAGGGTCTGGAACGTGAGTCCAAGGAATTGGACGCAAGCGACGCCACATAGCATCGTCATTGATGATAGGTCGGTGGTTAGTGGTAATCCACAGCTTCCCCTGAGCCTTAAATGTAAACGGCTTTTCACCTGGAGAACGGCCCTGAATAGTAGAGGAACCAGTCATCTGCTTGATCTGGTTTTCGTTTAGACGTTCAGACTCTGGCAACTCGTCAATCCAGATCATACGCTTACCGCGAAGTTCAGCCATGTAGTACTGCGCAGACGAGTCGTTTGACTTACCAGCTGCCATAGTCTCAGATGGAAGCTTTCCAGCATACTGTTCTGTACTAAGAGCCGTGACAATAGTTTCAACAAACGTGTTCTTACCGGAACCGGCTGGACCGTAGACCAGGAACAGGATATCCTGATTACTTAGCCCAGTGAGTGTATAGCCTACCGCACGCTGGATCCAGTCCTGAAGTTCCTTATCGCCACCAGTTGCAAAATCAATAAACTGCTCCCAGCGGACGTTGCGTAGACCTGGCGTATAAGATACTGGCGCACGCTTTGTAATATACAAGTCAGGCTGACCCTCAAGCAGGTCGCCAGTGCGTAAGTCAACAACACCATTAAGTACGCCCAGTAGGTGAGCATCGCCGTCCCAGCGTTCAACGCCAGTTACAACACGAGGGTCCGAGTTAGCGTTCTTAATTGTTCCAGAGATAATCGTATTTGACTTGGCTTTCTTAGCCCAAGTTACAAGTTCTTGACGCTTAGTATCATCGCTAGCCGGGTAGTTAGTGACCTCACCCGCGATTACTGGAGCAAGCTTCTTTACAAGCTCTTGAATCTGTAGATCTTCAGAGTCTGGGTGCCAGTACTGACCGGTCCAGTGGAACCAACCAAGGCCAGGCGTGTATCGAATTGCAGATCCAAAAGTATCAACAAGACGACGACCATTACCCACATCGGTAAGAGTACGGAATCCTGGACGCCCGCCGTCCTCTGGGCTAACAGCGTCAACGTCGTTAGGCAGTGCTACGTTACCGTTACTAGTCGCTTCAGTAACAGACATGCCCTGTTCGATCATTTCTGCTACAGCATCACCGACGATTCCGCTAGGAGATACTTCGGTTGAAGGAGCGTCTTGATTCCTGGAAGAAGCCTGTTCAGCCCACTCGCGCCCCTGAGTTTCAACCCAGTCTGATAGTCCTGGCCATGAGCGATCAATCTTTGGGTTGTTAGCAACAAAATCAATTGCACGGTGCACGTGCATCAGAAGTGAGTTCTGTCCCTCGAGCTCCATTGGAGGGTGAACCATCTCGTGGTTAAAGCGAATCATCATTGATTCAATTGCAAGACGGCCCTTTTCATCAGTACCAAACTTATTTGCAAGTGCACAGCCGAGTCGATAGATCTCTACAGCACGCTGTCCCTCAACTAAACCCTCAGTGAGGATTTTGTCAATATCAACTGGATCCCCGGCAAACTCGAGGTCCTCCATCCAATCCCAGCTGCCCTCTTTATAAGAGCTACCGCTACCCTTACGAGCACTCTTAGCGCGTAGTACTGCAAGAAGTTCTTCTGGAGCTTCTGTAGGCTCCATCTTCCAAGGCTCGTGACCTTCCTTCCACTCGTATGTGATACCAGAGAAGTGGCGAGAAGGGTTTAGAAGAATATATCCATTGTGCTTTACGTCAATACCCTTGAGGCCAGCCTTGTCAAAATTACCAATGAACTTTTCGTTAGGGTCGCACTTATAGATTAGGTGACGGCCACGGACAACTTTGCCGCGGACAGTGTACTCGCCGGTGTGAGCTTCAACGGTTGGAGGTAGAGCACCATCAGAACGAGCCTCTAAAATCTCAAAAGAGTCATCTCCACCCGAACGCGGGTCGATATCAATTGCAAAAAGTCCAGAGCCCTTACAAAAAAGACCAACGTTATAGTCAGGATTTTCTGTCCACCACTTCTCAATCTGAGCTAAGTCAGTAGTGGCATCGGTCTGCCCGCCAGAACTGGCTGGGTGCTTACCAATATCTTTAATTTCCCCATGAGGCTTGCCGCATGTGCAGCGCCCATCGGAAGTGATTCCATGAACAGGAAGAATCTGCCAACCCTTTTTTGCATAGTAGGTTGCACCAGTAATCATTCGACCGTTAGCGGATGCCCAATCTCCCATTAGTAAACCGCCTGTTCGTCATTAAAGAAATTCATATGCTCTCCATATATCTAAGAACAGCATACACACGGGTCGAGTACGCTGCAAGTCAAAACGCTAAATTGAGGTAAAGATACCTAACTCATTGGCGATCTGATTTAACAGCGCGTCAAATAAGGACGACCCTATTAGGGTAAAATAGGAAGAACAAATCTAATTGTTTCCCTCTAGAGAATCTATTATAGGTCATGCCCATCGAGATTATTTTTACTATTGCAGCCGTAATTACCGCCCTTGGTGTAATCTTCGGTGGTGTATATGCTACCTTCCGCCTAGTCAACCGTATTAGTCAAGCAATTGGCGTAGACAGTAAAGGCAGAACTATATCAGAGCGTCTAGACCGTGTAGAGCACCAGCTCTGGGAAAATGGCGGAAGTTCATTGGCTGATAGAGTAAATGTGATCGGAGATCATGTAGTTAAGCTCTCAGCCGAGACCGAACTTATTAAAGATATGGTAATTGGCGTAAAAACATCTCCAGTAAAAGTTGTAAAGACGCGCGTTAGAAAAGCTAGCTAACCAGCAAAACATGTAGTAGGATTTTCCTAGTGTAACTTTAATCACTAGGAGAGACATGAACCTCAACGACAAGCTGAAGGTTGCTGCTGATGAGGCCGCTACCAAGCTCTGTAAGTTAGCAACGGTGCTTAACGGTCCAGAGCTTACTACGGACGAGAAGAAAAATCTAATCGCCCTGCTTGAAGTAGATGAGCGTAACCCTGCTCGAGTTCCTAGTTCAACCATCGGGCAAATTCTAAGAGAAGAAGGCTATGACCTCAGCGATAGCGCTGTAGATCGTCACCGCCGTAACCCAAAGACCTGCGCCTGCAAGCGAACAGTAGGTAAGAAATAATGGGACTAGCAGATCGTCTTGAAGCACTAGCTTCTCCGGGTAAATCCGGCTCGGATTTTAAATTACTTAGCACTCCAGAAAACTGGCGTCCACGTATGGACATCGACAGTGTCGCTGGAGGCTTTCTTATTTCTCAGGCACGCCCTGAAGGTGAATCTGTCGGTGCACGCGAAGTGCTACAAGAATTCAACCTAAACCCAGATGAATGGAATGTAACTTCCGTACGTCTAGGTAAGTGGCAGAAATATGATGGCGAGTACCTAGAGTCTCAGCGTGTTAACGTTGTACCTGCAGCTACTAGCCGTATCGAGCAGCTAGATGCAGAGAAGCTCATCGATGAGATTAAAAAGTGGCGTCCAGCTAAGGGGACTAAGCAAGCAACTGGTCAAGGTTCATTTGCATTGTTCCCGGCTGACCAGCAGATTGGTAAAAAGGCTGGCGGTGGTGGTACTCAGCAATCGATCAATCGAATCCTTGCACTAACAGAATCAGCAGTAGATCGTTTCAAGGGCTATCAGAAGATGGGCATGAACCTTGGCACAATTACTCTTGGCCTCCCAGGTGACCACGTTGAAGGTAACGTATCTCAGGGTGGACGCCTTCAGGGCCTAGCTGCATCTGATCTTGGAATCACCGAACAGGTACGTGTTGCACGTCGCTTACTTATGGCGCAGATTAAAGCGTTGGCTCCTCTTGCGGAAAACATGATTGTTCCTGTTATCAACGGTAACCACGACGAGACCGGCCGCTATGTTGCAACCGATCCAGCTGATGGTTGGAACGTTGAGATTGCATCATCAGTACAGGATGCTTGTGCGGAGAACCCTGCCCTACAGCACATTGAGTTTCGCTACCCTTCGTCAGGTCACCAGACTCTTGTGACAGAGATTTGTGGTGTACACCTAGGTATGTTCCACGGCCACCAGGCTAACCAGAACAGTATCGAGAAGTACCTAGCGGGGCAGACTCTTGGTCAGACCGCACTAGGCGGTGCAGACATTTGGGTTTCAGGACACTTCCACAACTTCCGTACAATGGATATCGGTGAGCGCCTATGGTGCCAGTGCCCAACCACTGACCCCGGCTCTGACTGGTTCCGTGACCGTGCTGGCGCTCAGTCGCGAGCCGGCCTGCTTACAATGGTATTTGGTGGAAGTTACGATGCACGCGAGAACCTCAGCGTGCTATCTATGAAGGGTTAGAAGTGAAGGTTGCAGTTTACACAATTGCTCTTAATGAAGAAAAGCATGTAGAACGTTGGTATAACTCTATAAAAGATGCAGACTACATTCTTATCGCTGATACAGGATCTACGGATAAGACTGTAGAGATCGCTAAAAGCCTTGGAATCAATGTAGTAAACGTCCTCATAAAGCCATTTCGTTTTGACACTAGTCGTACAGCAGCTCTTGCTGCACTTCCTGCGGACATCGACTATTGCATTTCGTTAGACATGGACGAGGTCTTGACTGAAGGGTGGCGTCAAGATATCGAAACACTAGCCCCTCTAGAGCCGACCCAATCAGCAATCCTGAGAAGCACGCTAACCTGGAACTTTAGAGAAGACGGCACCCCCGGGCTACAATATGGCGCGGACCGTATACACTCTCGCTGGGGCGTTATGTGGCGTCAGCCAGCTCACGAAATTATTGGTACCTACGGTGAGTATAAAGAAGTACGTGGCACTGTCGGTTTTGGAATTCATCATTTAGCGGATGCCACTAAGTCCCGTGGGCAGTATATGGCGATGCTGAAAATGGCGGTAGACGAGAATCCATATAGCGATAGAAACGCCTTCTACTACGCCAGAGAGCTCTATTTTTACGGTTTGTATAAGGAAGCTGCTAAAGAGTTTAAACGCCACCTAGAGCTTCCTACGGCCATATGGAAGCCAGAGAGAGCTGCCTCTCTACGCTACCTATCTATCTGTGAACCAGATAGTGCCGAGACTCACCTCGTTAAGGCCGTAGCAACGGACCCAAGCCGACGAGAGCCTAAGGTTGCACTTGCGCAGGAGTTCTATAAGAAGGAAGACTGGGAAAACTGCTACAAATGGTCGGTATCAGCCTTAGAAATCGAGAATAAGCCACTTGACTATATGTGCGAAGAGTTTGCATGGGACCACACACCCTTGGACCTTGCCGCGTTGGCTGCATACAACCTAGGTAAGTTTGAAGAAGCTCGTGAGTATGGCGCTAGGGCTGTAGAAATAAACCCAACAGATAATCGACTAATTGCTAATCTTCGTTGGTACTCTTCGGTGACTTCCTAGTTTTCTGAGCGTGAAAAGCTTCTACTGCATTTGCACTAGTTCTACTCTGCCAGTTAAATCCACAATCAGTACACTTTACCATTTTCATGGTTGACCAGCGACCCTTACTAGGTCGCTCTACTGTTTCTGTAACTAAAGAATCTGTCTTGCTCTTGCAGTAAGGACATAGTGGAAAACGTTTATGACGCATCTCTTGTCCCTCCCAGTTCACTGAAAGAGTTCTACGAATCTGTTCCGGAGTTAGCCCACCCCAGATTCCCCAAATTTGCTTATTCTCCAGTGCCCACTTAGTGCATTCTGCCCTAACAGGGCATGCGTCACATAATTTTTTTGCATCCAATTGCTGAGACGGCTTATTAGCAAAGAACGTCTCTAAGTAGACTCTATTTTTTGGCTTAGAGCATTCAGAATTTTCATGCCATTCAGGGGATGATTCTATCAAAAGTCATTTACCTTAACCCAGGTGGCAGGAGTTACAAAGTCTAAAACATATCCATTTTCTGTTTCACCAAGTTCGTCGCAGGGCATAGGCCCGTCTACACCAGTTGGAGACATTCCAGAATAACTATAATCTACTTCAGCCATATCAATCATTTTAAAGCCTTGCCCTAGGGATAGAGCAATTCCTTCACGCTGGAGAGTAGATGCTAGTGCCTTCCGCACAACTTCGTGCTCAAGGTCAACATGCCCTTCGGTATAGAAAAGCAGCCCATCGCCAGATGAGTCTACGTCCCATAAAAACCAAAGGGACTCGCCGATACGAGAATCTTTCATAAAAAGATTGTATCTTGACAAGTCCCTTTGGTACGGAATACTTACCGTAAATTACAAATTAGAATGGCTTGGCTACACTGTGCTTAACATTGCCAAAAGCAGTGACTACAAAGCTAGTAGCTAGATCGGAATCCTTTTTAGGGTCTGGAACGGATACCTTCAGTTCAATGTCAACAAGAGCTGGGGCAGCTAGTTCATCTACGCCCATAAACTTAGCTACTTCTTCATAGGCAGTAGCTCTTGCTTCGTCTAAAGTATCCGCGCCATACTTCAATTCAAAATGAACTCGCATTACTTTACCTTCTTTTCTAGCTTGTACGGGGAGTAGTGGACGCCCTTAAGATCAGGCAGCTTGCCATCGGTCGAGTTCACGATTACATCTCCATAACGGACAGCAATAACCTTACCTCGGCGACCATTATGAGCGACTCCAGTGCTGTCATTAAAAGCGTCTGTAAGAACGCGCACCTCATCACCAACCTTGATCTGACCTGGCTGTAGTGGAATCCAAATAGCGTCAGGTTCATCAATCGGAGTCAATATAGTTGCATTAAGAGCCAACTTGCTAAATACGGCTACTGCTTCTTTAGCTAGATTCGGCGAGAGCTTATCCATCGTCTCCCACACTTCTAAAAGCTTAAGCACTGCATTTCCCGAGCCAATTTTTACCTTGGCCTCCTGGAGCTGCTGACGTACCCAGTCATAATTTACTTCTGGCATTTTTTCTCCTAGTTTTTATTTGTTAGTAGAGACTTGATTAGATTTAGTGAATGTTCCTTATTAGGGATGGATCTTAAATAATCCTCCCGCTGGGCTCGAGCAATGTCCAAACGCTCCTGGGCTGTAGCTTCTTCTAAGGTAGAACCTAGTAGATACCAATTCTGGGATAGCGAACCAGTATCTCGCCAATCAGAAACTATGGGGACACTAGCATTCAGAGCCTGAATATATCTATAGGACCACCAGGTTCCGACCCCCCTATCCTGAGGAGCAACCAACAGCCCAAAGCTTGAGGCAATTCGATCAAAGACCTGTTCATCAGTATCTCGAGGAGTTGACTTCAGAGGGATAGTTGGAAGACTAAGAAGTTTTTCTATCTTCTTGGTCCAAACGGAGCTAGGTGAGTCTGCCACCCAAAGGGGAGCGGGGGACTTAGCTGGCTTTGGTTCGGACAGTAGCATTGCATCCAGATTAATCCCGACTAAATTGTCTGACCCTTCTGTAGAAATAAACTTGCTGACTTCTTGGGCAGTCTTCCACGGGAGCTCCGGGTATATAGTCTTAGGCCAGGCAGAGTTAAGTAGCTTATATGCCGCGATTTGGATGCCGCTGGATATATCGGGGGTGGAGGCAATCTTGTATTCTCGCCTTTTAGAGTAAAACGGGGTAAATATGGTAGAGACATCACGTGCTACAGAGGCAAGGCTGGCCTTAAACTGCCACAGCTGAGGGTTATCCACCACTAGGACGAGCTTTGATGAGTCATAAAGAGCATTGATAACATGCATAGCTCCGTAGACTTTATTGGCTCCTAGGCTAGTAGGCGGAACAAATCCCACTATGACAGAGTCATACTGGCTTAAAAATTCTTTAGTCCAAGTCACGCTTGGAGTAGCCCACTCTACAGTTGCGAAAGTCTCTACGGCCTTCACTAAGGTACCGAAAAAACTAGTATTTGTAGATGGCTTAGTGTGGGAGGAAGCCATTCCCGTTACAAGTACCTTCATGTTAAATCCTTTGATGGAGCAGTGGGGCACCTTTCGATGCCCCACCACAGTCGTCATTTAGAACGGTGTATCTTCTGAAGCGCTAACAGGTGATGCAGGCGCTGGTGCTGGTGCCGGTGCTGGTGCTGGAGCAGCTGCTGCTGGAGCAGGAGCCGGAGCAGCAGGGGCAGCTGCAGCAGCAAATGCCTCACTCGCTACAGCCTGTACAGGGTAGTAGCTCTTGATTTCGTTGCTGCGGTTACCGTTGTAGGTACGAGTACCAATGTTTCCACGGAAGGTGCGGTGAAGCAGAGCAGACTCGATCTGAGCGTTGCTAGGATTGCTACCGAAGTACTCCTTGTTTAGACCAAGAACACCCATCTTCATGAAGAACATTCCAAGTGCCTTGTTGTTCTCAGGTGAGATAACAAGGTTGTCCCATACGCGACGCTTCGCGTGAGGACCACTCTGAACCTCGGTAGTGATCTTGAACATAGTCTTACCTGACTGAGACACGGTGGCCTTAGATTCGATAACCTTTAGTTCGTAGTCACCATCTGGTAGTGGCTCGTATGAAGCGGTTTCTCCCGCTTCCTTGACTAGGTCAGTCCAGTTAATTGAACTCATGGTTTAGTTTCCTTCTGCTGTTGTAGCGGTTGTTTTCTTTGTTGTTGCTTTAGTCTTCTCACCGAAGACGATGTCTAGCATACGCTCGACACCGAGGTCCTGCTGCTCTACGATCTTACCGAGACGCCCTTGAACACGTTCTCCAGCTTCCCATTCGGCCGTGCGCTCAACATACATGCGACGAACCTTATAAGCGGGCTGCATAGGGTCAGGGTTTGGCATAGTTTCTACCGTGATTGCGCCCAGAATGTCATAGAAGTACGGAGCCTGAATTGCTAGCTGACCCTGTAGATACGGACGGTATACACCATCAGTACCCTTACGAGCCATAGCAGTCAGGATTACGGCCTCCAGAGGCTGGGTTGGGTGCATTGTCAAGTCGCGAAGGTCACGAAGTAGCGCACCCATGTGGCGAAGCAATTCGCCCCACTGCTGCATCTTCATCTGTTCGGTTCCTGCAATGTTGTCCATGCACTTGACCTGTAACTCAGAGATTGAGTCGATGATCAAAGACTTGAACTGGTGCTTGCCGCTTTGAAGCCACTGAAAGGCCTTCATAACGACTTCATAGTCGCGAACCTGGACCACTACTGTGTCCCAAGTGCCATCTGCAACAGGTGGCGCTTCGCTAATTGGATCCCAGTACTTAACGTTGATCGGGAGGAAACGGTGTCCACCCTCAACGTCGAGCATTAGGCGTGGGTACGGAGCTGTAACGGCAAAGCTGGACTTACCAACCTTGGATTCGCCATAAACCATAATTGTTAAACTGCGATCGACTTCCGACATTCCTACTCACTTCCTTTCTTCTCTTCGATTCCATAGTAACCGTACGGGTCGGATGACTCGAACGCATCGCTAAGTGCTGCCTCTGCCGCCGAACCATCGTCGAACATCGGGCAAATAGCGAAGAACTGGCACTTCCACTTGCATTCACGGGAGGGCTTCGGGTAGGCAGCCTTCATGTGGCTGACTCCTTCGTCCAGTCCATCGCGAACGCGCATCATATCTTCCAGTGTGCCTTCAAGGCGCTGGTAGAAGGAGCGGAGTGCAAACTTATTGTGGCGAACCTCAATCTGGTCATAGAACGGTGGCTTAGCATAAGCACCGCGCTTAACCTTACGAAGCATCGTGAAGATAGCGCCGTCTGAGCGTTCGCCATCCTGGTTTTGAGCTTCTTCTAGAAGCATGTAGGTTAGGACCTGCTCGTTCATGTGGGCGATAGATCCAAACTCAGCGAACGAACCACCAACGGTCTTAAAGTCACGGAGCATACGAGCGCCGTCAATCTTACGACGAACACGCATATCGATCTTTCCCTGAAGCGTGACACGGCCATCTAGCATTGGACGCTCAATGACTTCTTCTGTAGAAATCATTTCAAGCTCTGCATCGATACCCTCAAGTTCAATCCACTCAAGGTAGCCCTCTAGCATTACGCGACCTAGTTCAGCTTCAGTCTCTAGCTCAGTCGAGTCCCGGCCGGAGTCAGTCAAAAGCTTCATATCAAGCTTGACTAGTTCTGCGTGAACTTCAAGCAGGTTCTTCTCCATGCCAGAGCTGTAGTACTGGTCTAGAGCCTCGTGAATACGAGAACCTAGTGCAAGAGCACCAGTAAAGTTCTGCATCTTTGGCTTTAGACGACGGTAGTAGGTCAGCCACCAGCGACGGCGACAGTCCTTGAAGGTCTGGATCTCTGAGTTAGAGATTCTAATTGGTGCATTTGTCATTTTGTAGTTGCCTTGCTTTCTTTCAGCATCTTGAGCAGCTGTTCCTTATCACGAACAATCTGCTCAAAGTTGTCGGCTTTAGTGTCTAGAGCCTGAATCACTCGTTCTTCAATTGTGTTCTCGGTCACGTAGTCGGTAATAATCACCGAATCGTGGATCTCTGAACCAATACGGTGCACTCGGTCTAGAGCTTGCTTGTGGTCCACGAGTGACCACGGCCTTTGTAGCATAACAAGACGACGTGCAGTTGTCAAGGTGACACCGACACCACCAGCCTGAGCAGTGAAAAGAATCCACTTAGTCTTGCCAGACTGGAAGTCATCAATAGACTTCTGACGCTCATCCTGATCCTGAGCGCCAGTGATTAGCCCGTGCGTAATGCCTTCTTTAGTAAGACGTGCACTAAGGATTTCAATCAGCTGACGCGATACAGCACAAACAGCTACGGAGTCATCTCCAAAGTCGCCGTTCTTCATATCATCCATCAGAGCATCAACCTTACAAGAAGGGTCCGACAAAAGAACCTTTTCTTGACCTGACTCATCTACAGACACTTCCGCATATGAGCTAGATAGCTGAAGAAGGCGAAGAGTTTGAGTCAGAGGATTAGGCGCTACTACAGAGTCACCGATGCTACCGTCCTCGTTTTCAAGAAGTGTAATCATGTGCTCAAGCATCTGCTTGTAAGCCTTAGCCTGCTTAGCGCCCATCTCTACGTCTCGGCGTTCAGTAATCACTTCTGGCAACCATGGCAATACACGAGACTTCAACATGCGACGCATGCGTGGGTTGATGGCTGCATAGAACTCCTGTTCCATGTGAGGCTTAACACCAATAACCATCATTCCGCCAAAGGCATTAATCATGGTGTCAATCATTCGGTCGATCCACTTAGTCTTTGATGGCCATTCGCTAGGAGCAATCCAGTGAAGGATTGGCCATAGATCAACAACATCTTTAGCAATAGGAGTACCAGTTAGAGCAAAGCGAATATCGGCATCGCCAGATGCAGCCCAAAGGGCTCGGGTCTGCTTAGACTTAGGATCCTTTGAGCGGTGAATCTCATCGGCAACCACTGCTTTAAATGGGATGTCATTCAACTCACGCTGATGGACTTCGCAGCGGCTCGGTGTGATACGGGTATCATGACCCTTACATTCAGGACAACGAGCCAAAGCAATTGAGCCATAAGATGACAACTTTGAGTGGGTGCGCAAAGACTCCCAGTTGATTACAATTACATCAGATTGCTGATCAAACTGAGCACGGCGCTGAGTAGCAGAGCCATTGATAACAGTTACGTTTACTCCTGGCCACCAGCGATCAAACTCACGCTCCCAGTTCTTTTTAAGAGTGTTTGGGCAGACAATTAGGGCTGGAAAAACTTCCTCGCCTCGATCATGAAGCTTCTTTAGGGCACGAATCGCCTGAGCAGTTTTACCAAGGCCAGGCTCGTCAGCCAGTAGCGCACGGCGGGCAGTGGATAGGAACTCAACGCCAGCACGCTGATGTGGAAATAGGTCTTGATCCCCGTCTTCCATAACATCTATATCGCGCAACTCATTGGCGAGATCAACTCGATTAGCTTTCTCATCTTTAGCCCATTGAGTCAGGTTAGGCCCTAAAACAAGCTCAGCCTTGAATGTAGACCTTAAAGCAAGGCAACCAGACCAGGACGTAGGAATACGCCAAATCTGCTCCTTGGCGCTCCAGGAGGCTCCTGGAAGGCTCTTACAGAGCTCTTTTAGGCGCCATTCAGCGTTCACAATGATGTGCGAGCCTGATTCGTCTAGTTCTACAAAGACTGACATTTAAATCCTTTTTCGTTAGATAAATATATTATCAGAAAAAACAAAGTTTGACAATGTTTTTTGATAATAACTTTATTTCAATAAGTCTAGTGGCTTCCAACCGCTTTTGACAAGTCTTAGAAGACCGTGTCGGATTGCATCTATAGCGTGACCTTCGCCACCTCGGTGCCAGAATCCAATCTTCTTTAGGGCTTCATTTGGAAACATAGCCTTGGCATCAGCCGGACTTTGGAAATAGATATCATCTGGAGCACGACCAACATCCATAAGGCACTGCTTTAAGATCCCGATCTGCTCTAGCGAATAAGGAGCTTGGGAGTTACGCACGGTCTGAGCATTGATGGTGAATCGTTCGCAAACAACCTCGATGCCACCCTCTTCTGGACCATAAAGTGCTAACGCCTGGCGAATAGGCTTAGCATACTCATCCTGCTGAACCTCCTGAGACCAAAGAAGGATAGGCTCTCCTCCTGGCTCAAAAGAAAATAGTGCTAGTCCAGTAGCCTTACCTGGATCAACTGATAAAACCCATTTAGTAGTCATTAGTACTTTTCTCCCCAGTTTTCTAGAGGTCCGTCAACGTCAGCAGTAAGAGGCACTGCCCAACCTTCGCGAGTAGTCATACACTCACGGACAATCTGTTTAATTTCTTCAGCGCTTTCACGCGGTGCATTCAAAACAATTTCATCGTGCACCGGAACAATCAGCAGCTCTGTGAGATCAGCTTGATCTAGCTTTACTAGGTTTGATTTAAAGATCTCAGCTGCGCCACCCTGAATTAGGTAGTTGACCAAAGTATATACACGGTCCTCATCGCAAGGCAAGCGACGTCCAGTCCAAGTATTTACATAACCTTGACCTTCTTCACGAACGCGACGCATACCGATATCTTCTACCTTCTTTTGGAATGTAGCCATACCGGGGAATCGCTTATCAAACTCATCGGATACCGCACGCATCTGGGTCTCCGGGACACCAGCAGTAAGTGCTTGCTTAGCAACACCAGCACCGTATAGACGCCCATAGACAACGCCCTTGATAAGGCCACGGCGCTTGTCAGACTTCTGCATCGTCGGATCTTGATAGATCTCGCGACCGATTTCAGTAAACGGGTCAGAGCCAGTAGCATCTGCCAGATTAAATAGTTGGATAAGATTGGGATCCTGAGACAGCGTGGAGAACATGCGGAACTCAACCTGGTCAAGGTCAGAGGTGATGATTACGTGGTCATCATCCTTTGGAAGGAATGCACGGCGGACAGTGTCGTCACCCTTTGGAAGAGTCTGCAACGCGGGGTTCTGGATAGACATACGTCCAGTACGAGCACCCATGGTCTTAACAGATGGGTGGACAAACCCATTTACATTATCATTAATGAAGTTCGAGAAGTAAGTTGAAGCAAGCTTGTCAGCCTTACGCTGCTTTAAGACAGTTTCGGCAAGTTGCTTGACTTCAGGAGTGCCATCGCGAGCAAGAAGCTTTAACTGATCCGCGGATGCAGACTTAGCACCAGAGGGGGTGGTCTGGGTGATATTGGCTCCTAATGCCTCGAACTGGCGAACAAGCTGAGCATTACTTGTAATTGATAGACCGTTGTAGCTATCCTTGCCCCACTGCTTAACTTGCTCGGTATAGTCGACGAGTTCTTGGTACTTACGCTTTGAGTAGTCAAGATCTAGACGCGCACCATTAAGCTCCATGCGAGTTACGATACGGCGGGTATTCATTTCAAGTTCATACGCTTGAGAGTACGGACGGCCGGGTGCGCACTTTTCCCAGAACTGCTCGAATAGCTTCATAGTAAGAACAGTATCGAGAGCACCATAAGCCCAGTAAGGCTGGTAGTTGACCGGAACGGTGCCCCAGGTCCAACCATTCTTAACCATGCCATCATCTAGCATCGATTGAGCGTTAGCAGCCTTAGCGTCCACATATTGAGAGGTTAGACGTTTCAAGGCACCAGACCCGAGTGGATCAATAAGATGAGCCATGATCATGGTGTCGTGGGCCTGATGCCAAGGCATATCCCAGTCGGACTGAACATCAAACCAGCGGGCTTCGAAGGCAATGTTGTGGCAGACAATAGGTCCGTCAAACTGATTCATACCTTGATAGAAGACGCCCTTCCAGTGATCCCATGGGATGGACCAGCCAGTCTTCGCGTCACCTACCTGAACAAGACGTAGACGACCATGCCAAGGAGATAGCGCATCATCGCGCTTACCGCCTGGAAGTTCACCGGTTTCAGTATCAATAGCGATGGCGTCCATGGGGCGGCGTTCGCCTAACCATGTGAGAAATTTTTCGGCCTGCTCTACGCTATCTACTAGCTGTAGGCTGACTTCACCAAGTCCGCTCATTTAAATCCTTATCAGTTTGGAGTATCACTCTAACAAACTTGATAATAACTTGTCAACCTGGCTTGGCGTGTCGTTTAAGGAATTATTTCGTAGCGGTAGATGTCAGCTATTGCAGGATCGTTTTTAGCTGCTTCTTCTAAAAGTCTTTGAGCAACGTTAGTCAGATAGCGTGCTCCACCGTCATCATACTTATAGAGCGCATCTAAAACTGCAGCTCCTTCCTCGGAAACTTGAGCCCAGAACCGATATTTTTCGGGAAAAACTAGTTCAGCTTCTTCGGATGGTTGGCACTCGGCGCAGGGTATGGCGTCTTTGGAGATAGAAGAGTACTCGACCTCACTGAGGCCATAACGCCTAACTAGCGTGCAGGCAGCTCCGTGAAATATTAAAGACACTCCAACTCGGGACAGGATGTAGGATCCGCTATCGGTTTTATATAGTTCAAACTCGATCCATCTGGTGGACCCGTACCTCCAGGAAGTAGATTTACCTAACAACTTCCCGTTGAATTGTAGGGTTCTTGCCCCGTCTTTTACCTCAAACACTATTTATCAGAGCTCTTGGCTTCTAGTGTTCGAACCTGGTGCTGAAGCTCGGCATTTTTTCGACGCTCTACAATTAGTAGTGCCTCTAGCTCAGCGGAAAGGCTCATCGCCTTTGCTAGCTGTTCCCGGGTAACGCCTAGTACGTTTCCTAGGATCTCTTGCTGGTCGTTCTTTTCAGTCATTTGTCTTCCTTCATAGGTATGTTTCAATTATATTTATACTTTAAACCGGCTATTTAGACCACTGGTGGAGGCAGCTTATCTACCCAGGCAGGCGTAGGGTCAGCAGCTTCGTCATAGATCTTAACTACAGTAGCTGCTACCCAGCCGCTAGTCTTTTTGACATTCATGGTTGAAATTTTCCACTTAATTACCGTACCAGGGCTGTCGGGAGCATACGGTCCGGAGTCTGGCTCGTCGGGAGCCGTTTCAGGTACAACGGTAAAAGTGGTAGTTGAAGGTGTCGTAGATACATAGTAAATACCATCGAAGGCTGGTGGTGTCGTAGTTGCTTCTAAGAAATGGTCATCCAAGGAAATAGTTACAATATCCTTAGGTACTAAACCGTGAACGGTTGAAGTAGTAAACAGGAACTTATTAGCAACTACCGCCGTATTAGAGATGCTCTTAGACGCGACAGCAACCTTGGTGCCTACAGGCACCGCGGTCAATTGGGTAGTCACAGATAGAATCTCACTGTTTGTCCCTGTATGATCACTAGCATCATCATAGTTATATGTAGAAGTGCCGTTGTTGTGGTAGTCCGAAACAAGGTTTACAGCAGCTATAACGACTTCATACGTGGCTCCTGGAGTTAGTCCAGTAATAGTGTACTCGCCAGTGCTTACACCTGTAATTTTTCCAGTGGAAATCCACTCGCCATCGGTTTCCTTATAAAGAATACGATAGCCCGTAACTGCCACACCGCCGTTGCTTAGTGGCATGTTCCACGTCACGTCAATTTCTGTTGACGGGTCGTTAGCGCCAATGTCAGCAGCTACACCGGTCGGAGAGCTAGGTACGGTCCTCCATTTAAAGTCAATATACATATTAGAAGCGGGAGTTCCAAAGGTAGCGTTATAGTTTACGCCGTCCCGATAGATGATGTTGTCACCAGTGATGTTAGTTCCAGAGTCCCCTGGTGCTCGATAAAATAGGACTGATGCACCAGAAATCATTCGGAACCCCGCGTACCATTTTTCGCCAGTAAAGGTTAGTAGGTATCTGCCAGCTGCATTTCTAGGAGTGAAGCTTAGGACCTTGTCTGTGTCCGCGTCCGGATCTTTGGTGAGAGCAGCATTATTAGTCGAAGAAGTCCACTGGTGGTACCTAGTCGCCTGGGTAGGGTTTGCCCTATCATCCATCTGCAGTTGAACAGTGCCGCTACCACCGGAACGGAAGTGCACTGATGCACTGTTCACGTGAATAGGCTTAACGGTTACAAAATCAGTGCCATCAAACGCGCCGGATACGTGGCCTACGTTGAAAGTGACACCAGAAGTGTAGTCAGTATTAGCCGTGTCCGCGCCAGTGAACGGCGATCTTTCACTACCGCCTATTGTTTCGCTATACCCTAGGAGAGGGATTGCCGGGGCTGTAACTGCTGTAGAGGTATATATGGCAACAATAGTGCTGTCGTTGTACGCTCCTATCGTGTAAGTATAGGAAGTGCCAGCTACCCCGGTATCATCGATGTATGTTTCTGTAATAGAGCTTCCAGCTGGTACTGTACCAGCAGTTATCTCATCGCCATCGCTTCTAGTGATAGTCCAAACCGTGTCACCGCAAAGTGCCGGCGAGTCTACAGCGTATGACAATTGGATAGAATAGCCGGAAACCGAGGCTGCTACGCTAGCCGTAGGAGGGGTAACACCAGCGGTAGTTGTAGCAGCAACTGAGTAGTAGCCAGCATAGTTGTAGATATATAGAGTGTATGTATGCTCGGCTCCTGGGGTTAGATTAGAATCAGTAAAATATAAGATCGACGAGGTCGTTCCCTCGGCTTGGTACGACGCGTACACTTCCGTGTCTGTGGGATTTGTCCCTCTAACCACCCTTGCAAACGTATAGCCATTTTCTCCCGCCCCTGACCTAGCGCTGTAGCGTAAAAGCATGTCGATACTGCCGCTAGTAGCTGAAGGTTCAGCATCAAAAGCTATTACGTTAGTGCTTAGCGGAGGAGCCTCCGGCGTGGGCATAGGGTCGAAGTCCAGACCAGTAGAAGAACTGCTATTCGACATGTGCAGCTCGTAGCGAAGGAGCCCTTCAGTAGGGGACCAGTTAGTAGTAATATTAAGGAGGCCTAGATTCTGAGTAGACCCGGCTGATACTGAACCAGAAGAAACATTTCCCCCACTAGCCCTAGAAATATACCAATAAGTAGTTCCCGAGTCGGCAGGGGCAGTCACGCTTCCAGCAAAAGAGATTACTCCAGCAGCATTAGAGCTAACATTTATATAGCCGTATGGTGCTATATAGTCTCCGGCTTTTTCAGACTTACTTGTGGTGTAGTATCCAGAGTTGTTGTATAAATATACATAGAAAGTTCTTAAGCTATTAGCTGTATATCCACTGGCTTCAATGCTCTGAGTCGTACCCGTGACACCCGCTGCTAATTCGTAGTTGGCTATTAGCGTACCTAAATCGTCTTTTATCACAGCATAGTTGTTTGTATTACTAGAGCCTACCGCGGAGTATCTAAACGATATATCAACTGCACCTATCTTGGTAGTAGATTGCGTTACAGTGAAAGTGAGTAGGTTAGTGGATTTCGGGGCCCAGGCTGTATTTACAGAGGGTGCGTCTACGGTAACAGTACTTCCCCAGTTAGTAGCTGTCAGCCTGTACTGAAGTAATCCGGAAGTCGGGGTAGTGGTTATAGATATAGCCGGACTAGGGGCACTACTTAGATTATAAGATCCTGTACTAGAGCCAGGGTCAGATGTGGTGCCAGAAGCTGAATATGCCTCCCCTTGAATTTTTGAGATGCTCCATGAAGCAGGGCCACCGTTTGCGGGTAGGGTGATTATCGAAGTATTACGAGGCTTAAGAGTGTCTCGGTCAGTACGGTCAAGAAAAAATGCTGCGGTTAATTGAGGAAAGATACTTAAAACAGATGCGTTAGTTCCAGTGTGGTAGTTAGGTAGGCTGTAGTAAGAAGTACTTCCACCATTTACCGCTGTGCTCACGGAGTTATATGCAGCAACGAATACGTCATAGTTAGCCCCTGAGTCTACTGTCACATCTGAATAGAAGTATCCAGACCCATCAGTGGAGAATGTTCCAGTAGCTTTTACCGTATAGGTATTGGTGCTGGTATTGCGAACCATAACTCGATAACCATCGACAATTACGTCATTACTAACGCCACCATTCTGAGCTGGAGCTAGCCATCTAACTCTAAAACTTCCGTTACTGCGCGAAGAGATGTTTATACTTGTAGGGGCGGTGGGTAAAGTACGAAGCCTAAGGTTGGCTCGTAGCATCGTTCCGGTGTTTTCCTGAGCATAGTCAAGGCTACTGTCATCTTTAAGATAGACGCTTTGGCCCCCTGTGTACGAGGCGGTGATACCGCGATACATAGTAGACCTACCGGAGGTTGCATTATTTCGCTTAGATCCGTAAGCAATATATTTTACATCTGCGTACATATATACGCCGATAGAGCTTAAAGCAGCCACCTGCAGGGTAGTGCTCATCGCAAAATTGCCGTACGAGTAGATAGGGTCTACATTGAAGGTGGGAGCGTACCCGCTAGGGCCGCAGAGAAGGCTAACGTCAGGCGATGCCGGCGAGTTGGCAGCAAATGTTATTGCTAGCTCTTTGATAAAAATCGGTTGAAGAGCTTGGCCTGGCCTATTGTCACCAAAAAACTCGGTGTTAATAGCACCGCTAATCGGTGCAATAAAAGCTGGATCATATACGGATAGACGCGCTGGACGTGTAGTAGCACTCGAGACAATAGCCGTAGTTCCTAGACCAAGGGCTATATTAGCTCCTCCTAATGCCATAACTAACCCTGCCTAGTTATTGAGCCGAGCACACGTAGGTGTGGGCTTCGTCGTATGTGTCAAAAGCTGCTTCAGATTTACCATTTAAATTATTAACAACAAGAAACTGGTCGCGACCTAGTTCCTCGTCATAAAAACTAATTATTTTATACATCACTAACCATTCTACGCGGTCACTTGAATCCAAATGTCGCCAGTAATGGCAGCAGCGGGGGTTACCGACCCTGCATATAGTTTAGCAAATGCAGTGGTGTCAGTGTTATAAACAAAACCGCTAGGCATGGAAATAACATTAGACTCACTAATCTCGATTGGGCTAGACGGATCAGCAGTATAGATAGCACCACCGCCACCACTACCACCGAACGCTCCAAAACTAATATCGGTAGTGCCTACTTCTATACTTGCCGCGCTGGTGTCATTGATAAAGGCTCTACCAGCCATAGTCTCCGAGCTAGTGCCTACATAAATTAAATCACCTTTAGTAATTTTTCCTGTAATACTGCCGTTATAAGAATCTAGTCTTCGCAGCTGGGCTTTAGTAGATTCATCACCTACAATTTCTACAGAATAAACACCGTTTTGTTCACCGGCAACCTGGTCTTTAATTAGGGCAACTTCTCCGGCAGCCATCTCGTGACCATCGATAGTGTACGTGCCAAAGGCTTGACGCGTAAGTGTTGCACCTACTCCCGAAGTACCGTTACTGTAGTCAGAGTCAGGAAGAGCTGCAATAGTTGCTACGTCCACAAAAACGTGTTGGTATGCAGCTGATCCGCCGGAAGATAGTGCATCTACCTTATTTTTAACCCAGGAAGTCGTGGCAACCTTATCACTATTATCGTTAATACTTAGAGATGAAGAGCCGAGCACCTGTGGGTGTGAGTCAGTGAATACATCTACGTATCCGCCAGTCGAGGAGATATCAGTAGCCTCGAGGCCTACAATATCAGCATTTACTGTTTCGATAGTAAATTGATCGAAAGAGTTTGAAACCCTACTCATGGTATAGATACCGCTTAGGCCAAAAATACCGGTAGCCCAAATATCTACTAGCCCACCATCAGCGCGGCTCATTGAAGACTCCGAAACTGGATCGGTAAGTGTTACTGTCCAGACGCTAGTGAGCTCCGACTCTCCAGGTGCTGTTCGAGTCATGGTAGAGATTTCCCAGAAATCGGTATAAACCTTAGTGTTAAATTCAGCATAGCCGTCAAAGTACACGCTTAAGGGGTTCCTATTGCCCTCGTCCATATCCCAGGAGTTCCAGTTAGTAAAGTTAATGCTGTCAGCACTGACAGTTATCTCGGAGGATAGCTCATCGGAATATAGTCCGATCATTGAAGCGTACGTGGACGCCACCTTACCAGTATCATTACTAGACCACTGAGTAGCACTAGTTAGCTGTATGTAAGTGTCTTGCAAACTTGTACTGGAGGTTAAAGTGCTCTCGTACATGATTAAGGCAGTCTCTAGTGGTAGTGACTTCAATTTAAGAGGCGCGGGGGTCTCTAAATTGTAGTTTAGTAGCCCTCTTTGATACTGCCCAGAAGAGAGCTGAGTGCCGGTAGCATCGTCATCACTGTACCCGTAAAGAACTACTCTAGGGTTTATTGTCGCGTCATTAGCTAGGCCAGGGTAGTTAAGCAGTGCGCCAGAGAACCCGGGTGCACTTAGTCTAATGTCATCTACATAATTAATTCTCGAAGTCTGAGCCTCTAGGTCAATGTCAATCCACGTCTTAGGGGCCTGGACTGATGCAGTATCAGGCCTAGATGCGGTGTCATACCAAGACTGGCTACCGTATTTAGATCCTCCATAAAAGAACTTGTTTTGACTAGACAGCATCACGGAGTCGAGCATGTAGGAAGTGGTATCTAAGTCGCCTACAGTATTCTTTAGCCACGCCGGGATCGCAAGTTTAAATGATTTTTTTGCCTCTAGAGCAGCAGAATCCAAGTCTTTATATTGCTGATACAGCTTTGCGCTGCTAATTTTGATTGTGTAAGGTACTCTGAAATACTCTTTAGACTTTTGATTTTTTAGAGTACCAGTGGCATCAATAACTGACAGATTTGGCATATAAGAGGCCATAGTCAAGGCACCAGAATATAGGTACACATTGGCGTCGATCTCGTCTAGGCTTAATGTCAACTTTTTAGTATGCGGTACCGAGGCCCACGATGCTTTAGTGGAGTCGTCTATCACATCCGAGATGCTGAGGAATGTGCCGTTATCAAACTTAAACTTAAGGTCTGATATGTCAAACTCTGGAACATTGATTTTGTATATTTTTTGATTAGTTAGAGGTAACGACTGAGCCTCTGGGGGAGTACTAGGGCTTCTTCCAAATACAGCAACTGTAAAAGTATCGGTAGTTACTTCAGTAACCTTGACGATCTTTCTGTATTTTTGTTCAATCTTCTGAGCTTTAGTGTCTAAGTACTCGACCAAATGGCCTGGCTCTAGCCCCGTCTCAACGTCGCCATCAGTAGGCTGGTCTGACCTCCAGTTGTAGACATAATCACCGACTTTTAGTTCGTGACCGACAGAAGTAACAATAACTGAGGTTACGTCCTCGGATAGTGTAATTGCTGTAGGTACAAGCTCCTTACCAACCGGGTTAGAAAATATATCAAAGTTTAGATACAGTAGGCGGCCATATTTAATGGCTGGCTCTATAAGGGAGTAGTTGGCAGTACCGTAAACATACTTGTCAGTGGTAGCCCCCACACCCCAGGATACGGAGATGCCGTATGTACTTTTCGCAGCATAATCCTGAATAACAGAAACCTCTGCTACTCCAATCGAACTATCCGACTCCCAGCCTGCCGCCGAGTGCACCTCGCTCTGCGAGTCGTCCAAGTATTCAAAGCTTGGGTTATGGATTACGTTATAAATTTTAGCTGATACGTAATTAATACCCTCGTTAGAAAAATAACCGTGGTCAAATAGGGCTTTAGAGTAGTCATTTAAATAGAGACCCGCTACGTTTTCATCATGGTAGAGAGCATGACCGGTGAAGCTAGTTGCATACTCTATGTCAATATTCGGACCAAAGTTCTCGTACTTAAAGCTAGCAAAGTCTGCTTCTATAACTGTAATAAATGCAGGTCCAGTGGAGAAACTAAAGCCGGTCTCGGAGACTGATCTAAATACCTGAGCGTCCTCGCTGCTTACTGCAGTCGACTCTACATCGCTAGCTGTTTTTGCAAAAACTAAAGTCTTATTAATATTTCTAATCGAGTCAGAGACATCTACTAGTGTGTAAGTCCCATTAAACGTGGAGTCCACGCCGCTGATCGTTACGCTATCTCCGGCTCGAAAACCGTGAGCATCGTTTGTGGTTAAATAAGCATAATTACTAACAAGTTCCTTGTTCGTAATTACATAGGTGTGGGTGTTGTAAGAGGTCGTACCAGTGACTGCAATACGGACTCGGTCGCCAGTTTTATATCCATGGTCACTAGCGAGAACTATTGCAATATCATTTTTTCTATAGATACCAGAGACTGCAACTTCTGGCTCTCGGTAGGACCTATAGAGACCAACGTAAACACCGGTAGTATCGTCGATATCGCTATCGCCCAGGTTCTCACTTTCGATAAAGGTACCGAAAAGCTTTTTAGTTCCGATATTACGTTCTACACCAGGGCTAGAGATATTCCAATAACCGATTGTCCCCGAATACGCATTGATATCACCACGTACGAATACATCGGAGAACTCGGCAACTCCAGTTCCGTCAATTTTCCAACCGGACAACCCTTCAGAGAAGTTTCCGCTTTGGATACTATTCGTTATTAACTCTGTAGTAGAGGCTAGGTTTGCTCCAGTAACTACACCGTCAGCAATTCCAGTTATAACATTTGCCTGAGACTGAAGAGCCTTGACATCTTTATTAATCCCTGCAACGTATGAACTAAAGCTATTAGTTCTTTTTATACGACTACTCGCCAATTCGATCCACCTGCCAATCTGTAACAATAGCTAGATCGATTTGCTCCGGGAAAGCCGGATTATTTGGCACAGTCACTTTGACAGAGTCGATCTTTCGAACAATAACATCCTTGCGAGGCTCTAGCGTACTCTCTAGACGGTGCTTTACGAAGTCATCATTTACAATGATAGAACACCAGTCACCAGGTGAGTACGACCCAACTACTGGGTTCAATGAGCCATTCACTGTAATAATGAAATTTCCAGCGGGTGGCTTTGATTCATAAGCAAATCGTTTAGCAGTTCTATATAGATCGAGTTCGCTGTCATAGTTGCCCCAGCTGTCGATATTAGTTTTATCGTTACCAATTAATGGCCAGTCAGCTTTTTCTGCTTTATCCAAAAGTGGCCAGCCATCAGCTAACAAGTCTTCCGAGACCGCTCCAGAGTAGGCGGCATCACCGCCTCCGGCTTGACCATTAGCACTAGATACGAAAACACGAGTTGCAGAGTTTTCTGCGTTCTCGGCGAAGCTAATATTAGAGATGTTTCCAGGGTACTCAAACACAACTTTATCTGCGCCGAAAGCAATAGGAGGTGCTGACTGCCCCGGAGCCAGGCCAGGCTTACGATCCTGAGGTCGATTGCCATTTGGATTGTACGGGTCATCCTGTAGAGGTAGCGAGTTTATATATTTAGTTAAGCTTGCCGGGTACAGAGGAATTAATCTAAAAATTCTCTTAAACTTCTTATTACCAGTAGTTGGATCAATGTAAAGTTCGCAGTCGATTCTGTAATCAAACCCCGTAATAGTGTTTGAATACTCTTCTAGGTGCTGGCCCAGATTTACTAGATCAGAGCCCCTAAGTGGAGTGTTCTTGCTATTCAACGCACTGTAGAGGCTAGTGGAGAACTCTACCCCTCCTAGGTTGGCGCTTTGAGAGTATTCTCCATAGGTTCTAGTGAACGCGATAGGCTCCCTAGAAATCATAGGCGAAGGCAGAATTACGCCAATAGCCGTCTCATCGGCCACGTCAGTAATAGACGCAGCGGTAGATAGGGTAACTGTTCCAGTAGAAGCTAGGGCTTTTGTCTTTGTAGTCGGTAGAGTGACTGTCTTAATAAATGACAAAGTTCTAGGAGTAGCGGTAACTAAAATAGCCGTACCAGTTAGCTGGCTAGAGACGGCACTAGGGAAGCTAGACAGTTCTATAGTATCTCCGACAACAAACCTGTGGTAATAGCCAGTGGCAACGGTAAGAGTGACGGTAGTCTTTGTTGTATTTTTCGCGATTGAGTAATGCGAAACTTCAACCGAATCAGAGCCAGGAACAGTGTAAGTAAGAGTATCTTCAGAAGGAACGCTTGTTATCTGTATTGGCTCATTATTGCCATTCAGAGAAAGCGTGTTTTTACCATAAGTCCAAACGTTAACCCAGTCGCCTACAGCAAGCCCGTGTCCAGGTGATGTCAAGGTTGCCACGGACGAGGAGGCCCTAGCCAGAGCAGTAATATCTCTGGTCTCGGAGGAAATTGACCCGTAATCCAGAACTGCAACACCGGCGACGTTATGCGAAGACGTAGCTTTAACTTGACTATTAGGGTATACAAAAGGTTTAGGGTCAAAGGCATGAAGAACTTTATGAGGGCTTCTTAGCGTTATATCTGTCCATCGTTCTTGACCAGTGGGTGACTCGGTACTCGGGTCTTTTACTACCTTAAGAACCTGCATATCCTTACCGTTGAAGATAGAGTACTTATTAGTACCGCTGTCTTTTAGCCCCGAGATTTTAAAAGTATCTCCGACAAAAACCTCTGGTGATGCAGTAGACGGACCGTTCTTGTTGAATACAGCAGTAATCTTCTTCTTAACAGTGGCAGTCACATTGAAGCCAGATACTGGCGTATTGGCAGGGATCGCGACTGACTGAGTGGTTTTAACCCAGAAAGTCTCTTTATTGGTCGTCATCTTTTTGATGACGCCAGTGTCATTGTAGACAGAGTACTTTACGATCTGCTTTGCAGAGATCTTCGATGGGTCGGTGTGTGCACCCATGTAGACGTTACCCTTGTCAGAACCGTGTCGAGTAGCAAGCGGTGTGCTTGAGGTTGACTTCGCCGAGTCCCAGGTCCAACTAATACTGTACTTACCATCGCAGGGGACATCGATGTAGTAGTTTAGGGGGATTCCAGTTGAGCCGCGAAGGGTTCCGTACCCTAAGGTGTACTCGTCTGCTTTAAATTTTTTATTCTTAAGGTATGTATCTACGATAGGTTTTACAGCTACAGTACGAGTTCCGGTGGTTGTGCCTTGTAGGCCCCACATGTTAATTGTTATGACTTTATTCTTTTGCTTAGAAGAGCCGCTAGTACCAAGGGCTTTTTGAGATGTAAAGCCGCTCAGGACCACTTTTGATGTTTTAGCCAGCTCGGGGTTGACATCGAGATACATCCTAGCAACGCCAGTTTTCTTTTTAACATTGGTGCACTTAAACTCAATTTTGTACGGAGCAAGATTTTTTGCCTCTACAACTGATGGCTGATCTGACGACTGGTCCGGAAGCCCTTCAATAGTTACGCTGTCTCCGATACTAAAATTAGTAGCGTTAGCTCCTGTAGTCGTAAATACTACATAGTCATCGCCAGTAGCATTCATTTCTGTCTGAATAGACCCGATTGACACGGCAAAAGTCTGCTCGGTATCTTCGTTACCCTGTTCCGCGGAGTCAGCAATAAAGTTGTCTGTAACTACCCTAGTCACAACGGTGTAAGGGCTAGTGGCCTTGTCAACTTTATTCTTAGTCTTAGGGAAGGAGATGTTTCGAACAATTACTTCGCTACTCACGTCAATATCGCCAGGCACGTAGTACTTAAAAGTATTCTCGGTGGCCTCAATAATTTTTACTGTTCCACCGTTACTGTCATAGTTAGAGTACGTGGAGTCAGAGAATGTGACAATTATGTTATCTCCGACAGCCAAGTTGTGGTCATCAGAGATGGCAGTCACTAGATTACCATCGGTGTGGATCTGCCTAATAGTCGCTTCAACGATTGGCGTGCCGCTAATTCTAGCTTTGGTACGAGTTAAAAGTCCCTTCTTAGGAGACTTCTTGACATCGTAGAAAGGAGTGGTTGCATCTGCAAGCTTGTAGACAATAGTGTCTCCGTCGCTATTGCCTTTCACGACTACGGAACGGCCGCCATAGATTTTATCTGTAGCCGCGTCGGTGAAGTTCACCTTTACGGTGTCGCCAACGCGGAACACGTGACGATCAACCGTATTCACGTAGACAGTGCCGGCTCGGTCTTTAGTAGAGATACCGGTGTCATACTCAAGCGACGCAATTTGCGCGGTTGAGTCAGGTTCTGCGAGATTAACTGTAGAGAGTTGATCATAGCCTGGATCCATAGTAATCCACGAGGTACCGTAAACCGAAGCAGTAGAGCCGCTAACTGATGTTTTAGCGATATCAGCATCAATATTTTTAATAAAAGATAGGGTCCACTGAGAAGAACTCTCGTTTGCAGGAGTAACCTTTTCAATCTGATGGGTGCCCTTAATGACAGAGTTGGTAGAAGTTACGGTTATAAACTCGCTCTCCAAAATATCTGGATCTTCATTGAAGTAGAGCAAAACAGTATTATCGTCGCCATCTGCTTCGTAGGCAACAATAGTCTTTGGGGTACCTTGGTCCGAGTCAATAACAATGTTGTAGCCATCGTAAAGAGGTGTAGGCCAGTTAATAGCGTCAACGCCAGAAATTTTAATTCTATCTCCAGCACCGTACCCATGGCTGTCTCGAGGATATAGCTTCAGCTGAGTCCTAGGAGTAGCTAGAGCTACGGTGTTATTCTTTGGAACCTTAGTAGCCGTCTTAGGGATATCGTAAGCACTAGAGGTATATTTAGGGTCTAGGAATTGGATGCTATATCCGCTGGCCACGTTGGTGATATTCATGTTGTTGTCACCAGTGGAGCTCCAGTCCATAGTGTTGACAACCTTGCCACCAATAGTTCTCTGAACCGGCGCGGCATTAGCGATTTTAACTGCCACTACATCATTTTTTATGAATCGGTGTCTGGTTTTAAACCATAGCGTAACTATTCCGCTAGAGCGTTGAACATACGTGACCTGTACTGGAGAGCTGCTGATAATCTCGCGATACTGAATTTTGTCTTTAATTATTTCTACAGTAGTATAGGACTTATTCTCGACTGGAAGAATGCTAATTCTATCGTCTGCACTGACTCGGTTTGCAATCTTTACTTTAAAGGTGTATAGGGTAGGAGTATCACTTACAACAAATTCACCAAATAAAACATCATCAATATTTGCAAGATTGACAGTTTGTCCTTTGGCAAGTTTATGGACCTTAGATGTTGTTATCGTAGCCTCGCCGGTATAGGTTCCGGTAGATGTAATTGAGTACCCAACTACGCTGACTGCTTTAGCGATTCCCGGAGCCAAAATTTCGTTTGGGAAATCAATGTCAATAAAGTCCTCGAAAGCGTTATTGATAAGCTCTCGAACATACTCGTATGTATCTGCACGAAGAGAAACTCCAACATTGCTGTAAGCAGAGATTCTTGGCTTAGGTATGGCGGTTAGATTTATGTAGAACCCGGAGATGGTGGGGTCAGACGGGGCCGAAGGGGTAGTAGTTGTACTAAGAATAGAGTAAGGGCCATTGAACTTAGTAACAGCTCTGTCTTTAAAAACAACGTAAGCCATGTTGCTGTTGCCATTTTGGTCTTTAACTGGTGGCGGACTTTTCATCGTGCGGTCTACAATGCTTACATACGCAAAGCCAGCATCCTTAGTGACTTCACCAGTAAAGTTTGAAGAGTAAGTTTTCCAAACTAGGCGGTGGTTCAGGTAACTAGTAAATTCTGAAGCCGAGACAGTTAAGCTTCTGGAGACTAAATCGTAACTACGGCCCCAGATGATGCCGCCCCAGACGCATACGTTGTCGCGCACAACGTACAGAGCTGTCTTGCCTGGTAAAGTTGTTTTATATAGGTCCAGGTTATTTGTTTGGCCTGAAATTGTAATGCGACCGTCAAAAGTTCCGGCCTGCTTTAAGGCAAGCTCGTAAGAAACGTCTTCAAAAGGAATTTCACCAATTACGGTATTAGACATAATATCTACCGTGTAGTACTTGTAGCGTACAGCAGTAGCACTAGTTACTGGCATCAAGCTGTCGGGCATGGGTATCCTTAACGTCTATCGTCTTTATAAGACTATTTTACCCTATCCAGCCGGAGCGGTATTGCAGTGTCATAGTACCGGTCCCGCCAGTTTTATTAAGCACAACCGTGTTACCACCAGGAGTGAATTTAATCCAGTCTACGGTAGCATCCAGCATTGACCGAGACTCGTCTGGAACGCCGCGGTACGTCGTGGAGTTATTATATGTGTCAATTACCAAGGTGTCCGTTGAAGCTAAAGTTACCGTACCACTGCCGCTAGCTGAAGTCACCTGCTTAGATACCGTACCGCCATATCCCGTAGGTTGATTAGATATGACCTTAGCTGCGGTAAAAGTGGTAGTTGTGGGCACGGTCGATATCGTATATTGGCCATCTAAAAGCGGATTACTGGAGCCAGAAATGTAAACGACAGCATTAGCTAATAACCCATGAGCTGAAGATGTTGTTACGGTAGCAACGTTAGTAGTGTGACTAATAAAGGTAATGTTTACTAGCGGCTTGACATAGCTAATGCTTTCAGGGGTGGTCTCTGTAATTGTAGCGTTAGATATATTGTAATCAGTGCCCGCCAAAGTAACGGTCACGGAGTCGCCTACAAAGAACCCATGAGAAGGGATTGTCAGCTTAGCCACACCGCTTTGAAGCTGTTTGCTGGTCACGCCAGTGGTAGTGAAGGTGGTAGATCTAAGATCTTTAATAACTTTAATACGCTGAACCGGACCGCCATTTGTAGACGTAATATAGGCAGGGGCAGTGATAGGACCGGTTAGGGTGATTAGTGTAGATACAGGAGCATTTCCAAAATTATTAAAATACGTACCAGAACTAGTTACCGATTCTCCATCGTACCCTGCCGTATACCCTGGCCCGGGAGTTTCTGGGCCGTCCCAACTGTATTTGAGAGGGTCACCAGCTTTAAGCTGGACTTCAAAGTCGATTCGACCACGCGGGCTAACGTTAGAGATTAGTGGCTGGCCAGAAAGACGAACATACATAGCAGTTTTGTTTGGGTACTCATCGACAAACAGCCAAGCACCGGTATACACCAAATTAATAGCATCTAGAAGTCGCCTTCTGGCATACTGCGTTACGTAGGCATCCGGCACTAGGACCGATCCTTTAAGCGTGACAACTTTCGCGGTCCATCGGCCGCGCACATCATACGAGCCATCATCTAGGCCACGAGGAATGTCGGGAATCTCTACGTTAGAAGCATTCCACCAGCCATCAATATCAGTACATACCCAAACAAGATCGACGCTCTTCGTAAGCCCCGTCTCCGGATTAAAGACTGAAGCAGTTTCAATGGTGTTCAGGGTAAGGCCATTAAGCCTAATATCTGCTTTAAGTTTTAGACCTTCAATAAAGGGGCGAGGTACTTTACTTAAGCCAATATTTACGGCCTTATTTTCTTGACTCTGACTGTACGCCATTAGACAGATGCTCCCTTACGCATTTCAAACTGTAGTCGGTTAGCCACTAGTGTAGCAATCTCGTACTCACTCATGCCTGGAGCTGCATTTACTGAAATATTAATTCCAGGACCAGACACGCTCTGACCGGCATTGATTGCTCTCAGTAGCTCCAAGTTCTTTGCCGTAGAAGCAGCGTTAACTACATATTCTCCGTTAGATAACATAGCCGGGATCATGTCCGAGCGAGGACCTCCAGGACCTGAAACAGGACCGCCAGATCCGTCAGCAAAACGAGCAATGCCGCCATCAGCAAACTGACGAACTCTTCCTATCAAACCGCCATCGGCCTTTTTAGTAGTGATAACGTACGTAGTTGCGCCCATTGCTTTTTCAAAATCTGACTTTAGGTTTGCAATACTTGACTTGTCCCAGACGCCCTTGATGTTTACTTCAGCCGCGACGTCCTTAGTTCCTAGCTTGCTCTGCTCGGCAATAAGCTGATCAATTGTGATGCCAGCCTCTTCGGCAATTTCAGAAATACTCTTAACACCGGCGGTTATGCTTCCAGAGTAGTAGTTGTATAAGGTGCCCTGTCCTTGGAACTTTCTGCTTATAAGATTACTTAGGGCACGAGGGTCAGTTACAGCAGCAGCTACTGCGGTGGCCTTCTTTTGCGCTTCAGCCGCCTTGACCACCTGATCCTGATAAGTCTTTAGGGCCTTTTCATTAACCTTAAGCGAGTTGCCAGTACCGGTAACAAGGGAAGCAACTAGGGCTGATCCACCCTTACCCATGGCAACTAGCTCGTTAAGTGCACCCTGGGACATCTTCTTAGAAAGAAGAGCGATGTTTTTCGACCATGCAGCTAGATCTCTTTGCTGCTTTAGTAGGTCATCTTTGTATTTGTTTAAGCTAAATCCGGCGTCTCCGGATGCAGTAACTACTACGTCAGAGTACTTTTTAAGATCTTCAGCGCTTTGCTCTAGAGGTCCCTTAACATCAATAAAGGTCTGAACAGCATCTCTCATTGTCTGGTTGAACTTAGCACGTTCAGCTCTAGCCTTAGCTAGTAGGTATGACCCTTCACCTAATGCATAGTCGAGACGCTTCTGAGCATTAACAGTGCCATCTGCGTTGTAAATAGTATCGCCGAGAGCTTTAGCCTGAGCCTCTAGAGACTTAGTCATATCTTCGCTGGCGTCAAGCATTCCAAGAGTGGCTTCTTTGCTCATACCCTGGGTGACAACCAAGTTTCTATAGTTGCGCTGGATTTCCGGAAGACTCTTTTTTGCGATTTTAGCTAAAGTGTCTCCGTAAGACTTAAACGCTGCAGTGGCTGCAGTTACTGCAGTAGCAGCAGCTTCTTCCTGCACGATCTGTTGAGCAGATACCCACTCGCCATTGTGAGCCGCCATCTCGGCGGCTGTCTCGGCACGCTCTTTAGCTAGAGTTGCATATAGGCCGTTGACCTGGCTCATATCTTGTATAGATGCCTTCTCGGCATCAGTAACTGTTAGCAACGCGTTAGCCCACTGCGATGAGGCGTCAGCTGCAGATAGAGTGTGCTTAGCTGCGTCCCTAAATGATCCGCTAAGGGCTGTAACTGATTTTTTAACACGATCGGCGTTGATTGCTGCAGTAATTCCAATAGCTGCCGCGATAGCCGCACCGACTGCAACAATTGCAAGGATAGCTAAGCCTATAGGGCCAGTAATAGCGGTCCACATGGCGGAGGCGATGGCAGTTACTCCAGCCATAGTTCCGCCAAGGCCAATGTAGGAAGCTCCTAGGCCAGTGTTCGAGGCGATTACAACACCATTAGCAATGCTTTCACCGTATTTTTTAGCTACTAGCACTGCTTGAATAGCTGACATGACCTTCATGGCTGCCATGACGGTGCCAAAACCAATCATGTAGACCTTCTTAAATAGAAGGCCCAGCGTGATCAGTGCGCCCATCCCACCGATGATCGGACCAAGAACTTGCATAAGCGGCTGAATAGATTTTAGGAATCCTGCCATAGCCTTAAAGACACCGCTAATAATTTCTAGGTATGTCTTTATCTGTCCGGAGTCTGTAAACGACGCGGCGATCTCTGCAACTGATACGAGTATCTCGGCAAGAATTGGTCCAGTACCGGCTGCCGCCATAATAATCTGTCGGAGAGAGTCTTGCCCCTGAGATAGAGTATCCCAGAACAACTTGACATCAGGAGAAGTTCCTAAATCCTTAAGCACGCTGAAGAAGCCAGCGAATGCGTTAGTAATGGCTAGGGTGTTTTCAGCAGTTGCTTTGAAGTATGCCTTAGAGCTAAATTCTCCCGCTGCGGTGCCCAGTTCGCGCATCCACTTACTAGAGGCTTTAAGTTGCTCGACTAGCATGTAGCCGCCAGTACCAGGTCCAGTATTTGCCTTAATCATAGCCTTTAGGCCAGCGAATACATTGCCGATTATAGAGCCAAACATAGCTGCCGTTTGGGCAGCTTTTTTAAAGTAAGCACTAATGTTTGCAAAGTTGCCAGCAAGGTTTTTGGCCATGTTGGTAGTTGATGTAGATAGGAAGTCTCTAAACATATTAAAGACTGGAGACGTTGCCCTATAGAGGGTTAAGAATGACTTAATTAGGTTACCAAAAATGGTTCCCAGAGCCATTACGGTCTTGCTTGTTCCAATAAATATGTCTCGGATTCCGGCCAAACTCGTTGGGTTAAATAGCGAGTTACCTAGACGCGAAGATGCTTCACCTAACGCTTGGCCAACTTGTTTGTAGCCCTGGATAAGCATCGTAAATGCGCCAGAGCTGAACATTTTCTGTATCTGAGTCTGAAGTACCGGTAGGAAGCTGCCAGCGGCGGCTTCATTAAGGCCCTTTAGTTGCTTTTGTATAGAAACTAGATACTGAGCAAACTCTTTCTGGCTTTTAGTTAGCCCGGCATATGGGTCAGTGCCAGTTTTACCTTTTTTCTTAGGGTTCTTTTTTTCGTCTTCGAGGTCTTTAGATCGATCCAAGGCTCGGCGATATGCTAAATCTGCTTGTCTATACGCAAGCTCTGCTTCTCGTCTAGCTCTATTATCTGGAGGAAGGTTCTGAACACGAGCAAGATTCTCTCTAGCTTTTTCTAGGGCTAGAGCAGCATCCTCCTCTTTAAGGGCAGCTTCTTCGGCATCAAATGCTAGTTGCTGCATTTCTTCACGAAGGTCTTTTACAGTTTTAGTCGTGCTAGTATTTGCCTTACCGGCAGCAGCTACCGCCTGCGATACACCACTAAATGCTGCCTTACCAACTAAGGTAGCGACCTTAATCTGAGCCATAGCGTTAGCTAGGATAATACCCGTGGAAGCAGCGCCGCCAGCTGCGCCTACGAAGGCACCTAAGCCGCCGACTAAAGAGCTTAGGGACTGAGCCAAAGCCATAACCCCGGACTGTACGTAGTAGCTACTACGGATCATCTTGTGGAATGACTTAGAGACATCCTGGGATGTCCTAGCAAACTCGCTGCGAGCAGACTTACCAAAGCTATCGGTAAACTCTTGCGCTATATCTTTTCCAGCACGCTTTGTTGACGAGCGTGTACGGGAGTTATTGAGACCATCCTCAATATCTTTGGCAACACCAGAGGTTATCGCTTTAACGATAATCTCGGCTGATCCTACTACTGCCATACACGCTCACCTCCTCGGTAGCTAGTTTTAATATTTATTTAGTTATCCAATAGGAGCATCTAGTAGACCGCCAAATGGATTGGAAGACTCTGGATTGAAGTCAGTAGCTGGAACAAAAGGCTTTATTTCTTGACCGTCATAGTCGTATTCCATTCCGTCGGAATCTGAAGATGACTCTTTTGTCTTTGGTGCAGCGTAGTGGTATTTAGTTTTATATAGACTTTCGAAGACATGTATCCTTCGAGCGTCCGTCATTTGAGCTTGTTCCACGGTTGAGTAGTTAAAATCTTCCTCGTAGAAATAATGAATGACATCTAGCATGTCAGAGATATCCATCTCCGAAAGTTTTAAACCATTCACTATTGCTTTTCCGTTAATATAAGGCCAGAGGTCTACTGCCCAGTTGAGGAGCCCTCTGGCTGCGCTTCCGGGCGGTTGCTGTACGATTCCAAAAGCCAAGCAACAATTTCGCTTAGGGTCTCTACAGAAACAACTCGGTCTTTATCCTCTAGAAGAGCGTCAAAACGAGCAAAGCTCTCGTCTTTCAGAACCTTCTTGAAAAATGTACCAATGGTACGGGCTGATGCAGCAGGGTCATCTGACGAGGCATCTTCAACGATAGAAAGCATAACCTTACCCTGCATACGCGGGACGCAGTGGAACTCTTCTTCGTATAGTTTAAATGAAAGCGGCTGAGCTTCTTCTGCAGTAGCTCCAGTACCAAAATCCTTGAATCTAGTCATCTTGTTATCTTTCTCGCCATAGCGTATAGTGTCGTTTGGTGCAATGCACCTACGTCTATTTTACTACAGTGTTATATTGCTTAGTTTGCGAGAAAAAGCTACTTCCACCTGAAATGGCGTAACTCTCTAGTGAGGTAAGGGTTAGATTTTGTGCCCGGATGACGGACTGGACCAGGGGTACGGATTACACGCCCCCTAGAGCCGAAGACTAAGACACCGCCTGCTTCTTTTGGCAGAATTAAATGAGCTCTAGTTCCTTGATGGTGGTCCAAGGCATATGGCACTGTCCAGGAGCCGATTTGCATAAACTGGCCGGTAGAATTTCCTTGATGTCTTTTATGGATAGATTTTTGCAATCGTCCAGTCTGATAGCCGACATTAGATTTAGCACCTAGTACAGCTTTTTCTCCAGCTATCTCTAGCTCTCTCCATAGTCCGCCGGAGCTAGTATTTAGCTCCCTATGCAACGCTAGTCTGTCTAGCTGCAGATTGACAAATTGAAAGTCCATTATGGAATAGCCATTGTTACGGTCATAGTAGTGGTCTGGAACCCGCCTTCCGGAGCAGAAGCATCAAGGGTGGCAATAACGCCGATACCGTAACCGGTTTCGTCCCACTGGTCGAGTAGGTTAATTGATTCCATGAGAACCCAAGCATCGTAGGCAAGAGTTTCAGAGGAAACCTGAATCTTTTCTGGTGATGGTGGACGACCATTTTGACCCACAATCGGGGTCTCGCGGGCGATTTGAATATTTAGAGTTGCGCTACGAGGAACGTGACACCGCTGAGGCTCCCCGACCTGGGCACCGGGAGTACCTAGATACATTTGAACAAACGAAACGACTAGCTGCTCGCAGTCAATTGCTGGTTGCCCCATGGTCCAGTATTTGCGCCTAGGTAGGTTGACGTTATATGACTGAAAAATAGTTTCAACGCGTTCCAATACGCCCTGCATCATGTCACGGAGGTTTGTTGCATCCTCCGACACTCCAGTGAAGTCAATTTGAGTAGCCAATTTCTCTCCTTATTAGCTGTACATTTGAGTTTTGAGGTTGCCGGTAGCAAGCTCGACTAGATTTTCTACACCGTCAATAGTCTTTGTAGCGTATAAAGTCCATGTTCCAGGGTCTACCATGCCGATAGCCGCTAGTGCCTTATCGTAAGAGACGTCAAAAGATACCGACTCTGCGCCAGAATTTAAGGTAATACTGTCAGCATCTAAATTCACTGACTTAGCACCGCTATACCCGCGGAGAGTGACCTGGGGTGTCCAGCCGGAGCTAGGGAAAAAATTACTGAAGTCTAGGCTATCAATACCAGTCGAAGACCACGCTGCAGCATCCCCCTTGACAAGAATTAGGTCAAAATCTGCATTGGCAGTGAGCACGGCAGTTTTAGGGGTGTAGCGGCGTGCACGTGGTTGATCAGGAGAAAATACCTTCGACTTACGACGTGCATTATCGGGGTTGGTGACTTTTAGAAATAAATCAATTTCATAAAGCCCGGTGCGCAACTCGTCGATAAATTCCTGATTATCAAGAATGGTATAGGAGACACCTTGACGAGTTACAGAAGTAACGCGCTGAGGGAGCTCGCAGTCAGAATCGCCAGACCATAAACGAGCAAACTCTAGGGCAAGCTTACGTGCAGCCATACGACCGGCAACTGGAACAGGGGTTCCATATGAATACGTAATTTCTGTATTACAAGGAGTCCACGGAGTGCCAGCCTGGATGTGGATCGTTGAGTGGTCAACTAGGTAATAGCTAGAAGGGTCAAGAACTTTACCAGTGCGGTTTCTAATAGAGTGAATTTTAGTTACAGGGCGGCCGCGCAAACGAATACGGGAATCTGGAGACATACCGTCAGCAGTAAGCTCCGAGTACTCGTCGTAGTCACCAGAGGGGATATTGTAAACATCTCCACCAAATAGGATTGGAGAGTTGGTCTTAATAGAAGGCCCCATGCGGTTATTACGCAGGGTACATGTGTAGCGCTCGGTTACAGTGGTTTCGCCAGTAAATTTACGGCCCGACATGGCCCAGAGTAGGTACGATGCTACACGGCAGGCTTCTTCAGTAAATTCCGTGTATGCGTAGTCACCCAGCTCTTCAGGCTGTACCCAAAAGTTGTTAGACATATATACCTCTCTATAAGTTTAAACGGGTGGCAAACCAGTGATTAGACCAGTTCGCCACCCGTTTCTTTAGCTTATTTAAGCTGGGTCTTCGTTAGAAGATAGGATGTTGTCGATGGCTGCATCAGCATTGTATGTGATGCTTCCAGGAACGTTAGGTACACCGTCACCCTGACCAAGATCAGCTGAGCTTACCTGAGTATAGGTAGGGACCTGAGTTACTGACTTAGTAGTAGTTACACGAGCGCCAGCAGGAATTGCTGGAGTGGTGGTTGCAGTGATCTCGGTAAAGGCAGCTGCCTCTGTGTCGAATGCAACAGTGTATGGAGATGAGCTAGATACAGTCAAACCGCCAGAGATCTTGCCATTTAGACCAGCAGAGATGTTCTGTAGGAAGATCTCGTCGCCAGCTGCAATCTTAGGGTCACCAGAGAAGGTCAGTGTAGCTGTGCCATCAACGATCTTAGCCTTTGTAAGAGTAACTGAGCTAGGGTCCTTAGCAGTAACTGACGTGAAGTAGACGTTCTCGTTGTTGGTGTTATCTGACCACTGGTAGAAGCCATTTAGAGCAGTTGGTGCCCATGAAGCGCGTGCATATGAGTATGGACGCTCCGCGGCAATGGGGAATTCCCAACGACCATCAGGACCTGACTGGAAGTTAACGTTTCCAAGACCGAAGCCTTCGAAGGTGTTAGCCATTAGACCGTTTTCAATAACGCGGTCGCCTGACTGACGCATCTTGGCGTATGGGAATACCCAGTGGAAGTAAGGAAGAACGCCTGAACGCTTTCCGTCCTTTACTGCGTGTGACCAAGCCTCGATTGCAACACCGTTACCTGCAGGGTCATCGCCTACACCAGGTGCAGCCCAACCAACAGACTTAACGTCGCCCTGACCAATATCCTTGCGAAGCAATAGACCACCAGATAGAAGAGCAGTCAGCTCTGGATCTGGCTCACAAATTGCAAGTTCCATGGTGATGCGCTTTAGAGTGTCCGGAGCTTTGTATGTTACACATACAACGCCGTTTGCACCCTTTTCAGTGATTTCATCGCCCTCTTCGTATTCTGGAGTGAACGAGATTCTCATAAATGCTGAGGTGGTGTAGCTGTCGCCAGGACCGCTCAGCAAGGTACCAGTAGAATCCAGACGGGTGACACGGATTGACACACCCTGGATGCTAGCTGCATATTCTTGAGTAGCCATAAAGCTATTCTCCTTGTTGTTACGCTGTTAGATCGACTCGAACAGCTAGGTGGATTGATGTATCAAAGTAAGCCGCAGCTGGGCGGATTGCCTTGAGACGCATGTCATTCGCATTACCCGACACATCGTAAGCCTGGCTTAGATTGTCGTTCACGACATCGACATCGCCAACATAAGTCTTGACGGTGCCGGTGGCGTAAATCCATTTGTTGGTGGCTGACGCTGCCGCGTTAGTGTCACCATCTGGTCCAGTTCCTGTGTAACCCGAACCAACGATAACTGGGGTGCCGCCTAGGGTTTGTAGGTGCTCCTTGCCAGCTTCGTGAAAAAGCATGTTTGAGTTGCTAGCAAGAAGTGCTGCAACATCGCGAGTCATGTGGATGATGCCCTGTTCGCCACCATCTGAAGCCAAACCGATCGAGTGCTCTAGAAGAGCAAGTGCACGGCGTGGAGAAAGAGCAGCTCCGCTATTAAGAATCGTTGCTGAAGCAGAAGAAAGAGCAACGTTTGCGTGGCTTTCTCCCTTACGAACTGCACCATCCCAAAGCTCAACTTCCATGGCGTGCTGAGTAACGCCGTCAAGCTGTCGCTTTAAACGCTCAATGCGGTCGATGCCGTTGAAACCTAGAGTAGAGCGAAGCTCTTCTGCCTCGATGAACCAAGGCTTGATTTCGGTGTAGTAAGTCGGTACGCCAGCAGCTACTACTTCACCATCTGTAGAGTCAGTGTCATCCCAGTTGGTTGCCGAGTAAAGTGTTGTTTCCCACTCCTGTGAGAAGCCACGGACCCACTGGTCCTCTGATGGACCGTTCTCAGGCTTGATTACGGCAAGTAGGCCGAATGCAGAAGGCACAATCTTGGGTGCTGATACAACACCGGTCTTTGTGAAAGCCATTTGTAGGTTCCTTAAGTAAATAAAGTCTTATATGTTTCGTATTGGGGGAGCCGGTTACCCGACTCCCCCGCAACGAGGTTGCTACTATTTAGTGGCTGTTGAGTGTTTAGTACTCTACAGCAGCGGCAGTAGCGCCACCAGTTGTGTCGCGAAGAGCTGCAGCAACACCGTTGATTGAGATTGAAGATGTGATCTTCAGTGACTCGATACCAACCTTTGCTAGGCCTTCGAAGGTTTCCACGAACATCTTGTAGTCGTTGGTGCCAACTAGAGATGAGTCGCGGATGATACCTAGGTCTAGAGTTCCGCCGTCTAGGAACAAGAATGTTCCCTCTGCGAATAGGTACCATGAGAATGAGTCCGGGAACTCAAGTAGTGCTGCTGCACCCTGTGCGCCAAAGTAGTTCTGGTCAGGTGAAGCCACTAGAGATACGTTGCTGTTCGATAGGTAGCCCTCGATCTCTGCCTTTGACAGAGCGATGGTGCCATCGCCTGGCATTGATAGAGTAAGGTCAGCTGCCATAGCGTCGATAACCCAGTCAGGCACGATGGCCTTTAGCTGAGTACCAGCGTCGATACGGTGACGTGAACGGTAAGCAACTGCTGCACGGCGGATCTGGACTAGGAAGTCACGACCGAAACCGATTAGTGAAGAAGTAGTAACAGCGGTTGAAGCGTTACCAATCTTAGTTAGCAAGTTAACTTCTGCCTGACGAGCGTGCTCAACGAGCGCAAGCTCATTGTGGCGAGCGATTAGCTCTGGGTACGCACGGGTCATCAAGTTACCGAACTGTAGCTGTAGGGTTACAGCGTCAGTGGTTGCAGTCAGTTCAGCAGCAGAAGAAACAGTCAAGCTGTTCTTTGTGTCACCGTCTGGCTCTGCGTCCACTGCAGCAGTCCATACACCAACAGCGTTAGCGTAGTCACCTGAAGCGAATGATGGAGGAGTTACGAAGCGGATACCGCCACGGTCTGCCTGGAACTTAGGAAGTGAGTCGCGAACTGGACGGACAGTGGTTGAACCAAGACCGAAAATGTCGTACTTAACTTCGAAAGGAGCACCGTGACCACCAGAAGCAACAAGAGCTGAGTCAGCAGCAAAAGCTGAGATCTTAGCTGAGTTAGCCTCTGCATCGGTAGTTAGGGTGCGTGCCTCGTCAAACTGAGTGGTGATAGATGCAACGATGTGCTGCTCTCCGTCGCCACCGTTTACACGACGCAATGAGTGGATACGCTTTTCCATAGCCTGAGCTACTTCGGTCATATCGTTGATAGTGCTGCCTGCGGTGTAGCCAGGGATGTCAGCGCCAGCGGTGATTGCCACTACTGACTCTGCGATCTGAACTACAGGCTGACGGTCAGCTGGAGCCTCGAAGGTTCCCTCTGCTGATGCGGTCACAGTTGCCTGCTCTTCCTGCTGAATCTCTTCAGCGATAGGTGATGTTTCTAGAATGGTTTCTTCGGCTGAAGCCTCCGAGCCTTCGACTGCCTCAACAACAGCGGTTTCTTCCGCTACTGCTGCTTCAGTCTCAACGATTGCTTCTTCAACTGCTGCGTCAGCTACTACTGCTTCTTCGACTACAGGGGCCTCAGCTTCAACAGCTGCTTCCTCTACGGTCTCTTCAGTAGCAACCTCTTCAACAGACGCATCTGCAACGATGGTCTCTTCGGTTACTTCTACCGACTCTACGGTTGATAGTTCAGAATCTGATTCCTGATCAATTGATGCTTCGACAACAGCTTCCTCGGCAATAGCTTCAACAGCTACTTCCTCGGCTACTGGTGTCTCCTCTGAAGAAAGTTCAGCAGAAGCCTTCATAGACTTCTTTGCTTCTTCTTCTTCGTCGGTCTCTTTGGCTTCTTCAGTAGGAGCTTCCTCAGTTTCCACTGGGGCTTCTTCTACTGGAGCTTCCTCCGCTGGCATGTCCTCTACGGGCATGTCTTCGTTAGTTGGCTCATCCATAGCCATTTCCTCTCCAGACGCCTCGGCAATACCCTTAACACGGGCAGTAGCCTCAGCCGCGCGGGCTGCTAGCTCTTCGGCAAGTGCCTCTCGACGAGCCAGCTCACCCTTCACGATGTCAAGAGAGTCGGCAAGCGACGTCATAGCATCAACTGTTTCAGGAGTCGGGTCTTCACCCTCAACCATTTCGAACTGGCTGACAATATCTGCCTGTAGCTCCGCGACTTGTTCGTCGCCAAGCTCAGCGATAGTATCTAGCTGAGTCTTAATCTGGTCGTACACTGTACCTCCTAGGCCAGTTATTTTGACATGCACGGTTGTGCATATCGGTGAACAGTCAAGGCGAGGGACTCTGCGCAGGTACGCGAGGCGCTCCACCTATCACTAATTTTACCTTACTTTTTAGGTAAGGAGTCGGAGCAATGTAGCCATTTGAGATTGAACCTCGGCCTGGCTATACACGTCTGCTCCAGACATGTAGGACTTAAGCTCTTGCGTAGCAATAGCGCCATCCTCTTTACCGATCTTTGCTTCGACTCGAGTGATCATGTCTTTCATGAGACTCTTGAGTCCAGCAGGTAGATCGCTAAACTTTAACTTGTCATTTTCACTACCGAAAGGGAGTGGAAGGTTAGAAATAACCTTTCCCAGCTCCGCTGCTGTAGCTTTGACATTCTCTAAGGACTCGGCATTTAAGGCCTTAGAATCAATTCTATCAATTAAGCCTAGTAGCTCTGTGCTGGCTTTAGTTGACTCTAGATAGTTCCCAGCGAAGTCCATATCCTCGGCGTGCTGCACCTTCTGTAATGCATCCTGAAGACCAGTAGCACCTAGGTTCTGCTTTAGACGAGCAAGCACCTTGCGGTACTTTCCTCGAGCATCGCGAGGCTGAGTTACGGGAGTATACTTACTACGACCCTCTTCGTCGTAGACTTCCTTAGCGGTAGTCTTGCCAGTGCGGATATCTTCAGCAATCTTTATTTCTTCTTCAGTCTGCTTATCAGCTTCGGCTTTTACTTCTTTCAGCTTTTCAAGGTCTGACTCAGATATTTCTTTTGGGGTATCAGCGAGCTCCGTAATCGAGGCGATCACTGATCGCATCTTCTCTACCGAAGCGGCAGCCTCACGGGTGGAAGCTGACTTCCACTCCTGGGGAATAAGGTTGAACTGCTTTAATGCACGCGCACGCTTAGTGATGTGCTTACGGGCCGGGGCACATGCTGCGCCCTTAAGTAGGTTGTATGCCTGAAGAGCATTCTTCAAGTCGCCTTCGTTGCGGATCGGCAACATACCATTAGGCATAGCACCACCACTAGCAATAAGCGACTCTAGCTCTTCACCAGAAATCTTTGATAGCTCGGCAGCAGCGGCAGCTATAAGCGCTTTGTGGCGCAGCTCGTCTACCTTTGCAGAAGCCAGCATGCTGCTCTCTTTGTTCCACTCTTCCGGAACTAGGTGACGAGCGTTTAGCTGGCGGGCACGCTTTTTGATGTGCTTCTTTACATCAGCCTTGTGAGATTCTTTCGCGCGGCCGTATGCCTGAATCCCATTGCGTAAATCTTCTACGTTTTGGATCGGGAATGAGCCGTCAGGAAGCGCCTTGCCTTCTTCGGCGAGCGCCATACGCTGGTCACGATTTAGGGCAGCAAAGTCAGCCCATACCTTGTGCTTAGCTGCTGCAAGGCGAGAATCAATATCAAGAGCTGCGGTTGTCATGCTTAGCTCGCTCATGCGATTTGCACGCTCTACGAGAGACATAACTGCGTCACTTTTCATAACAGCCATGTAGTGAGCACCAGCTGCAACTAATGCAAATACCTTGCCTGATGCAACAAGTGCACGGGCAATAGGGAACCCTGGAACGTTAACCTGGCAAACAGCGACAAGCTCAAGCTGTCCGTTAATTGGACGCCAGTCGCCTGAAGGCGCAGATGCACGTAGGGCACGGATTTGAGCTTCGGTCGCGTCTGGGCGCAGCGAGCCTGAGACCCAGATTCCGTAGTCATCTTCACCAGCGTGAACATCAGCAATCGCAGATGCAGTGTCATCATAGTGCTTAGCTGCAGCCCGAGCGTCAGCCTGAAGAGACGCATGACCACCAGCAAGAGTCAGTTGACCTACCGGAACGTCAGCTCCACTAAGGGTGCGTACCACACCAGTGTGGAAGTAAGCGTACTTGCTCTTTGAGCGTGGAGGTCGAGTCGAGCGAGGCATACCGATGTGGTTCACATGCCAAGCTGCGATGTGTCCGTAAATCTTGCCATCAGGATCGATGGTCATAGGAGTGGCTTTTTTGAAACCAGGATTCTGGAACCACTCAGTCGGAGGGGTTACCGGGATCTCTGAGTCTAAAAAACCTGAGGCAATTAGAGCTTCCTCTGCAACGAATGTGTCAACAGACTCTTCGTAGATTCCGTCTTCTGGAACCATCGTTTCCTCCTGGATGCCCGCAGCGTTATCTTCAACAGAAATGGTGCATTCCTGGAAAGCTGGCTTAGCTACAATTGTAGCAGCCATTACACGTGCGTGATTTATGGTAAGTTTCTGCTTGCCAATGTCCTCTGGACCTTCAGCATTTTCAGTGACCTCTGGCTTGTCTTCTTTAGCCTCGAACTGGTCGAGGTCTGCAGATACGCCACGGATAAAGCCGTTGCGCACTAGACGCTCTGCTTCGCGACCGTAAGGTCCAGTATCAAACACGCCATAAGCGTTTCCAATACCATTTTCGATTCTCTCCATATAGTCGATACGGCCGACTACTACCGAACCATTGTGACCTTCGCCAGTCTTGATCTGCCAAAGCAGAGGAAGGGGGAGCTCGCGAATTTCAATTGCGTTGGCGTCAAACTTACGACCATCGCCAGACTCCATGTTCTCCGGGATAAGAAGTGGGATGATGAACTTAGATCCAGCATCTCCAGCAGACGCGACCAGACCGGTAAAACGCTCTCGTACTTCAGCCGCGCGGGCTGCAAGTGCGGACGCCTCGATTATGGCAAGATCAAATGTTTCGCTACTGTAACTGCTGGCTTCATTACCAGGGTTCATTCGGCTACCTGTGTAAACGCCAGTTGCTTCCTTGTGACGAAGCTGGCAGTAGCCCTTAGCGCGAACACCCATGTACTTTGAAAGATGGCGAACGCAACGAGTCCAGTCGCCAGGAGTGCCCCAGCGGATCTTGGCAGCGCCCTTACCGGTAGTCCAGTATTGGCGAAGCTCTTCTGCATTGCCTCGGTTACGGTCTAGGCCTCCTGCAGCTGCAACTGCACTAGCAGCCTTTACGCAGTTTGGAACATGCTTACCGTTTTTATCTTTAAAGCCAATTTGCTTGTAGCCATCCCAGCAAGGGTCTTCTGCTGCATGCTCTGTAGTTGCAGCAAGGCTGGCAACAAGTGAAACTAGGTCCTTCTGCCATAGAAGCGACATGCGACCGCTGGCAGTTACATTTACGATGCCATCTACTTGCTTAAGCACATTGTTTAGGTCAGCTCCAGCTAATTCTACTACCGGTGGTGGGGTGGCCGACTTAAGGTCCATAAGGACCTGGTCATTAGAAACCCACTTACCCTCTTCACGCTTGTAAGTAGCTGGCTCAGTGGAGGCCGCGGTCTTAGGGACAATCGCAACCAAGTCCATAACCGCACTAGGATCTTCCTGAGTGACGATAGCTAGGTATTTAGGGGTGACATCAGAAGTCTCCGGGTCCAGAGCTTTTTCAACTTCAGGGCCTGCAGCAGTTATAGGGTCAGCCGCGTCATAGCGGTCAGAGATACGCTTCTCGTCTTTAGAGTCGATTGACTTGTAGCTGCTACGCTGAGAAGAAACATACTTACCCCAGTCATTGAGCAGGGAGCCTAGCATCTCGCGAGTCATCGGTGGAAGTGTTCCAGGTAGGTGAGCTGCTGGCTGATTAATAGGAGTTCTAGGCTCTCCTAGAATTCCAGAAACATCTAGTGGCTCGCCAAACTTAAAGTCGCGGAATGGGGCAGCAGGCTTAACTCGGCCGCCTTCCTGAGCGGTCTGTTTGGCATCCACGTCAATAGTATTACCGCTGTCTAGCTTTACCGAAACCTTACCGGTAGCGTTATCTACAGCAGTGATCTCGCCAGAACCGCGTTCCGCGTCACCGCCTACAACTACTCGATTCCCAGCCTTAGCGAACAGGCCACCCGCATCGCGAACCTGAGAGGAAGCACGAGCTGACCTCTCGTCAGGAGTATCCACTCCGTCTTGATTGTTGCCGGCTGAAGGCGACTTAGATGCAGCAGCAGTCATTGCGCGATCAACTAGAGTCCAGTCGATTGCTTCGAGTGCATCAGAGACCATCTGAGCCTCTTCGGGGTCGATAGCCTCTAGCGGTACTGGCGAGCCCGGGGTCTCATTCATAATCGCAGAAAGCACGATAGCTGAACTTGGGTCAATAACTACGTGAGTCTTCTCGCAATTGTCGTATGCATCGTCGAGAGCCTTGTCATAGGTATAAATATCGCTATCCACGTGGCCTAGGTTATCCCAGCAGCAGTCGTCCCAGACATGGACGCTACCGTCTAGCTCGACCTTGTAGAGTCGGTCAATGCCTTCTCCGTCATGACGAATACGTGCAATAAATTCAGGACCATAGTTTTCATCTAGCTCGTTGATGACCTTAAAATCATTCTTTGGAGTAGAGTAATCTTCAATAGCAGCTTCATAGCCGGGAATTTCGTAGCCACCAGCAGTAAGAGCTTTTTTGTTTTCACGCTCTACGATTGCAGCAGCCCAACGCTGTCCAGCATCTCCACCCCAGAGCGCCCAAGCGATTCGGCCGTTAGATGGGAAGTGCTCTTCGCCTGGTGCCCAGCCCTTGCCCTTTTTGTCAACTTCGTGACGAGGGAAGTACTTAGCGATGTGGCGAATCTTCTCGATACCAATCTGGCCACCCTTTGCAAGAGTGCGTGCAGTGTTCAAGCCGACAGGTGTTCCGCCACGCTTTGCTTCACGACGCCAGTTAAGAGCTTTTTTAGCTTCTGCCTGAACACCACCAGGAATGGTGTACATACGGGTCGATGAGGCAACAATAGTCTCTACGTTCGATGTAACAATAGCCGCTGAGACAAGGTCATACAGTTCGTTGGTTAGTGGGCTGTTCCCATCCGCCCATTCGCGTGAAGCCGATAGTTCAGAGACGTCACCGGTTTCAACTACTAGATTTAGGGTAGTGTCAATTACTACACCTTTAGAGTCGCCGCCAAATAGTGCTAGCGAACCATTCGAACCGATGAACTGCAACATAGTTTAGTTATCCTCTGCTGGAACTTCAGAATTAGATCGGAGTAGTTCAGCATTTTCTTTTAGAACGTCTAGGGTTAACTCGCCACTGTCGTAAAGCTTAAGAGCTTTAGGGGTAATAGAGTCGTAGTTATCGAAATCAAATTCATCGTTGATAACAATTGACTTGTCTGCTGACCAGTCAAGCTGATACACGTCGTCTCCGGACAACTCGTCAATACGGCTGTCCTCGCGAGTAGTGGGGGCCCAGTCGGAATCTACACGATCTAGGATGCCCAGCGGGGTAAAGCAGTATGCAGCATCGATTGCCTGAGTTTCTGGGTTTACGTAGAACCACACATCGATGACGCTGCTAGTTGGTTGTGCCATTTTTATTCTTTCTGCGCAGGAAAAGGCGAAGTATTCCATTCACCATGGCTAATCTCTATTTTAGCACTATTTATCGTTATTGTTATTAGGGTCTAGCGGTAACTTGTTTAGTTCGCGATATACGATCTCTTCGGTGGCTTCAGGGATCTGAAAAATTAGGGCAGAGAGCTCTTCGTCTGACAGCTTCTCTAGATCAAGGATGCCACCAACTTGACCCTTTTCATCAGAGATATCTAAAGTGTAGGGAAACTTAGTCTTAAATAGGCGCGGTGGGTTAGACAACTTCTTCTCCTCTGGACTCGACGCGGTCTAGGAATGCTAGTACTTCATCTGAAAGGCCATCCAAGGATGTAGAAGCAGGGTCTAGCATATTCATCTCTTCAATTATTGACTTTTTAAAGTCATAAGAAGTGTAAAAATAGCCAATGTCATTGGCAGTTTTGTCCCAGGTCTTTCCATTACGGCTATAAAAGTCCGACTCTTCAGCCATATGAAGAGCTTCACCAAACCTGTGAGATAGAAGTTTATTTTCAGTCATATGCCAATCCTACACTAAAATTTCTCTACTTGAAGTACGCCTCGGTTAAAGAAAGTAAAGTAGCTCGTGCCGCCACCCATGATAATTTCAATACCGTCAAACCCGAGTAGACCAGCGATATTGCTATAGTTGCTTCCATTTTGATTAAACGCAGGGAACGATGCTCTGATTTTAGCTACTTCATTGGCAATTTCATCTGAGCCAAGATCCAAGTCTGGGAACATTTCGTTCTGAACTTTCTCTTGAAGCAACTTAATTAGCGCATTGTCAATCATATTGACATCTATACCACTGGCGTCCGTTGCTGCCTTAGCAGGGTCGACTAACTTACTACTAGACGGTGTCGGCCTACCGGACTGGTCCATAACATAGATCTTTGCTTCTGGTTTAATCGCCATGTTAAGAACCCCTCCACCGCTAGAGTACCCACTAGCAGTTGATCGGTCAGTAGCGGCATACAAACCATCGCCGTACATTTTGGTAGATGAATAGTAAGGAACGTCATCCTCTACAAACTTCATCATCAAGTCTTTGGCTGAGTCATTCCTGTGAGGAGAGATTCCTCGGAACAGCTTAGGTAGAGCTGGATCTAGCTTGTCCACTAGCTCTGGCTTATTGGTCTGAAAACCTAACCAGCGAGCAATCTTGTGACCCTCTTTAGGACCGAAACCAGCGAGGAATCCGTGTGCGCCATCAGCGTCTTCAGGCGAGCCCTTCTGAAGCTCTTCTTCGTGTAGATCTAGGAAGTCAAGGATCTTCTTAAAGAATCCTGCCTTCCCTTCTCGCCACTTCTTGCTTATCTGACGCTTGGTTAAACCCTTAGACTTTAGAAGTTCACGGAACCACTCAGGGGCCTCGCCGGTTAGAGCATACTTAGCAAATAGCTCGGCAAAGTCCTCGGTCTCATGATCCGCGCCGCGGCCACTGATTGGAGCAGTTCTAATGCTCTTCTCTGTTGAGGCGGGGGCTGCGGCTGCTGGCTTAGGAGTTGCAGCAGTGTCTAACCCTAAACGAGTAAGAATATCGTCACGTCGGTTCTTAAGGGTATTCTGCAACTGAGCCTTGACCACTGGGTCAGAAATTATCTGATCAACCAGGCTATCAATGTCCTGCGGCGTAATCTGCTGAAGAATGGCAGCACTGTCTACCTTCTGCTGCTGAGTCATATCGCCAAAGACCTGAGCCACACTGTAGCCCGAATTTTTGTCGACAAATGAGTCTAGCTCTATAACAGTGTCGCTAAACAAAGTACCCTTAGGAGCACCCTGAGCACGGAAAAGCAAGGAGCCGCCAGGATCTACGCGAACGGGGGTGCCATTAGCATCGGTAAGAATATTACCCTGACTTATGCTAGCCCCGATAACGTCCCAGTTGGCTAGCCATGCATCCATAGCGAATCCGCGCTGAACTTCAGCAAGATACTTAGGGTCTTTTATGCGCGTGGCAAGGTCGTTAGTGCTTCCAGGAAGTATGTGCGAATAAGTAATGTCCGCGCCGTTTTGGTTTCCCGGGAGAATAGACACAGCCCCGATGCCGGCTAGGTTGTAGAACGCAGCAGCTAAGCGCTCGTTCTCTCCGTGAAGCTGAGATTTAGGGACTTTTAGGTATATAGAGTCACCCGAGACAGGGTCGGTGTACGTTCCACCAGGATTCGAGCCAGCCTGTGGGCCGGTCTGAGTCCAATTACTTACATCTCGCTTATTAAACTGTTCGCGTAGCACATCGGCAGTAGTGGTGGAAAGAATAACGTCAGCTGGCCTAGGCGTGGCATCGTCAGGGATTACTTCATAGTCACCGCCACCATACTTCGAGATATCTGCTAGAAGCTCGGATTCACCGTTGCTAGTAGGGCCGCCCCAGTAGCGGTGCTGGATCTTGTGACCAGCCTCGTGGGCAATAACATGGCTATAAGCTTCGTCACGTGTAGTGATATCAGTAGACCAGTAGGAATCTGGACGACCGATATTGTCAGCTTCTTTATTGAGACGCTGCACGTATAGATTGATGAAGTCAGAGGTTGAATAAGTAAAGCCAATAGTCTTATCATTCAGCTGAGAGCTAATATCGGCCGGAACCAAGCTCTTCTCCGAAAGAAGGTTAATCTTTACGGCTTCTTTGTAGAGTCCACCCTTTTGGAGGTTGCGGATACCTAGAAGAGTGGCCTTAACATCTTCAAGACTTGCCTTTGGTACGAGCGAGCCAGCAGGGGCTTCCGTATCCATGTGGATGTGGATCTCGTGCTTACTTGATGTATTCACAACTCGAATGAAAGACTTGGCTGCATTAGTGCTACGGTCGTTTAGGTCTTTAGCTGCTTTTACGGCAGCACGGTACTTAACTTCAGAATCGCTTAGGTTGTATTTCTTATAAGTGTTTGAGTAAAGCTCCTTTAGGGATTCTCCCTCGAGCTTTGCACCCTGAATTTCCCAGCCTGGTTCGTTGTTGAAGTAGTCAATTTTTGGCATGTTGGTACGGAAAGCTACCTTAGCCTCTTCAAATGCCTGATCTACAGTTTTAGCTGCAGTACCGCTGCGAGTAAGCCCTAGAAACTTAGCATTAACGCGAGCAGTACCTCGGGCAGATAGGAAGTCATCACCTTTATATGGGATAGGGGTGAAGGCTTCACTCGGGTCGAAGCTGTCGTAGTGGAACTGGAACAACGCAGTCAACGCATCGACATACTGGTCTTCATCGCCAGCATTTCTAGCAATTCGGACATCGCTTAATAGATCAGTAAATGTCTCATGGTTATGACGAGCAGGGATGGTTTCAAACATCTTCTGCTCTACAGCATTGAGAATTTTCCAGTCTGGATTAGACGGAACATTTCTTGGACGACCGACTCCACGCTTTTTAGGGGTACGAAGCTTTGACAAGTCAAAGTTTCTAGTAGAAGGAGTCTTTACCGGGGCTGAGCCTGCTCCATCGGAGCTCGAGTCAGCCCGATTTATTTTGGGCCGCGGTTCGCCCCCATTTCGACGACTTCGATGTGTTCATCGCCGTTTTGATCCATGTAGTAGACACCCAGCCCTGGGTCTCCACCGTCCAGAGCATCTAGCTCAACAATTTCTGCAACGCTACCTAGATAATCGCCGTCTTCACTATACCAAGCGTCACCGGTGTCCATAGATGCAACGTTTCCTACAACAGGGGCAGCTGGTGTTTGATCGTCAGCTGATACGCCACTGTTACCTAGGTACGGGACGGCTGGTGCCGGGTCAGCGTCATCGCCATCGTCATCTGGGCTAACACCGGCAGAGCCGGCATCAGACTTACGACGCTCAACGTCTCCGAAGTCCACAACACTAGCGAGTGAAGGGAGGCCACGTGCAGCAATCATAGCTGCACCCTTAGGTGAAGGAATGTAGTCGGTCGGGGTTGAGTCCTCATTGTCGGTTCCAGTTAAACGGTCCATGTACTTGGTAGCAAGAATATTAGCTACGGTGCCATTAGCAAAGCGCACGCGAGCAGTATCCTGATACCCAGCTACAGAAGGGTTTAGAGCAATGATAGTACCGACAGATTCTTCACCCTGTGAGTTATAGTAGCGAACCTTGTCACCCTGCTCGATGATCGTGCGGCCATTTCTAGATGCCCATGGGCGACGCTGAATGTCTCGGAGGTCAAACCCTTCAGACATCAATTGCTTCTCTAGCACACTTGGCAACTGCGCAAATTTGGCTTGCTGCGGGTGACCAGAGTAGCGAGTCTTAATTCCAGACTTTAACTTATTGATTAGAAGACTACGCGAGCCTTCGTTGTCTGGTAGGTGGCCTAGTGCCTGAACCAAGGTCTGTAGAACCTGATCACCGTCAGTGTCATAGTCATTCTCTAGTACTTCCCAGAAATTCTGTAAGTAGTTCTTTAGAACAGATCCATAGGTCTTGCTGTTCTTTGCAAGGTTAAGCTCGCGTGGGCGACCTTCTAGGAATTTATCAACTAGCTCGTCTGGAGTTAGAAGCTTGAACGAGGTCTTAGTGTAATCCTCTGGAGTGAAGGCACGTCCAGCTGCAGACTTGTTGCGGAAGAAACGGACACGACGCTCTAAAGGCGACTTCTCTCCAAACCACTTACGTAGTTCCTCTGATTTAGGGTTTCCAGGAGTAGAACGGCCTAGAAGCTGGTCACGAAATACGTACAAACCATTCTTTTCGCCGAATAAGCCCTTGAAAGAGTCCTTGTAGTCGTAGTGGTAGAAGGTTTGCTCTTCGCCAGTAGCCAAGTCCTTGAACTTATAACGTTCCATAAACTTGTTGTCGAAAGTTCGCTCTACGGCTGTTTCGTACTGATATGTTTTACCGTCATTGTCAGTGAATTGGGAGCGCTCGATGATGATAGCGTCGTCTGATCCAATAACTGCTTGAGGAAATTCTTCTAGCAAACCGTTGACGATTGCATCTGGATCTTCAGCCGGAACTGACTTTCCGTTCTTAACCTGCATAAGAGGCTTACCATCTTCGCCGAATAGCGGGGTAATCTTTTTTGCGCGAAGCTCGTCCTGAGGGGTAATTCCAGGAGAAACGTACTGCCCCTTATCTGCGCGAGTCTTTTTTGCTGCCGCGATTGCACTGCCCTTAGGGGTTTTAGTTCCAGAAGGCTTAGTAGTGGTTCCGTCGCTGTTCTTAGTCCCCTGAGACTTAGCCTTAGCAACCTTAACCTTTGGAGCTGCTGGTGTCTTTGTTTTTGCAGCAGGAGCGGCAGGTGCTGATGGTGCTGTCGGGGCATTGTCTGGTACCGCTGGCTGTGCAGCAGGTGCAGCAGGTGCAGCAGGTGCTGCATTGTCAGACGGGCGGTCAATGTTAGCCTGCTGGCTACGGCTGAAGGTTTCCATGCGAGTCTTGCCATCTTCATCAACAAAAGTGACTCGGGTGGCTGGTTTGCCGTTGAAGTCAACAGCATCGTTAGAGACCTTAGTTACATCACCGCGGAAGATTCCGTTAGTGCTGTACAGCTTATCGCCATTTTTGACATCTGTAGCATTAATAAATTTAGATGTACCTGGAGCTGTAGGAACCGGAGCAGCTGGAGCGGTATCTGCTGGCTTAGCCGCCTTGTTCGCGGTAGGCTTTGCTGGTGCAACATCCTGGTAGTCGGTGATAGCTTTAACTTCGTCATCATTGCTGATCTCTAGGTCGCGGCGGTTGCCCTTGTCATCTACCGCTGGGATATTGATAGCTGTCTGGTCCGAGTTCCAGTCTGCATCACCATCAAGCTTGAGGGTGTCAAGAGTCTTAGGGTCGATAATGTAGTCGCCCTTCTTAAGGTCAAGACCAAACTTGTACTCCTGCTGTAGGGGCTGAATGTTAAAGTCCCAACCAGAGCCCGCTGGAGCCTGAGCTGCATTAACTTTATTTAGAAGATCATCAAGACTAGGAACTTCGTCACCATAAGCAACATCTCCCATGATGTCTTTCACTATGTCATCAACCGAACTGACGGGAGCTGCGTCAGGAGTAGTGGCACTTTCAGCTGGAAGAACATCCATGTCGCCATCAGCAAGATCTTTTATGTTGCTAGCAGGGACTTCTTTACCGCCAGCCGAGTCCCGACGCCATGTGTCAGGACCGGTCTTGGTGGCGGTAATCTCAGCGCCGCCCTTGCCGTCGGTGTTTACGCGGTCCTTAAGCTTTACAGTAGTACCTACTGGAGCTTCATCAATTGCCTTATCGTTGGCAGCCTTTCGAGCGTCGTACGCAGCTCCCGGGGCAGCAGCATCTCCAAGGTCATGACCAATAAGCTTTGCAACCTCGTCTTGAGGCATAAGACCTTCTGCCCCCGGAGCAAGCTTCGCAAGAGGTGACTTGTCACGCTCGGACTGAATGGTTGCCTTCTGGTCATCGGTAGGAGCGTCAGTAGCAAGTTTGATATCTGACTCGGTTGCAGGACGACGGTTCATGTCCGCTATATCCTGAATGTCAGAGTCTAGGCGCTCGGTTGCGCTGGTAGCAGTCTTTTTAGTAATGCCCTGCTTCTTAAGAACTGAATCGGGAATAGAAGCGTCGAACTGCTCTGCATTGCGAGAGGTTACGTCGTAGATGTAGTAATTGCCGTCTGCTTCTTTTACAAGCTGGCGTGCATAACCTGCACGCTCTGAAGCACCGATGTAGACACCGCGCTGGTCTTGGACACTGCCGTCTGACATGCGGACCTTGGCTAGAAGGCCTCGACCCATCTCCATCCACTGGCCCTTGCCATCGCGGAGCTGGATTCGCCAAAAGCCCTTGTTAGCACCATCGTTGAATCCGAGAGCTGTCGCTGCTGCGATAACGGCCTTTGACTTGAACTTGTCTAGATAAGACATAAGTATCCTTCTGTTGATACTGAAAACTAAGATAAGGTTAGCGCAAGAAAACGCCTATTAAAAGTTTACAGAACGTTGAGCCATGCTATTTGCTTAGGTAAAAAGAAACCCACCACGGAAGAAGTGGTGGGGTCTTTAATTAGTTCTAGCGCATCCCTAGCGTGGCTTTTAGCTGCCAGGTCCACTTGCTGTAGATGTCTAGAAGCTCTGCCGCGTAGTTTGCAATCTGCTGAGCATCTAGGGCATTAGCGATATCAAATAGCTTAGATGCCTCTGATGCAAGAGTTGAGTTGACCATGAGCAGCGACCCAAGCATTGCCTTGGCGTCACCACCGTTGATTCGTTCCTCCTTGATGCAGGAGATTTCGCAGAAGTCAGTTAGTAGGTAAGGGGCATCGAATCCATTTACAAGTAGGTACTCGGCTAGCTTGTCGATAGTACCGTCAAAGCTTTCGTAGATCTCTGCAAAAAATTCGTGAAACTGAGTGAACTCCGGGCCCATGACATTCCAGTGATACCCGTGAGCCAAGAACTTGGCGGTTACGTTATCTGAAAGAAGGTGAGCTAGCTGGAACCCTAGTTCTTCTTTAGTAGGGCCTGCCATTTCGGCAGCATCTACTACGGTCATGTTTTCCATATTATGCCTCTGGTTCTGCTAGGGGTGGGGCTGCGCTAGGTGCAATAGGTTCAGCTGGGGCTGCCTCGGTAGGCTGCCCGCCCTGAAGTAGCTGATCGATCTCTGGTGACATAGGAGCAACAGAATTAGCCTGCTGATTTTCCTTTACCAACTTGATAATCTCCGGTGCGACCGCAGCCAAAAGGTTCTCGGTGAACTCCGGGGTAATAGCTCCCTTACTCACAACTAGGCGCATTGCAAGTTCATTAGGAGTCGGAGCATCCTGATCCGAGAATCCGTGAGCACGACGCCAAGTATCAAAGCTGACGGCCATCTTATCAAAACCAGCATCAGCATCTGCAGCACGGTCGTTACGAGTAGCAACGTGCGATGGGTCATACCAAATCTGAATTCGGTTAACGTCTACATCTTCATAACCTAGCGACTTCAAGTATGGTCGCATGTAGACAACAGTCAGTGCGTCAACAATGAGTAGCATCAGAGGCTCGATGTGCGCCTTGTAGAGGGCTTCGTCGATCTGAAGAGCGTTAGAGTACTTAACGTTTGCTAGGCCCGTCACGACGTCCTTAGGGACGTCTAGACCCTGCATGATGCGCTCTAGTACACGGTCGGCACGAGAGACAAGCGAGTCGTCGAATGAACGCTCGAACTTGAACTGCTTGATCTTGTCGCCAAGTTCTGCAGGACCGCGGATGATAAGTGGAACAACGGCGCTCGCTGAGTCCTCGTCCTTAATCGGAGTGGTCATTGCATCGATGAGCTGATCTTCAAAGTCGTCAGCAGCTTCTTCGGTATTGTAGAGCTCGTTGTATTCGCCATCTTCATCGTACGGGTAGTCCGGGTCTGGAGATGCTGCCACTGATAGACCGTCTGGCAAGTAAAGAGCACCAGCGTTGAGGCGCGAACGTGCAGTTGCACGGAAGGTACGGTTTAGAAGTAGAAGCTCAGCGCAGAGATCGAGTAGGCCTCGTAGTGAAGAGTCCGCTTCCATAGAGTAGCGAGGGTGTGCCTTCCAGATACGTCCGATAAACGCGTCCTTAGGTAGGCGAAGAGCATTCTTAGAGGCAGTCATTGAAGAGCTGCCACCAACATCACGAATAGGGTTAATAACGTACTGACCCTTCGCATCAACCTGCAGCTCGTCAACTGAGCGCATGTCCCAGGTCTCTGGCAGCCCTGAGCCGATACGCTCTGGAATCTGAACTAGGTAGCACTCGCCAGTAACCTGTAGGTTTAGAGCTGCATCTTTAAGAAGGCCAGCCTGGCCTCCGTAAGCTGAGTCAAGACGAGCAAGCGCACGCTGAGCAGCAGATGCAATGTCTTTTTCTAAGGTCTCTGACTTGTCAATAGGAATTGGAGCTTCGGCAGGGTCATCTACAACAGCAGCGTAAAGGCGGATGCGAGATACCACAGACGCAACAAGATTGAACGCATATTTCACCTCTCCAATGGCATCGTAGTATTCCCAAGCTTCTGTCTGCCATGAGCCAGCAGCCCCTTGACGGCGAGCCTTGAAGCGTTCGGCCTCTGTCTTGTCATCCATCTTTACCTGAACTGCAGCAGCAGTCAGAGGTCGTGCAGAATTAAAAGGAGCAGCCTCGGCATAAACAAGACCGAAAGAATCTACAGAGATTCCAGGTGCAATAGGGGTGGCACTACGTGGAGCAGACGCTCGTAGGCCAGTCGCGCTACGGCGCTGGCCTTCGTTCTTTGGGGTACGTTTAAAAATTCCCAAGGGGTCTCCCTGTTAGTCGAGACGTGTCGCGATAACCCCAACGATTGCTGAGATAGACAACACTAATGATACCACATACGCAAGTAGCGGGACTACTAGGAAGAGTCCTACAAGAAAAAGTGTAGCCCAAATACTCATGCACCAGTTGCAGGTGAATAGATATCCTAGTTTTGTTTCTGGTGAATATTTTTTCCAGACCTTTTCACGCAGCGGTTCTAGAATTACATCAGTGGTTAGTAGTCGAGTTAGTCGATATGAAGCCAAAACCATGATGATGTATGTAAAAAAAGTTACTTCAGTTACTGGTGTCATCTAGTCTCTCATCGATGTGATTGTTTTGTAAGCATTCCAGCTTCGAAGGCGGGATCCGCACCCGCAGTTGGTGTCCTTTTTGAATGCTAGCATCTTTCCGGTCTCAGTCACAACGCGGTAATCGCCTTTTTTATGCATCGGCGGTAAGAATTCAGTATATTTTTCACGAAAAATGATCTGTGCACCGTCCGGCGAGTCTTGAGCGACAACAATTAGCTCGTCTGTGACTACAACACGCGTTGTTGCGATGTAGTGAGCCCCTTCAGTGGCTGGAGCGGAGGTCAAAGACGTAACATCGTCAGTAAAATCGGCTGAAACTACCGCCAAGTGAGCTGGAAATATATCTACAAGTACTTTCATCGGACTCTGAATGTCCCGCCACGGCCAGGAGAGCCCCTTCCGGTAGTAGGAAGACCGATTTTTCGGTCTCCCATGCTCTTTGCGCGGATTTTTCCACCCGAAAAGCCCGGTGGTGGCTTAATTAGCAGTGCTGTAAGGCCATGAACAAGAGCATCAACGCGGTCAGGTGATTTACCCTCTCCAGGTACCCAAGAAATCATCTGAGACTCTAAATCAGCCAAAAATCCAACGTGGTGAACGCGATTTTGCTCGTAAGCTAGGGTAATTGGCTCTGCTCGGAGTGCTTTTCCTTGCTTGGAGTGGACTTCAAGTACTTTAATTGTAGGGTCGATGGTGTTGATCGCGTTGCGTACAAGAGCACCGCCCTGATTAACTTCTGCAACAACGGGACAACCCCACTTTCGCGCCATTTGAACAACTTTATTGGCCCAAACGTCGGGCGAACCGTGTACTGAAGCGTCTTCAAGCACCCAGGCCTGTCGCTTATATAGATCATGCTCTGCAGTAGACGCTACGACGACTATACCACACTCATCGCGAGGGTTTTCGGCAACAGATGGGTCAACACCGATACAGCGTAGAGGTGTATTTAGTGGGTAGAAGCCCTCACGTCCAGATTCGATAGATTCTTCGGTCCAGAGAGCACCTTCCATGGCCTCAAGCATTTCACCATAAAGCTCCTGACGGGCAAGAGAGGTTCCCTGGTATACGCCAAGCATCGTGTCAAGGTACGCGCCGGCCAAGTTACCAGCGTTATCCATGGTAGAACCACGAGTAATTTTTACAATGTCACCTTTTAGCGACTCTTCAATGAGCTTATACAGAAGCGGGGTACGCTTTGGCGTGGTAGTTACAAGAATCTGTGGGTTCATACCAAGACGAGTACCAACGCGAAGGTTGTCGAACGCGGTCATGCCTGCAGCATCTGGAGTTTGACGCCAAGCTGCGATCTCATCGCCCCATGCGTGAGTAAACTGAGGACCACGGAGTGAGTCAGGTTCATCGGCGGTGAAAAGGGAAGCGGTGTTTCCATTAGGCCAAGTTAGACGACGCTTTGATGGCTCATAGAGTGGACGTTCAGATGGAGGAGTAACGTTTAGAACGCCAGACTCACCTTCAACGATAACGTCACGCACGTCTGCAGCGGTACGAGCAACGAGACCGAAGCGACGCTGACCAGTGTTAGTGTATTTGGCTTGCTCTCTCACCCATTCGGAGGCTAAGCGAGTCTTACCAAAACCACGACCTGCAAGTACAAGCCAAACGTTCCAATCGCCAGCGGGAGCTTGCTGCTCCGGACGACCCCAGACAGACCAGTCCCAAAGTAGGACCTCGGGATCCATGCCAGCTAAAGCTTCGGCTCTTTCGTCAGGAGGAAGCTCCGAGAGCTGCTCCATAATACTTTTACCCATTGTTTTATCTTACCCTATAAGAAAACCCCCGCTTGCACGGGGGCTATCTTATTTGTTTTAGGAATCAAACCGATCCGCGGTCATAACCTTGATCCACACATCGAGGAAGCTGAGAACAAAGTCCTCGTTTGCATCATCCGAAGCAAAAACTTCAGCGATTGCACGTAGAACAGAGTTCGACGCGAAGACTAGGTCAGCGCGAGTTGCTGTCCACTTACGTTCGCCATTCTTGTAGGCGTGTGAACCGTAGATACCAGGCTGTCCAGCCTTAGGTGCCCAAGCGATGTCGTTGCTTAATAGATTGCGGAAGTACGAGTTGTCTAGAACTCCAGGGGTGTCGGTTAGAACACCGTGAGTTGAGTCACCATGGGTTACACCTAGAACTCGAAGACCGCCAACAAGAACTGTCATCTCTGTAGGAGTCAATCCTAGTAGAGCCGCCTTCTCGATTAGTAGACGTTCTGCAACATCCTCGTTACCAGGTGCCCAGTTGCGGAAACCATCCGCGATTGGACGTAGGTGCTCGAATGATTCGATATCTGTCTGTTCCTGAAGAGCGTCTCCACGTTCAAATGAAAGCGTAAATGGCACGTGAACCGGAACTCCACCAAGCTTAGCTGCCTGACTTACTGCGTAGCTGCCAGCGTAGACAATGAGGTCTGCTAGAGAGATATCTCGAGCGCCACTTGCAACCGAGTTCAAAGTCATCTGAAGCGTGCGAAGTGTATTGAGGGTCTTCTCTAGCTTCTCTGGCTCGTTAACTTCCCAGCTACGCTGAGGCTCTAGTGCAATACGTGCACCGTTAGCTCCACCGCGCTTATCAGTGTTGCGGAAGGTTGAAGCAGATGCCCATGCAGTCTTAACTAGCTCGGGGATTGTCAACCAACCATCGTGCAGGTGGGCAGCTAGAAGGTCATCAAGAACCGCCCAAGATTCCCAGGACATGTCTGTCTCTGACAATGGAATTGGATCCTGCCAGATTAGAACTTCTCCTGGAACTTCTGCACCGTGGTAGCGAGATATCGGTCCCATGTCACGGTGAGTCAGCTTGAACCATGCGCGTGCGAATACGTCTGAGAAGTAGTCGAAGTCCTCTAGGAACTTGCGTGAGATGCGGTCGTACTCTTCATCGCCAAAGCGTAGTGCTAGGTCGGTGGTGAGCATGCGGATCTCGACGAAGTCGTCCTTATGGGCGTGAGGAGCTAGATGGATTTCATCAGCTACCGGACGCCACTGCTTAGCCCCTGCAGGAGATTCTTCAAGCTCCCACTTATCATAGCCATAGACCATCTCTAGGTAGCTATTGTCCCACTTTGTCGGGGTTGGGGTCCAAGTAACTTCAAGTCCAGAAGAGATAGCGTCCTCTGAGTGACCCTTGCCCTGTGAGTTTGCCCAGCCGAAACCAGCCTGGTGCAAGTCTGCACCTTCTGGCTCCTTGCCAACCTGGTTCGCTGAACCTGCACCGTGAGTCTTACCGAAAGCGTGACCACCTGCAATAAGCGCCACGGTCTCTTCGTCGTTCATCGCCATGCGCTTGAAGGTCTCACGGATGTCAGCGGCAGCAGCCTTAAAGTCTGGGTTGCCGTCTGGGCCCTCTGGGTTCACATAGATAAGGCCCATCTGTACAGCTGCAAGAGGGTTCTCTAGAGTGCTAGCTTCGCGTGACTCGTCGTAACGCTTGTTGGTTAGCCACTCGGTCTCTGAACCCCAATAAGTGTTATCTGGTTCCCAAACATCGGCACGTCCTCCGGCAAAACCGAAAGTCTTGAAGCCCATGTCTTCGAGTGCAACGTTACCGGCAAGGATCATTAGGTCAGCCCAAGAGATCTTCTTGCCGTACTTCTGCTTGATTGGCCACATCAAACGACGCGCCTTATCGAGGTTTACGTTGTCAGGCCAGCTGTTGAGAGGGGCAAAACGCTGGAGGCCCTGACCTGCACCACCGCGGCCATCTGAGGTGCGGTAGGTTCCGGCTGAGTGCCAAGCCATGCGAATAAATAGTGGGCCGTAGTGTCCGTAGTCTGCCGGCCACCAAGGCTGAGAGTCGTGCATTACTGCAACAATGTCTGCCTTAACTGCATCTAGGTCTAGAGTCTTGAACTCTTCAACATAGTTGAAGCTCGGGTCCATGGGATTACTTAGCGGCGAGTTGTGTAGTAGTGAGCCAACACTTAGCTGGTTTGGCCACCACTTCTTTGCAGCGGTTTCTGGTGATGCGCTTGCCGTCAACCCGTGCGGGATTGGGCACTTTACGTCTTCTGTCATTATGCTCCTAGTATAAGAACTACTGCGTCAGCAATTAGTTCGGCTTGCTTGATCTGCTTCTCTTCTTCTGAAACGTACCAACCGCCAACAACAGTCGGGGTAATGTCGGTATAGGTGCCATCAGTTTTAGCTTTTGTGATAGACGCCACTAGGAAAGCAAATTTTGCTTCCTGTAGGTCTAGATCATATAAATCAAGTAGATTTTTCGACATTTTTATTCCCCTCCTTCGATCTGGTTTGCAGCTTCAGTAGCAGCTAGAGCAGCGGCATCCTGAGCCTTGTTTGCAAGAACGGATTCGGTGATGTCGTTCCAGCCGTTTTCCTGATCCCTAGGGCCAAAGAATGTTTCTAAGGTAGTTAGCAAAATGCCCTGAGCCTCGTCGCGAGAGGCTTCATCGTTTGCCTGAACCTCGGCACGAAGTTCCTTATGCTCTTCAAAGATATCAATGAAGGCTACTGCTCCTGAAGAAAAGTGGACGCTATTACCGGCAACAGAACCAACACCTGCTTCTTTAAGATTTGTAAGGATTTTGATCTTTGACTTCTCTAGGTCAAGTTCGGTGTTGACGCCAAGGATGCTGTATAGGTTGAAGCTCATTATTAACTCGATTCTGTGTAGCGAAGACGCTCGGCAGGGATGAGCCCTGCGTTAGCAAACTTCTTTAGGTGGTAGTTGGCATTTGATCGTGACCAGTTCATGTAGGACATCAGGACCTTACGAGGTGACCCGTCACAGGCAAACTCTGCGTAGTAGTACTGCGCAAGAGTGGTGGTGTCTTTCAGGGACAAAGTATCTAACTTAGCTCCTAGAAAATGGTTGTAACTGTAAACAAGATCCCGCATAACTTCGGGGATACGCAACTTAGTAAGCGCATAGGTTGTGATCTTCTCTGGCTTAGTTGCTTCGATTAGGCTCATTGAATCAAGCTTTAGTCGGTTACCGTCAAATACGAATGTGTATTCAGCGCGGAAGCCTAGAGCTGGGTACTCGATTAGTCGAGTTGTCATTTCTGGCAGTGAGAGCTGATTTCCATCGCTATCAACTGGCCCAAACTTAATTAGCTTGCCATCAGTCTTACTAGATGCCTTACCTAGATTAATCATTACTTAACTCGATTCTCTTGAACGATCGGGGTGTAAACCTTAGAGGTTGCGGTTACCGGCTTCTTGTAGCCATAGCGTACAAGGCGGAAACGGAGTGCACCGTGAGTTACGCCGAGACGCTTTGCCAAACGGTAGAGGGTTACGCCCTCAACAGTGTGAGCGTAGTTGAGCAGCTTGGTATACTCTTCTGCTTCCTCACGGTACTTCTTGCCGTTAGAGCGGACCTGCTGAGCGTATGGCTGCAATTCAAGCAGACGTGCAAGGGTAGCTGGGGTTGGCTCTACGTAAACTGGCTTTGGTCGCTCCGGCTTTAGTGGCGGAGTCGGGATAGAGATGTTTAGCTCACGTTCTTCTGACGGAGTTTTAGAAATCTGTCGTACTCGTTCGCGAGTTAGGCTGGACGCATTTGCGATTGCTTCGAGAGTCCAGTCATTTGCGCGTAGTTCGCGGATTAGTTGATTACGGTCCTCGTCATTGATGAGAGTACCAAAAGTATCTTTAATATCTGCAGGTAGCTGCTGATTCTTTTTAACATAAACGCTATCTGTCATGGCGTTCCTTTCGTCTTTGTGTAAATCACTGTACTAGGTTAGCTTTTCGCTGTCAAATATTTTTTAAAACTTTCTTGGACGGCCTTCAGCAAGATCGATAGGGACCTCGATCATTTCAACAATGTAGTACTCTCCGTCGGTATAGCTAGAGATTTCAACGTCAACAACATTGATCACTGACTCGACGACTGAAACCATCTGCTTAACTTCTTGAACGTTGGAGGCGATAGGGCAGTCAATGAGGACCACGCAGTCTGCCATTTCGAAAAGTCCGCTAGTGGGAAGGGCGTCTCTTAATTCGTCCGCGTTACTTACGAGAAGCTTTACGGTCATACTCATCTCCATCGTCTAATAGGTCACTGTTCAGATCCGATTCGTTTCCGAACACGGCCACAACGATACCAAAGAACAATACCAATAGCAAGCCAACAAACGCAACTATACACATGATGATCAGTAAAACGGAGGAGATGGTAGGGACGTTCATTATTTATCGCTTCCCGTGGCGACGGCCGTAGCCGTGGGTTGGAGGGTAGATGGCACCTAGAAGTGGCTCTATGTCGTGATCGTGACCGCAGTCGGCGTGGTGCTTATCGTGGTGGTGTGCAAACTTGGCATCTCGGCGAGCTTTGTGCTCTTCTTCGTGTTGCTTGATTTGCTTGCTGACTTTGTCAGTGTAGTAGAGCAAGAATAGACCGACGCAGCCATAAATAAGCGCAATTATGGCGAAAATAGTTTCTTGTAGAGTGATCATGATTCTACCTTAGCATACAAAGAAGTCAAGTGGTGCATCGACATAGTTGGACGAATTTTTCAAAAATTTGTGGAGGCCGATTTTAAAAAAGGGGGGTCTTCAGGATGGGAGGAATTTGTTGTATTTGCAAACGGATATGGTATAGTAGGCGTCTACTGCTTTTGGCGTGTGAGTGGGTAGCAGCTATATATCGACCTCTTCGAAAACGTTTCCTGATTTCGGTCTGAGAGTTGGTCGAATCTTCCTACGAAATCCGTGACGGACTGCCTTGGGTCTTGCCTCTCTTCTCTACCAGCCAGTTCCCCCCCTCAGCCCTCCAATACAAACATCTGATTACACATCAAAGATTACGACAGCCCTCGACTCCTCTGCTCATGACTTCAAACAAGTAGTCATCTACTTCATCACAAGTGCTATGCCACTAACATCTAACGAGCATAGAACAACATTCATTCAAAGTAACCCGGATCGAAATCTTCTCAAGAAACTTTCAATGAATGTCATCTAACAACGACAGAAAAAATAAATACCTACACCACCCGACCAAATCTCTGACGACATCAAACATCTACACGACTAGCAAGGCTATGCTCATCATTTCCACAAGAACTGGGAACAATGCCCATGCTCTCTCTGCTCTGCTCACATACGCCCGCCTAAGCCCGCTACGCTTATGCTCTTATTTATTCAATGAATAGGGGGTTGAACTGCTATGACTGACCAGCCTGAACTCTCTAGGACTACCCAACGGCAAGCACATACGAGCCAGCAAAGCCCGTGTTAGTCCACGCACGCCCGTGTAGTCCTAACTCCTCTACAACGCCCACACAAGGCTTACGGCAGGCAAAAGAAAACCCCCACCAGCGAACTGGCAGGGGCTTTCGTTTGAACTGTTAGAAGGTGCGGAAGGTGAAGGTGCGACCGTCTGTCATTAGAGACTTAGTTGCCTCGATGATTTCAATGGCACGCTTGACTGAGTTAGCCTCATAGGTTGGCTGTGAAGATAGGGTTCCGTCTGCTTCGTAAACGGTGATTTCGATTCCAGTGAAACGCATTTTGTTTTTCCTTCTGTAGCCCTCCACCCCCTTGGCTTCCTGACTACATAAGTAGTCTATCACACCAATACCAAAAAACGCAAATCAAATCCCGTGCCTCACCCCCGTGTCTGACTTTCGACAGAAAAAATAAATACCCCTCGGCGAGCGCGAAATCCGAACGGCAAAAGAAAAAACCCCCGCCGAAGCGAGGGTCTTTCAGAAATCTATTTAGGAATGGTCTAACTTCCAACCAAGCCAAGTGAAGCCAACGGCGAGCGCAAACAATAGAAACTCCACAATGGCGGGCGCACCGCCTACGGCATAGCCGAACAGCCAGACAAATCCCAAGCCTACGGCAAGCCCATAGGCGACCACAGCGAACTCTCGGTAGGCTTTCACTTCTCCGACCGCCTACGAGCCAGATACGCCTCATGCTGGGCATGGCGGAAAGTGTAGAACGCTTTATCGCTCAACCACGCCCAAAGGCGATAGACAGCCGTGTGATAAGTCTTACGCATTATGAACCTGCCTTTGCTTGACGCTTTGCCTGACCTGCCAACTTACGCTTTACATAGCGACTGACTTCGACCTCAACTGGCTTAGGCTTACGGCACTCGCCACAAACCTGCTTTGATGAGTAGTAGTAGCCAACCTCTGTGTGAAACTGTTCACCGCAGTTGTAGCAGTGAAGCCAAACCTTGTTGCCTGACATCTGAACCCCTTACCCCAATCCCTCTGACTGGATACTCCCAGTCTACTCTAACCCTCTGACAAAACGCAACACCTCTCCGCGTGTGTCGCCGTGCCCCCGCCCGTGCCAACGCTGACAGAAAAAATAAATACCGCACGCCAGCGAAAAAATCGCCAGCCAGCGAGCAAAGAAAAAACCCCCTGCCTCTCGGCAAGGGGTTAGTTCGTTTACTTCTATCGGTGACCTACAACGCTAAAGGTCATAGTATTACCGCTACCTGCGATAAGTTCCTCGGTACGTTCGATAATCTCCTGTGCCTTGTCCCACGAGTGGCACTCGTAGACTGGCTCAATGTAGTTTCCGTCTGGCTCTGTAATCTTGATTACAAGTGAGTTGATAGTCATTCGTGCGCCCCCTTACAAGGTCTTTAGGTAGTCGTATTCGGTGGTCTTTAGAGTTGCCTCGTAAGCCTCTGGGAATAGCGACTTCATTAGTTCACGGTCAAAGTGTGTGTTAGCACCGTTCACAACACGAACGGCAACTACGCCCTCAACAACGCCAGCCTTTGCCTCGCCTAGAGCCTCACGCAAGATAGCCTCTGCCTTTGACTTTAGGGCCTTAGCCTTTGCCTCTGCCGCTTTTGCTTTGTTGAAAGTGGTGAGAGCCTTGATAGCCTTTGCTGAAAGTTCTACGCCCTCTACGGTCTTGTTGCTCTTTACTGCTACAACTGTGTTAGCCATTTGGCTACCCCTTATCTTTTCTACCAGCCTTGTTGCTGATGTATTCAGCATACAGGCATTACTTCCGAAAGTCAAATCCAAATCCACAAATCTTTTCCCGTGTCGTCGCCCGCCGGGTTGTCGGCAGAAAAAATAAATACCCATACCCGGTAGCAAAATAAATCCGAACGGCAAAGAAAAAAGGCTGAGCATTTCTGCCCAGCCTCTCGTCTTGAAACTTCTACGCTAACGCCCTCAAGTTCGCACCCGCACTCGCAAGGTTGCGAATCATTCGAGCGTTGTCCTCGGTGAGTCCTAGAGTGTCGCCGTCTTCGTCTGTCCCACCCGTAAACACTACGCTGCCCTGAATGTCGTAGTTCCCACCAACGGTAGCAAAGAAAACAGTTCCTATTGCGTTTGGTTCTGGTTCGTTCCTCAAGAGAAACTCCTCGTTCACCCACATAATCAAGTTCTCGTTGATGTCGATAGCCTCGATCCAGCCGTCTACGCCTGCTTGTAGTTCCTCTAGAGAAACTCCAGTCTCCGTGACATTGTAGTTTGCGTCTACTACTAGAGCCAACTTTTCCATTTGAATCCCCAATCCATAAACCACTCTGGCTTATGTTCTAAGTTTACCAATACCCACTGACATTTTCAACTTCTCACCGTGCGTGTTTCTTCGTTCGTTCGTTGTTGCGGTATACGCAGAAAAAATAAATACCCACCGCACGCACCAAAATTATTCGAGCGAGCAACAAAAAACCCGATAGCACAATCACTATCGGGTCTCTCGGAGAAAGAAACGAGGGGGCGTTTCCGTTATCTCTGTCGCTACCAAAGGGGGATAAGGTAGCGAGTTCTATTTAGTTGTTGGGGTCGTAGTCGGCGTAGTAGTCGTCTCGCAAGTCTTCCTTGCTAGGCACTTCGACTTCTAGGACTGAACGGCACTTAGGACATTCGGCTGTCACAGTAGTTCCGTAGTCGTCTGTCTGACCGTCTAGTTCCATTTCTTCGTCGCAGTGTGAGCAGAAAAACCAAGCGGTGTAATCGGTAGAGTCAATCCCTGACCCTTTCATTGAAAACCCAGGCATTAGTGGTTCATCTCAAATCCTGCTGAATACTCGACGCCCGCTGGAGTTGGGTCGTAGCAATCCTGACATACGCCACCTGCTACATAGTATTCGGCAACCATTGGGTTGCTCTCTGTAATCTTGCTCTCGCAGTTTGGACACTTCTCTGACATCTGAAACCCCTTGTCTGCCAACCCCTTGTTGGCTACAAGAACTACATTACAGGATACCTACGACAAACGCAAATCGAAACGCCGAAAACTTTTCCGTGTCGCCAACCCCGCGAGCGCGTTCACAGAAAAAATAAATACCCCTCGGCAGACGAGAAACTCGGCGAGCAAGGCAAAAAGAAAACCCCCGCATTTCTGCGAGGGTTGTCTTGAAACTGTATCTGATTTGGCGTATTACTCGCCTACGATTCTGTCTATCAAGCGTGAGACCTGCGGTGAGAATGTAAGCATTAGGGCAATGATTACGCCTAGCCCCAAGCCATTCTGGAAAACTTCTTCACTTGAAACGGTAGGCTCTGCCCCTGCGATTACCAACCATAGGTAGGCAAGCGTGTAAACCCCTGCGACTACTGGAATAGAGATAATCCCTACAACTGCTCTGCGAATGTAAAACTTCATTTTGAATCCCCTTTTCTAGTTAGGCTTTCTAACTACTTACAGTTTACCCTACAACTTTTTGAATGTCAAGCATTTCTTTTAGTAGTTCTCATTGACATACTCAACCAGTTCATCTTGCGACTTACCAGCACGAATCAAGTCCTTGACTTCTTCGTCTTCGGCAAGCAACTCAAACATAACCGTAGTCTCACCTGACAAGACAATCAACTTCTCGAACAACGATAGTTCTCTATTTAGAATCATTTGAATCCCCTTTGTTTGGATAGTCATACTTTATCACCAAGCACCGACATTTTCAACTTCCAACGAACCCGTGTCATCTCGCTGTCGCCGGCAGTCAGAAAAAATAAATACCCTCGGATTTCGAGAAAAAGATTTCGCGCAAACGCAAAAAAAAACGCCTGCCTTTCGGCAAGCGCTTCTTTTTAGTTCAACTACATAACTGTCCAGCAAACCAACTATCAAACTCGCTCTCGCAGTCCTCGCATAAAGGGTGAACGGTTGTTATGTCTTCGACTTCTATCGCCGTGTCACATTGGTAACACTCTGTCTTAGCCATTAGTCAATACCCCAACAATCGGCACACTTCGGAACAGTAAACCCTGAACCATTTGCCTTGTTGTTCTCGTAGTGGAGGTGGAGGCTCTCGTCTAGCACAATCGTCTTATCACATTGACGGCACGACACTTCGTAAGTGTTCTCAGTCATCATTCGTGAACGGTTATACATCTTCGAGATTTCGTAGTTGATTTCGTCATCTGACATTTCGACGGCAGACTTACTCAAGTTCGTAGTCCGTGTCATCAAGCCAAGTTTCTAGACGGTGTCCGTCGATTACTGCCCACGCTGGAGCGGCAGTCAATCCCTTGTAACCCACGCCATCTGGCATACTAATCAAACGATTCGGCTCGCCATTGTTGTAATGCTCAATCGCTTCAACGCAAACTGGAACCATTGACAACGGCACAGGTGGAAAAAAGTTGCCACGCAAGTGCCAAGTGATTTGTTCTTCTAGTGGAATACCAGTTTCGGCGATTCCTTCGGCATACATTCTACCCATTTACTTCCCCTAATCTTTCGGTGTAGCCCTATTGCTACATCTGTAATCTTACTCTACTTCCAACGACTTCGCAACTCTCGTTCGTTGTGTGTCCCGCAGCTCGCAGAAAAAATAAATACCGCCTACACAAACAAAAATCGAAAAGCAAAACGGTAAAAGAAAAAGTGGTATCAGACGGGGGGTCCAATACCACTTCTCTTTGAGGCGAGCGAAAGGGGGATAACTCTCGCCTCCATCAGTTAGGGAGGTTACTCGACCTAACTAACTTCTACTCTACACTAAAGTTTTTGAAAACTCGTCGTGTTCAACATCTTGATACGTGTAAACGCCTGTGTCTGCGTTTACGAATACAGTTGGAGCATCTGCCCACTCCGAGCCAGTCACCTTGCCTGTGTAAATCCCGAATGACAGTTCGCCATCATAGTTGCCAATCTTTGCGAACTCGTAGAAAATCTGTGCGGTGAGATAACTAGGGTCGCCAATACGCCCTGAACGCTCTAGCACGCTACGAACAGCAAGAATGTTGTCATCGCCTGACCAATGTCCATAAAATACAACTGGAATCTCGAACTGCTCTGACGAGACTTCGATAAATGCTCTGTTTCCCATTTGAATCCCCTTATCTGTAACCAATCTGGCTACATACATAGATTACCATGCTCATGCGAGAAAGTCAAACCTCGCTCACTTCAAACGAATCGTGTGTTCGCACGTGCGGCAGCGCGGCAGAAAAAATAAATACCACCGGCAACGACGCAAATTGTTTCGCAAGGCATAAAAAAACTCCCCGCCTTTCAGCGAGGAGTTCTTTCGTTTGAAGTTCTATACTAACTCTGGCTCTGGCTCAAAGTCACGAACCAAAACATTTCGAGTAAATACGCTCGAACCCCAGTTCAAGTCGTGTCCTACTGCCTCTGCCTCAAGTTCAACGGAAGTTCCTGAACGCTCACCGTTATCCCAATCACGCACACGCAATACGCCCTGAACCATAATGCGGTCGCCCTTGTTCACCGAACCAGAAACATTTATAGCAAGTTGCTTGAAAGCGGTAATCGTATACCAGTTGGTCTCGCCATCTACCCACTTGTCTAATGCTCTGTCGAATCGGCGGTTGCTACTTGCTAGTCGGAATGATGTAATCGCCAAGCCCTCGGCTGTGACGATGTGTCGTGGTGTAGTTGCTACTAGTCCAGCAACGCTAATGGTCTCTGCCATTTTTCCCTTTCAGTAGATTACTGAATTTCATCTACATAAGAATCTTACCAGACTGCTACGACAAATACAACTTACAAACAACTCCGCGTCTGCTCGCTCGACGGAAGTTGTCAGAAAAAATAAATACCCTCTTGCGGTAAAAAAATAATCCCCAGAAAAAACTAAAAGACCAGAAAAGCACAATGCGTTATCTGGTCTTGAAGTTTGACCCCAGGGTCTGTGTTTAGCGACACTGCTGTCGGTTTCCCTAACATAGTAGCGAAGTTTTTAGGCGAAGAAATAGAGTCTAGAATACTCAATCACCGCAACCCACTCACCGACCTCCGTGGTTCAATGTGTTAGGCAAGTCTATTTAGTTTTCGTCGTCGTGAGAGAAATACTTATTGGAACACTCAACGCACATACCAAGTTCTTCGGCATGAACGTCGGCTTCAATCATCTCGCCACATACGTCGCAAGGCAACTTACTCATCTTCGCTGAACTCATCTAGAGCGTCGCGTGCCACGCTCCAAGTCGCCCCCATGTCGCGGAGCAAATCCTTTTCTTCCAAGTAGTGTTCCTGAATGAACTCAATGGCAAGTTCCAATGCGTTCACCGCACTCTCGGTAACTACCTCTAGTTCAATCTCGGTGTCTACTATCGAACTGATAGCGGCACACAAGTTCAGTTCGTCCTGACGCTTGCTCATTCTCTTACCCCTTTCTTAGGTAATCTCACTTTACCATAACCCTCGGACAAAATACAAAACATTCTTCCCGTGTTTTCCGCGAGCGCGAATGTTGTCAGAAAAAATAAATACGACCTACGGCAAAAAAAACGCCGACCAAAAAAGTCGGCGTTCGTTTTTTGTTTGTTAGTGCGAAATCAAATCTGCGTATTCATCTACACGCTTCAACAAATCTTCTGCGGTGTTTGGAATGTCCAACCCAGCCAGTCGCATGCTTGTCTTCATGACCAAATCTGCGGTGCTAAGTCCGAGAGCGAGAGCAAGATTCTCAATCACTTCTGATGAGGCTTCTTTTTGCCCTCGTTCGACTTCTGACAAATACCCCAGAGCGATAAACCCTGATGTGCTCAAATCTCGTAGCGTCTTCTTTTTGGCGGTGCGTTGCTCACGCAAGACCTCGCCCAATGCTTCACGAAATAACATTTACTTCCCTCCCTTGCGGTGCTTGTCCAACGGCAGACCTGCTTTGCGTAGTTGCGACTTCAAGTTCAACACGCCACGAGCGTTAGATGGCGTGCTGGCAGAGTAGAAACGCTCGCCAGTCGGTGCTGTCCAGCATAGGTGGTCGTTCTTTGTGCGCTCAACAGTCCAGCCAAGTTTCTCAGCCAAGACCCTAAGTTGTTTGATGTCTTTTCTCATCATTCCCCTTTTCGTGATGTATCTCATCACTAAGACCATTCTACTCTAGACCCCTGACATTTTGGAATACCCACGCCAAAAGTTTTCGTGTCTGGTCGAACCCTCCAGAAAAAATAAATACCTGCCCTGCCAAAAAAATCGGGGCAAAAAAAAAACGCTGACGATTTCTCGCCAGCGTTCTTTTCGGTGTTTTTAGAGAATGTCAATCCTCAAAGTTGATTCCCCTGCGCCACGCTCGATGGTGTAGCGAGGCTTGATGATGTCGTAAATCTCTGGCATCTCCAACTTCAAAGCCTCCCAGTCGAATGACGCTGATGACTGGACAACCTTGACGCTAATCAGACGCTTGCCCTTTGCGTCTGTGCCAATCAGGGTGGTGGCAGTCTTGCCCACGAAATCTAAAATAGCGTCTCGTGCTGTATCCCCAAGTTCCTTGGACTGCTTGGCAATGTTGCGTGCCTCGCGAAGCGTGTTCACTTCGGTCTGAATCTTGCGAGGTAGGACAAGCAAGTTGTCCTTGGTGGTGCTGGTAATGCTGGTGGTCGCCTTAGCAACCTTGGTGGTGTTAGCCATTTGATTTCCTCCTGTGTTTGTTATCAGTGGGTCTAACAAAATCTACTTTACCAGAGTCCTCCGACATTTTACAAATCCAAGTGCGTGTTTCGTGGATTATTTTTTTCGGGGTCGGAAAGTTCCAGAAAAAATAAATACCCTCCGTCGAAAGAAAAACGAGGCTTACGCCTCGCTCTCCTCGTCCAATGTCGGGAACAACTTTTGACCCGTGTTCTCGTCCACGACCCAGAATGAATCTGAATCCTCTGCGGTTAGTTCGTCCAACTTGTCTTGGGCAACTTCCCACGCACCCTCCGCTGAAGTTGCTCGCACAATGTATCGGCGTTCAACGACAACAACGAAGTCCGTTTCCTGACGAGGGCAGTCCTCGTAAAAGTCTTCCTCGTCTCCGTTTTCGCAAGCCCAGCAGGCTCGACCCAATGCGTCATAGTCGGCGTGGCTCTGCGGAATGTCCCACTCCCTCGTCATGATTAGCGACTTTGTAGGCACGCCGTTCTCGTCTACATCATCTCCGTCTGACGAAGTGAACTCCGCACCCCAGCCCTGTTCCTCCTCGCAAGAAAAGTCGAACGAAAGTTCTGGGTGCTGTCGAACGATAGCCGTGAATACCTGCTCTGGGATTCCCCATGCCGTTTCAAACGAGTAGCCCAAGTAAGCCGCTTTATCGTCCGTCATGTCCGTCAAGTTCACGCTACCAGCGTCCCACTTCACGCCCCAGTTGCTGACATTCCAGTCATACCAGCCGTCTGATTCGTGTTTCATAGCAATAGCCATGCGGTCTTCCATGCTCATCTCGGCGTATCCGTCTGGCTTGTAATCGCTCGCCCCGAAGTAGCGTGGCTTGTTCTCTGGTTCAATGAAGTTCCAGAACGATAGCGGTGAGGCGTTCTCGTCCTTGTATTCAAGCACGCCGTCCTCGCTGATTCCGCTAGGGGCAATCTTGCTCGCCTTATCACGAAACGCAATCAGGTCTTTAGCCGTGCCGTTTACATTCATGTTGTTGTAGACCCAGTTAGGCATTTCTACCACGCACCCTTGTCTACATCAAGCCTGTGAGCGTCAATCATTTCATTCACAGTTTCACCTGCGAACATCTTGGCTACCGCCAATCGTGTTGCGAGTTCTGGCTCGTTCAACTTCTGTGCCAACTTCTCTGCCAACGCCAGCACCTTATACATGGTTGGGTCGCAGTAGCCATCTCGGCAGTAGTCCTCTACCAGCACGCCAATCGTGGCAAGTGCCATGCCAGCAATCTCGTGGTCGTCTAGTTCCATGTGGTCTAGTTCGTCCATGTTTCCTGAACAGTTATTACACATTTGAAATCCCCTTTCTTGGAATCGTATTAGAACTTTACCATAGACTTCCGACAAATACAAACACCATTCGTTAGAAGTTTCTCTTTCTTTTTTGCGACTCGGAACTGACAGAAAAAATAAATACCACCCCGCTGAAAAAAAATCCCGCTGAACTTTCCACGAGACCAATCCGTGTTCGTTGGAAGTGGAATGGCATTTTGTAATCGCACGAGCAAACAAAAAACCCCCAACAATCCGTGAGGACTATCGGGGGCTAAGTGGTGTCCACTAGCGAACCAACGAAAGGACGAACAAACGCAATCCGCTAGTGGAACTCTGCTTCCCCTAAACGCTCGCTTTCATGAGTGCGTCCGTTGCGCTCTTGCCAATCGCAAACGCAATCTCCTTGGTCTCCAGTCCGTCTAAGACCACGCCGTTTCCACCGACCAACTGCGCACCTAAACCACGCCCACATTCCTTTGGCGTAATCCAGAGAACTGCCACGCCGTTTTCCTTACACAAGCGAGCCGTCTCTTTCGCTCGGTTAGTTTCCTCGCCTGTGTAATGTCCGTCTGAAACGACAACCAACAAACGCACGCCGTTTCCGTTGGTCAAGTCAAGTGCGCCGTCAAGTGCTTTGAACGCCTTGCCAAAAAGTTCCGTTCCGTCTGGTGCGGTATAGACCGAAACCTTTTCCAATCGCTGACCGACCTTGAGAGTCGGGAATACGCCAGAGCCATAGTAGACCATAGCGGTCTTGGCTTGAACTCGGCGACCTGCTTCGCCAAGAACCCAAGCCGTAGTTGCCATGCTCTCCATAGCCGAACCCATAGAACCGCTAATGTCCACCATGATTCCGATAGAGAGTGTCGGGTCGTCTGTGTGCTTGCGTGTCTTGTGCTTCCATGCTGGATTCAAGTCTCGCACGCCCTTGGCTTTCAACGCTTCGTTCTGAACAAGCACTCGTGCCTTTAGGCGACCAACTGGCTCGTGAGACTTGATTACAGTTTCCGAGCGTTCACGATACTTTGCCTTTTCCAACATCTGACCAATCTTGACTGCGCTTGCTCGCTCGTGTCCAGTTGGGTTGCGCTGTTCTTGTAGGCGTGAACGAGAACCAGAACCCTCTGACCCAGTTGCCTTGGCAAAAACTTCTTTGGCTTCCTGCTTCGATTCGCTCTGACGCTTCGATTCGCTCTGACGCTCTTTGGCTTCCTGCTTCCAATCCTCTTGGGTCTGCTGGTCTGACAAGTCCATAGACGCTGACATGGCTGTCTCACCTGCGTCTGATTCCATAGCGTCCATGAGTTCCTTTAGAAACTCTGGCACGCCACCCTGACCTGATTCGCCCTCTGGGTCTGCCTCTTTCAAAAGGTCGTTCCACTTTTCGGCGAGCGCAATCCCACGAGCAATCTCGCTCGTGTGTAGCGACTGGAACTCCACCCAGATAGAACGCAAGTTGTTGAACAAGTCCATGCCAATCACTTCGACAACCTTGTCGAAAGTTGATTTCACATCTGACAACTTGACAACTCCTGCGTCCACTCGTGCCAACGCTAATGCTGATACATGAGCGCACGCACGAATCTCTGTAAGATTCGCTATGGCTTCCTCGTCTACTCCCTGTAATGCGAGACCAAGTGCTGACGAGCGCAAGAACAACTGATTCTCTGGCATTTGAATAACGCCCTTGCGTTCGATTCGTGATTCGTCTAGCAACTGAAAAGTGTTGAATACCTTTTCGTCCATAGACTTTAGGGCTGTCTTATCCCAGAGTGAGTAGCGAGCGTGAAGTGCCTCGTGATAAATCACGCCAGTTGGCTCTGCCCAATCGTATTGGGTTGTTCGCTCTGTAAAGTCGCCAACCATTTTCGGGGTCGTTGCTTTACCAAACGCCTGTGGAATGTTGATTTCGATTTCGGCTGTGTCTGTAAGGAAACAAGCAAGTGCCACGCCCATACCTGCGTCCTCACCTGCGTAAACTGCCAAGTCGTTTCGACCTGACCATGCGTTTACAACTGTGCCAATCTCTGCGCAAGTCTTTAGCCACTCTGGGGTAGTTGCGCTGGTGCGTGTTGCTAGTCGTGAAAAGTGAGACATGATTTCGTCCTTTCGTTGTCTCTTGCTTTGTTGCTAAATCCAACCTTACCAGAGTTGGTAGGGGAACGCAAGTTCATTCCCCTACCTTTTCTAGTAGAACGGATTACTAGATTTTCGCTGGCATTACTGCTTCGCCGAAAACTCGTGTGAATACATCTGCCACGACTGACCTGTCAATCTCTGGTGCGCTGGCAAGTAGATTCTGAATCGCCCACTTTGAACCAAACAAGTTGGTCAAGTCTCGGAACGCAAGCAACTCTCGGAACTGTGGAGACCATGAAGTCTCACCGTTCGACTGCTTCTTGGCAAGATTCTGTGAAGCCGAAACTGCTGTCGCTGGAACGCCCAACTTCTTAGCCAATGCCCAGTCTGTTGTCATTTCAACCTGAACGCTGAATCGTGATAGCAACGCTTCTGAAAGTCGAACTCCAGGTGCGTTAGGGTTGGTCGCACCAATGACGAAAAATCCGTCCTTTGCCTTGACTGTGCCTCGCTCTGGATTCTGGGTAATGGTGATTTCCTTGCGTCCGTCCATGAGACCATAAACGGCAGACAAGACCTTTGGGTCAATGAGACCAATCTCGTCAATCAAAAGAACCTTGCCCTCCTCTGCTGACTTGACCAATGCGCCGTCCACCCATTCAAAAGAACCACTTGGGGTCTGAACATAGCCACCAATGAAGTCTGAAAGTTCGGTGTCGCCTGAACCAAGAACTGTGTAAAGGTCGTCTGGGAACGCACCCTCAACGCACGCTGTCTTACCAGTTCCAGGTGCGCCATAGAGTAGAACATACTGACCTGCGCCACGAGCCTTGCGTAGAACCTCAATGTCTGTGTGGTCGCCCCAAGGACGAGCGTAGTAGTCCTGACCATTTGGTCGAACATACTTCTCTGCCCCTGCTAATGCTTCCACATTCACATTCCCTCTAGTAGACTTTGGCTTCGGAGTGCCAGTTCCGATTTTAGCACGAACATTTGCTCGTGCGCTGGCTGGCATAAGTGAGTCCAAACCTGCTGGAACTGCGCTTGGCTTTTCGTGCTGAATCGCAACGCCATAAATCAGACTTGATAGGTCTGGGTATAGCGTGTCAATAGTTTCCTCTGGTGCTGTTGCTGGTGCTGTAATGGTAGTCATGATTTTTCCGTCCTTTTTCTCTGACTAAACTGTGGCTGGTGCTGGAGTGATAAACAACTTCTCTGGGAATCCAAGGGCAACTCGTGTCTTTTGGATTCGGCGTAGTGCGCTCGCTGGTGCTTTGTAATCACGAACATCTGTGAAATCTACATCTGTCATTTCAAAAACGATAGGGCGATTTCCACGCAAGGTCTTTAGACCATACATCATTTGACGCTTTAGAGTTCGCTCTACCTGCTCTGCCATGTTCAACGCCTTGTCCTCTGGTGCGAGAGTAGCCATTTCCTTGTCAATGCGAATACGATTCATGCGCCACTGCTTTCGTGGAGACCACTCTGAAACTGTGCGAGAAACAATCGCCATGTCTACTGGCTCGCCCTTTTCGTTAGTTCCCTGTGGGGTAATAAGAATCTGGGTTGTCTGGTCTCCCTTGTCATTTGGAAACTCTAGGTAGATTCCCCTGCCCATAATACGAGGCTTATTTGAAGTCTCGCCTAGTGCTACTGCTTCTGCGACTTCTGGGGCTAGTTCCCCAAAAGTTCCCAATGAATCTGGATTCATGATTCGTCCTTTCAATCTGTGTCGCTGGATTTTTCCAACAAGTTCAACTTACCATAGTTCGTTGGAAGTTGTCAAGTTCATTCCAAACTATTTTTTGGCGTGTCTAAAAGTGGAAGTCCACTGGGATTAGAAACTGGTTGTCTGGGCGTGTGGCTACTCGCGTTGTGAAGTAGCGCAAGTTTCCTGTCCAGTTCTCTATGTCATAGATACCTGTGTCGCAAGTCCATTCATCATCTAGGATTTGCGCCAACTTCTTGGTAGCCCACAAGTCCATGTTGAGACCACTTGCGTAAGGGTCATAAGAATAGGTAGTTAGGTCAATCGCCTTTGACTTGTATTCACGAATGGAAGCCATTCGTTCCTCTAGGTAGCGAGTGATTACTTCCTCTGCTCGTGCTGGGTCATCTGAATAGCGCAAGTGGTTGGGATTAGTATCTGGGGTCTTGAACTCCCCATTCTCATTCACATCACCAAAGACTGCGCCAGACCAACGTCCTGCGAAGTTTAGGGAGTCTGAGTTGCTGGCGTTATGCCAATCAGACCAGCGAGGCTCGCCATCGCTGAAGTGGCTTTCGACATTACTAAACGCTTCCTCTGGGGTCTCTGCCTCCACGAGGATAATCTGGCATACGTGCATTTTTCGTCCTTTCAGTTATAAAACTTACTTGAACTTTACCAGATACCTCTGACATTTTCAAATCGCCGCGCTCGCGGTATTCGTGTCAGAAAAAATAAATACCTGACTACTCGTCGAATTCCAACGGGTCATACTCTTCCGTTGAATCGAAGATGTCCGATAGAGGTGTAACTGCTGAGTCTGGTTCTAATACATTGCTGGCGCATTCGGTGCACACCAACCACTGGGTCTCATCGTCTAGCGCTACAGCAAATGGGAAGTAGGCACCCGCTATGTGTCCGACGTCTTCAAAGCATGCAGCACATTCAGCACCGTCGAGGTCTTCAATCTCTAACAGTCCTGCTTGTATACCGTGGTCGACATCGGTGTTGTTTTCCATCACGTGGAGTTCTACGTTTCTCATAGGGTTATGTTACCCCGTTCTCCAGATGGTGATTCGGGAGAAGCGCTCGCCGCAGTCAAGAGCACGCCGTTCGTTAGAAGTTAGCGGATCTTGCTGAGCTGCTCGTCAACGTTCTTCTTCCGTCGAGGTGGGAGGAGCTTCGTTAGAAGTTGCAGCGGGGTGAGCTTCTCATCAGTTGGGACCGAGCCGTATTTGTGTAGAAGCTTCAAGAGCAGGCCGGCAATGAACAGGTCATCACTGAATGCCATCCATGGGAAGAGAAGATCGAACGGATCGATCGGGATCACCAGGTATGTGAGACATATAGTCGCGATGACTTTAACCCACCAGGGTGCCCGTTGGAACTGAGCAATGTACTGACGAAGAGCATTCTTGATTCTAGTACGCATCCCGCAGGCCGTCCCTGGTTCCATCGCGACGCAGGCCTTGTTCGTTGTAAGTTGAGATGAAAGATGGCAGCACGTACCGCTTTGGTCCAGCCAATGGTGGCTTCACGCCGTGAGGGTAACCCTCCGTTGCTGCAAACAACATCATCGAACCAGCCGGCACATGCAGCTCGATGTTCCTTGTTGGGAAGATGAGCTCGCCTCCGTTGTATTCGTCATTGATGTACATGATCGCTGCGTACATCACGAGAGGGTCCGTGTGGTTGTCGACATGTACTCGCAGCTCTGCTCCCTCGTACTGACGCTGGATAGTACCCAGGCCGTTGAAGTATAGGTGTTCATATGGCCTGAGGATATCTTCTACCTGCTGGTTCAACTTCTCACTGATGTCCTTGATGGTCTTCAGGTGTAGGTTCTTGTCCGCCCAGTCCCATGTGATCTCAAGCTTGCCTTCTTTGTTCAAAGTCTCAATGTCACGCGTGCCGTGTTCGCGTTCCGCGTGGTCACGTAAGTGGTTCATGTAGTGGCCAAGCCACTCTTCATCCGTGTAGGTAACAACCTCATCCATGATGCGCTTTCGCTCCTCGGGACTAACGAAGTCCTTCACCATGAAGATGTGCTCATCGAGCTCTTCAACTTCCCAGCCTTCTCGTTCGAAGTCAGCCGTCGTTAGACAGAGCAGCTCTTCTTCGGTCATCATGCTATCTCCCGGGTTTGTATAAATGATGGCAGCACGTATCGTACGGGACCAGGTCCTACAGAATGCACGCCGTGTTTGTATTCAGCAGTTGTTGGAAAGATGACCACGGATCCGGCCGGCGGCCTAACTTCCAACGAACGTGTTGGGAAGTAGAGCTCGCCGCCAGTGTAATCATCGTTCAAATAAAATATTACAGCAAATACAACTGCAGGTTCTGAGTCCCCGTCCGTATGAAGTTTGAGCTCGGATCCTTCGTATTGGCGCTGAGCTCCGCCGGCCCCTCTAAAAACTAAATCTTCGTGCGAAGTTACAAGCTGCGAAGTCTTCTTGTTTAACCCATCAATGATCCGGGTGTTCTTCACATGAATGCTTTTATCTAGCCAGGCCGCGTCCAGAGTGAAGACGCCATCTTCGAGAAGTTCTTCCATAGGCCTGCCGAACTGGCGCAATGAGTACTCACGCATGCCGGTGAGATATCTTTCGCTCCACTGTTCGGAAGTGTAACCTTCGAGCTCTTCGATGAGCTCGCGGCATTCGTCGGAAGTTAGTGCGCCGCGGACCAGGTAGATCTGGTCATCAAGAATTTCGGGGGTCCAACCAATCCGTTGGAAATCAGATAGCTGCAGCATATGTCAACCATACCCTAAGGATTAATCAATTGCAAATAGATTTGTCTCTGCGGCGAGTCGCTTGAGACTTTGGTACTCAGGGGCACCGTTAGCTTCGGATCCCACACGTCCAATGTTTCGTTGGAAGCGGGCGAAGGCGCTCGCAGTAGCTGCATCCCACTTTCCCTCTTCAGCTCCAGTGATGTCCGTTAGAAGTGAGAGCGCTAACTGCACAGCAGTTACGTGCTTGTTCTTAGATCCCGGCTGCAGCTTCCTAACATCAACCGTTAGAAGTTGAGCTGCAGCTTCATCGAGCTGAGCTATCTCGACTCGAGCTTCGCGATCCGTTAACTTCGAACGAAGCTTTACAAGCGTACTGATGCAGGCCGCTGCAGCTGTACGTACAAACAAACGAATTCCTCGTTCGAAGTTAGCTGGCCGCAAGAAAGCTACAACATCCGTTGCATGTCGGATCTTTTGATGCACGCCGTCGAACTGTTGGTAAGAAGATGATCCGGTTACATTGCCCTCGATGGTAAGGAACCGTCCGTTAGAAGTGAACTCCCGGGTGTCTATAACCACGCCGCAGTGTGGCGCAGCAAAGATCGATCCGTTACTTGTTGCGATTGATGCGAAGCTGAAGATCGCAATGTCCCCTGGCTGCGGCTTTCTTCGGAGCAGGCCGCGACGTGTGAATTCAGCGAGCGCGGATGGAGTATAGACAAATGACGGTAAATGCTGGCCGCTCTCCCGGGCAATCACATCAATGAATGCACCCGACCAAACCGTCGCGTCATATCCAACGCGCTCGCCGAAACTGTTTCGCCCGAGTAGCTCTGACTTGTAACCCACATACTTGCGGGCCGTCATGATTAAGGCAGTAGCTGCCGGGCTAATTCTCTTCACGTGGTGAGTCTATCACACCAGTGGTGAATCCTCATCGTATATAACATCGCTGTCATCAAACAGCTCGCTTGGGTCCACCGCCTGGGAAGGATCTGGTTCTGGCAGCGGAATTGGTTCTGGCAGTGTGTCCGTCGAAGGATCGAAGGTGCCAACAGGGACTCCGTCTTCCATGATGATCACCGGTTCAACTTGAGCGCTAGCTACCTCAGGTCCAATGTATCTGACCTCGAACAATGGCGCAAGTATGTCCGGTACATCATCCGGGCCGCGATTGGGATCAGCCGTTAGTCGATCGTGCATGATCAACGTATCTTGAGCTGACAGCATCAACCGGTTGAATTCATTCAACGACTCTTCCGTTGTTGCAAGCTGCATCAACTGCTGAGCTAGCAGCTGAGCTACAGCTGCAACTTCTTCCTTAGATGTCATCCGTTATTCGTTCCTTCTTGATCCGGGCCGTTACTTTCAACGAACTCTTGGATCTGATGGTACAGGTTTTGAGCTTCTTGCGCAAGGGTAGTTATTCGGATGTGCTCGATGCGTGTTGATGCATTCTCGATATCCGCTTTGAGGTTTTCGTACAACATCCAGGCCGCTTGCTTAATGTCTTCGTGCATTGTTAGTCCTGGCCGCTTTCTTCAGATGATCCGTCAGAAGCTACTGTAGCTGCAGCTTCAGACTTCTCACCGTCCGTTACAACTTCTGCATCAATGATCTCTTTGTCCGGTTCTATGTGCAGGCCTGCTTCCGCTAAGCGGGCTGCGGTTGAAATGGCACCTTGTGCTAGACGCTCCAACCGTTCTGCAATGACAGAAGCTGCAGGCCGTACATCAATGTTGATGTTGGTATCTATCTCCACGCCGCCTCGAACACCAGCTCGGTCAAGGATCTCCGTTGCAGCTTTGAGCTTCACCGGTTCTGACTCCGCGTTCTCCATGAGATCTTCAAGGAGGTCAACCGCGTAAGGCGCTGCCTGCACCAACTTCGCACGAGCTCGTTCAATGTCATCTGTAGTCTTGTGTTTAACAGATCGGAGATGGATACGACACAGGCCGTCATCCTTTGGCCGGCCGCTGCTCCACAACATACAACGAATCGAGTCATCTTTGATCTGGCGGCAGCGATGCGGTTGAGCTAAAGGTTGGCGCTTATCGTTGGTCCGTCCCTCTTCCTGCTCTTTTAAGTAGAGGCGGGTACTGTGGATAACCCAAGGTGGAACCAAGTAGTCCGTTGCTTCTTCAGCTAACAGGTCCAGGCCGGTAATGAAATCTGAGTTGTTATCCGTTGGGACAACAAGTAATGGACGCTTTTCGGCAAGAGACTGAAGGCGGCGCTCCATCCTACTTTCAACGCTTCGTGCGAAGATGAGTCCGGTAGCTTGGCCCGTTGTCGAGTAGACAGGATCCCAAGACATACGCGCTCGCCGAAGGATAGCACGGTTTGAGAAGTTATCTTCACACACGCCGCGGTCAACTTCCTCGATGCCAAGTTGGCTGAGGTCGGGGCGGAGGTCAATAGGTTCATCAACCTGTGGTTTTAGATCCGCTGGATCTTCGTCTTTGTCGAACATCGTTCTCTCCGTTAGAAGTTGTTGGTTAGGTTACCCTAACTTGTACAACTTTCAAGCCGTCGTTATTTAAGCGACGATGGCCTAAGTTACCGGGGAGAGGTCTTGAACCTAAGCCACCGTCCTACTAATTTTACCCGATGTCAAATCGTGTGAGTTTGAGCATGCCGTTGTTGAAAAGTTTTTTTGCTCGTGGAGAGGGAGACAGAAGCGTTTTGCTCTTTACATTAACAACGAAGGTATCCTCGCCGTACTTGTATTTAGTCAACATCCTTGTATGTTTTATTGTTCATTCGTCCGCTTAGTAATTTAAAACGTCCCTTTTCATCTCGGGTGAACCTCATCGAGTGGGCTTGACTCTTATCGAACTTCTCTTGCTTCTTCTTAATTTGTACAAATTCTACATCTTTGAGGTAGACATAACCGGGGTGGGCTAACTTAAGCGAGCCGTCCTCTAACCAGTTGTAGATGGTCTTATAGGAAACGCCTAGCATGCTGGCAGCAATCTTAATCTTAATCATCTTGTCCATAAGGTGCCTCTCACTCTATGAATAGTATATGACCTTAAATTAGATTTTTAGGTAATCGGCGCATATCCCGTATGCATCGTAGTTGAGTGGGGTAGAAGTCAAATCCACTATCACAGAGGAAGTGGTGACTGGTTGACCTGGATAAGTCCAGATATACCCTTGGCTAGTTAGAGTGAAGTTATCTTCTTGATGCCAGAAGAAGTTCAACTGAGGGAACACTGTTACAAGAAACTCTAGGGCTTCAAGATTCTTACAGTGAATCCATGAAGCATGGCCTGTCTCAATCAGAAACTCTTCGCTTGTCAGATACTCTGGTCCAGAGTGGCCTAACCATAGTCGACCATTTAACTTCCACAAATCGAACTCTATCTCATAGCCATCCGCTAAGGCTTCTCGTAGATAGGACTCTTGGTTCTCTCGATAGGATGGTCCGTTGGTGTTTCCCCGGTGAGCAATCTTAATCATTTAAGTAGGCTTCCAAATCTTCAGGGGTTCCAATACCATTCATTGAATCTATATTGAAGACCGTAAACTTCTTACCAGCAAGTAGGGCTTCGTTGTATACGGGGCAGATGTAGAATTCACCATTTGTTCGAAGGTTCTTGTGAATCATCTGTTCTGCAAAAGTAACATAGTCTGAACCTTTTGTCCACAAATAAATGCCTGCCGTTGCGTGTTCACTAATCACTTGCTTCTCTGCTACCGATGTCACATAGCCGAAGTCATCTACATCAGCGTAAGACCACTTTGGGTTGTCAGCCTTGAACACAACTATGCTTCCATCAATCGGACTAGCTTGCGCTAGTGTCAAGAAAAGGTCAGAATCCCAGTTAGTTATCTGGTCAGAGTTGGCAATCACTAAGGGGAAGTCATTGTCGATTAGGTGCTTTGCCGTAAGGGAAGTCACTGCTGCCCCTTCGGTAACCCCGTTGATTTGGACTATCTCGCAGTTGGGGGTTATGGAAGTTAGGAGTTCTTCTAGGTTGTAGTCCTCGTAGTGTTCTCTTTGAACGATGTAAATGTAGTTGCCATCTATGGCTATATCTTCTACAACTCTTTGGATCATTGGCTTACCATCAACATCGATTAGAGGCTTTGGTAAATCGTATCCGGCGTCAGCAAATCTACTGCCTAGTCCCGCCATTGGGATTAGAACATTCACTGCCTTCTTTTCATGAGTAGCTAAGCTCATTGCCATTCGAACCTTGGATTCAGTTAGGTCAGATCTATCACAGATACCGACGAGGGTTGCCTTAGATGATAAGGCTGCTGCTCTTCCAATATTACTATCTTCGAATATCACGGTATTTTTTGGTGACACTTCTAGTAAGTTCATGGCCTTGAGATATATCTCTGGTGAAGGCTTGGGGTCACTAACATCTTCGTTACTTAGGGAGACGTCAATAAACTCGGAGATGCCGAGGCTGGTTAGGCATGTATCTAAAGTTGCCCTGATGCTATTACTTGCTACTGCTACTAAGAACCCATTGGACTTGAGGAGACTGAATATAGATATCAGTTCGCCATCTGGTGCTAGCGACTCAAAAGACTTTGCTGAATGCTGTTGCTTAGACTGCCAGATGGGAAAGTGTAATGACTCCGGTAAGTTCTTTAGCTTCGTTAGAAGTGCAAGCTTTGTTCCCGTAGTCAATCCTTCGTAGGTAATGTCCTGCTCTTGCTTAGATATCGCATACTTCTGATCAACTTCTGCGAGTGCTTTGTTTAAAGATTCGTAGTGCAGCTCTTTACTATCAACTAGCACCCCATCTAAATCGAAGACTATTAAATTAGCCATCGAGTAGTCGCTTAAGCATTTCGTTTGATTCGAACTTACTCTTCACTTCTAAGAAGCTTCTCTCATGCGGTACCGAGATGTAAGTATGCTTTTTAGCTAAAGATAGCGTCAGGTATTGATTGTGGAACTCTTTGATAACACCTACTGAAACAACGTCATAGTTAGCCACGGCATTGGTTAGTTCTATAACCGTCTGCCCTGGCTTCATAAATACTTGATTAGTAAGTCCTGAACCTGATAGGGATACAAGAACCTTAACCGTTCTCATGAATTCAATCTGCTCTTTGACAGAAGTAAAGTCTTCCGGATATACAACTTCAAACGAATTCTCTTTAAAGAACTCAGCTAAAGCGCTCTCGTCATCTATTCTCATTTGATTACGGAAGGCTGGCTCTATTCTAAGTTTCTCGTCATCCGTTAACTTATACTCGCCTCGAGCATTGTATGGAACCTTAGCTCTACTAAGGATTACTTTTCGATAAGGCTCTTCGTCACTAACTGGTACAGACTTGACTAACATCTCCTCGGTGAGGTTGAGGGTGTCAAGGGTTGGATATATGAAAGTAGCAGTGAAGTAGTTATTTATCTTTAAGACAGTTTGATCGCCGTAGACATCGTAACTAACTCCCTCTAGATCTAAATAGTCAGTAATGAATTTAGTTTGAGTGCCCCGCTTATCGATGAGAACTACATGCAGGTCTTTCCCGTACTTATTTAAGACAGTCGTGAGGAGTCCATATGAATCAATAGTTGAGTGGAAGAAGGCTGGGTGATAAGTGAAAAGAAACTTCCTTCTATCAGATAGAAGTATCTCATTGGTTTGAGTTTCAATATCTGAGTATTCGTCTTCTACTTGAACACGACTTACATATGCTTGAGCATTGCCTGAATCATTAGGGCATATCTCTAAGTAGATAGGATCTAGAGAATCGTAAGAAGATAACTCTAGAACCGGATCTCTGTACTTAGGCTCGACGAACATTTAACTAAATCCTAATCATCATTGCGAACCCACCACCCGCGTGAGTCTCGCTTTAACTTCTTTGAGTATTCTCGAAGCTCTTCAATTCTACCTACATGATGGATACGGTCATCAATCTCTAATGCCAACGCTAGAATCTCGTTCTTGTCTACTGCATAATGCTTAGTGTTTCCAAAGATGTAGTGCTTCTTGATGTACCCCATGTTTGCGTAATAAGTTATCATCCGTGTCCCCACTCCTAAAAGTGCCGATGCTTCTTTAGGAAGAATGATGTTATCTGGATATCCCCTAAGTATCAGTTCGAACTTGGTACATCCTGCTACTTCTCTAACTTCATCGAGTTCAACTAAGTAGTTTCTCTTGTGCCCACTTGCACTTGGATGCTTCTTAATCCAACCATTCTTAATCCAATACCCAATCATTGGAGTCGTTACATGTGAAAGCTTTGCTGCTTCTGCTGGAGTAATTAGTGGCACGGAATTATCGTCCTCGTTTATTGTTCAACGATTCTCTTATCTCTGTAATTCTATTCTCTGCTTCAATAACTTCCATAATCTCTGGAAGGCAAATAAGATTATGAACCGTTGATCCTCTCTTAGGAGTAACTACTGGAGTAGTTTTAATTGAATACTTACCAGCTAGATATGCAGTTCGATTATTAGATAGATTCAATAAGGTTGCTGCCCTACGAATTGATACATACTCTTCACCATCGATAGTCACTGAAGTATTAGTAAGAAAGTTGCTGTAGTCCTTGCGTGGCTCTCTGGTATTGAAATGATAAAGCACTTCATCTTTATCAAGCAGATAGATAGGCGATGGCATCCCTGTTGGAT